GCCCAGGCCCTGCGGATGTGACGGAGCTTGGCCCGCGCGCGTGAGCGCGCGACACGGGGGCTACGACGATCCCAGGGGCCGCTAAGTTCCTCACGTGGGCGCGTCGTAACGATCTAAATAGCCTATCACTGGGCGCCGCCAGAGGGAGCGCGGGACCGGCATCCGCCATCTGGTGGCACGTGGCGGCAGGAAGCGGAGGGGCGGAGCATTGCTCGACAGCCCGCCGCCCCGCGCAGTTCGCCGCAGATCCACGCAGAACACGCTGGCGCACTGGTGGGACCGCGCAGCCCGCCCGCCGACCCGCCCTCCGCTGCCGCTGCGGCCTCCCTACCACCGCCACCCCTTCTCGTCCTCCCGCGCACACGCAGATCAGCGCAGATCGGGAAAGAATGGGTTCGTGACGACAGATGGTGAAAGCCCGCGGGAGGGCGGCCGCAGATGTACATCTCTCGGTGGGTGCTGGTGTCCCGGGACGCCCGTGCGCAGGGCAGATCTCCGCCTTCTTCCCGGGGGAACGCGCACGCGCCGGGGCAACCAGGGGTGGTTCACTGAAGAAAAGAAAGGGCGTCTACGCGGGGGCCTTGACACCACCCCTGGCCTCTCGGCCACCCGCGTAGACGCGAAGGAGTCTTACGGCATGCTGTGCAGGGGCAGCGTCGCCAGGGCTGCCTCGAGGGCCCTCACTGTTGGCCCTCCCTCGTCACGCCCGAGGACACCCAGGCTCTCGAGGTAGGAGATCGCCCCCATCAGCTCCAGCCGCAGCAGGAAGGCCTCGGCGGGGGACATGACCACGGCGACCCGTTCGTCTTGGTCAAGGGCGATCAGGACGTTACCGCTGTGGGCTTTCATGTGACCTCGGGCTCGATCTTCAGGTCCCTCTGGAGCTGCGCGAGGAACCCGTTGAGCTGGTCGTAGGCTGCCTGGTCGCCCGAGTCCAGCAGCTGCCAGCCCCCGTTGCCGTCGGAGCGGGTTTCCGCCACCTCGTCGACCAGGGCCATGATCCGGTTGGCGGCGTGGAACAGCTGGGTCGCCTCGTCGGTGGTCATGTATGCGCGGACGCAGGGGTTGCCCTGGGCGTCTACGACGCTCCGGGTTGTCTTGAAGTGCATCACTCGTCCTCCTCGGCGTCCTCGCCGACCTTGAAGTCCTTGCCCTTGGTGAAGGAGCCGCGCTCCTCGATGCCCGTCTTGGTCATGCCGAGGATGTAGGTCTTGCCGTTGCAGCCCCAGCGGTTCTTCTGCACCTCGCCGAGGAGGCAGCCGTAGGTGTCCGACTTCTTGTCCTCGTCGTAGAACAGGTGCATGTGGACGTCGATGGCGTGCTTGATGGTGTTCTTGCCGGCGAAGTCCCCGCCCTTCGTCACCTGGCCCACGAACCAGATGTGGCCGAAGTTGCTGTTGCCCTCCCGCCGCTGCGCCCAGTCGACCAGCAGCTCAGTGCAGCGGACCGGGGTGTTGCCCGTGGTGCCGCCGTCCTTGTACTTCATGTCGTTGAGGGTCTGCAGCGAGTCCTGCAGCAGGGTCACCACCTTCTTGGGGTTGGCCTTCCGCACGTTGTCGAGGTAGGTCAGCAGCTTGGGGAGGTCGGTCTCCTCACCCACCATGAAGTCGTTGGCGCAGTTCAGCCGCTCCATCGCCAGGCGTGCCTGGAACAGCGACTCCTCGCCGCAGTTGTAGAACGGGAGCAGGGTGGAGTCGGTCTGGGACATGGCGTTGGCGAGCTGGCGGATCAGGGTGCTCTTGCCGCAGCCCGGGCCACCGGTCAGCATCACCACGCTGGAGGCGGTGACGCCTCCCTCGCCGCCCAGGACGTCGTTGACCCAGTCGATGCCGACGGAGTGCTTGACCCTGAGCTCCGGGGGAACCTTGATGGACTGCACCATCGTTCCCATCTTGAAGCCACGCTTGACGTTGAGGTTCATCTCGGCCATGGATGTTGTCTCCTTTGGGGTGGTGGAGAGAGGTAGATAGTACCCTGGTGGGTCGGGAGTTTACACTGTCCTCAGCGAGCCAGGTTGGTCGCCTTGATGCGGCAGTCGTGGAGCTGCTCCTGGACCTTCTGCCACTCGTCGGCCACCATCTGGTTGCCGGTCTCGCTGAGGCTCTGGACGATGAGGCTGACGTTGCAGATGGCGTCGTCGAGCTGGCGGAGGGCGTCCTCGCAGCGGTCGGCTCGTTCCTGGTGGCTGGTGGCGTGTCGATTGGGCATGGTCCTAGTCTACCACGAACCCCCACCAGCTTGCACAGTCCAGCAGACCACCAGCACTTTCCCACTGGCCCGAAACGAGGGCAGGCTGCGTGGCTCCCCGCTTGGCTGAGCAAGCAACCCAGGGCCCGCCAGACGGTACTGGCCGATTGAGCCCAGTGTACCACGGTGCGTCAGCGGGTTGCACAGGCCCCGCCGGCCAATGCGTCCGCGCGGGCGCGCGATCGAGTACGAGACGGTGCAAGCGACGGGTGACTGGTGGTAGGATGTATCCATGCTGACCACCCCCGAAGAAGACCGCCAGCAAGCCATCGACAAGCTCAAGACCCTCAAGTTCTCGCACCGGACCAACCCGACCAAGAGGACCATCAACAACCACGACGCCGTGGCGTTCCTGCTCTGGAGGCTGGGACCCATGCAGCTCCAGGACATCCAGGACGCCATGATGGAGTGGCGCTTCGGCAAGGCCGAGTGGCGGGAGGAGAAGGGCCACCGCTACGTCTACAACGCCAACGGCCAGTCTCGCACTGTGCCCTGCGTCATCACCAAGCCCAAGATGTACTTCACGTACCTCTTCAACACCTGCGCCTCGGGAGGCTACGGCTTCGTCGGCGCCAACGCCATGAGCCCGGGCAACTGGATGCACATGGGCTACAGCGTCTCCACCTGCCACAAGGCGCCCACCAAGGCAGAGATCAGGCGGGAGAAGGAAGCCGCCAAGGATGACACCAACCACCCGTGGGGCTTCGCCCGGGGAGGCTACTTCTTCCGGCGCACCTACTGGTACCGTGCGGCCAAGGGCATCTACGCCCCCACCGTGGAGTGCGCCAAGCGGATGGTGGAGCTCTCAGCCCTCTTCGCCTGAAGCATCACCAAGGGTCGGTCCAGGGGCTGCGGCCCCTGGGCTCGTTTAATAGAAGCGCACGCGCGGGCGCGTGTCCGTCCACGGGAGACCATCGTACCAGGCACAATCTCTCCCCAACACTGTGAAAGCCAACCGCCACTCGTGGTAGAGTCTACTCATGGCCCAAACCAACGAAATCATCGGATACCGCGTCCTCCACCCCGACACCGAAGAGTTCATCGGTGCCGACCCGACGACCTGTCGCCCCTTCATGACCTGCGACGAGACGGACCCCATCCCGCGTGGTGACGCGTTCCGGCGCCTCGCTGCGTACCTCGACGTCCATCCCGAGGTCGACGCCGACGAGTTTTCCATCGAACCCGTCTACCGTCGGACCACGCCCATCGAGGACGCTGCCCACGAGCTCGGTGGCCTCTTCGAGTCCCTGTGCGCCCGTCACGGCCTGGACCTCGGCCTCTCCCGTGCGCAGGTCGACGCCCTCCTGGTCAAGGACCTGGAGAGCATCAAGAACATCGGCTTCATCACCGGCATCCCGGGCGTCCGCCGGTAACACACCAACTCCCTCCCATCGCCGGGGACCTGTGCAAACGCCGGGTCCCCGGTGGTACATTTGGCTCATGACCAACCGCCTCCCCAGCAAGACTCTCGAAGGCCGCCGCATCCGCATCCTCCACAGCGCCTCCACGAAGGACGGCGTGACGGGGGAGGTAGCAACCGTCAACGAGCAGACGGGCAACGTTGCAGTGACCCTCGAGGGAGACGGCACCACCGTCAACGTCAACTGGGGCGAGGGCGACCGCTGGATGGTCATCCCGGCCTCGGTGCCGATGCACGCCTGACCAGTGTAACCCCGGCGTGATCTGAGGTACACTAGCTACATGACAACCACCCCCAAGCGAATCACCATCACCGAGAAGGTCGCCGACTCGCTCCAGTCCCTCATCGAGGACGGCATCGGCGGCACCTCCATCACGTGGCTCCGTCGAGAGCTGCGACACTTCAACCCGACGGACTTCGTGGTCCACGGCGCCAAGCTGCCCAACGACGTCATCGTGGGCATCGTTGCCCGGGTCGAGGACATCAACGACCAAACGGAGGGCATGCTCCACAACTGTGGCATCAGCCGCAGCGACGTCGAGTGCCTCAACGACGCCTACGTGAACCTCGACAGCTTCCTGGCACGTCGCTTCACCGTGACGCGGGAGGGTCGTTCGAAGAAGCCCTACGGGTGGAGGACTGGAGAGTAACGTGGCCTACACCAAGAAGCTCCACCGCTTCGCGGACTGCGGGAGCAACATGGGAGCGGGCGACCGCAGCGAGGGCTCCATCACCGACAACGTGAAGCTCGTCACCTGCGGCGCCTGCAAAGCACGCATCCTCAACGTCATCGCCCAAGCAGACTGGGCGAAGCTCACGAGCACGCTGCAGGCGGAGCTCCATCACATCGCGGTGAACCTCGACAAGGAAGTGGGGTAGACTAGAGCCATGAGCGTCGACCGAAGCGCAGAACTCATCGTTGGCTACGTCATCCCCGTCGAGGACTTCTTCAAGCCCCTGCTCGTCGAGAGCAAGGAGGTCTTCCACATGGAGGACCGCTTCGACCCCAAGACCGGCAAGAAGCTCGACAAGCAGGAGAAGGTCGTCGACCGCGTAGCGGGCTTCGACGTCGCCGTCGGCAAGCGGGTCTTCGAGGGACCCGAGGACGACACCGACCTCGAGAACTTCAACCCCGAGGACGACATCACCGAAGCGATCGGTGAGCTCCTGGACTGCGATGTCCGGGTGACGGGAGACTTCTACAACGGCTGCAACATCTTCGTCTGCCTGACCTGCGCCAAGATGAAGTACGAGGACGGCAGCGCGAGCATCAAGGAGCTGGTGAAGCACCAGGAAGACCTCGAACGGATCGGGAAGGCGTGCAAGAAGCTGCTGAAGGTCGATCCCGGCCTGTGCGGCGCCCATGCCCTGATGTTCTCCTGCTGAAGAAGCGCACGCGCGGGCGCGGGCCCGCGAGGGTGAACCTCGACAACGATTCGTGGTAGACTGGACTCCTGGAGGTCACATGACGGAGAAACGCACGTATCGCTGGTACACCACCCACGACACCTACGTCGGACGAGACGAGTACTACGAGACGGACGACAGGGGCATCTTCTCGGAGACCCACAGTGGGAACCTTCAGAAGGCGCTCGGGGACATACTCGACGAGGTCCCCAACTTCGACAACTTCACGCCCCGTGCCCTCGAGTACCAGGAGTGGTACTACAAGGTCGACAAGGACTGGAACGAGTTCGAGAAAGCGAAGAAGGCGGGTTCGCACCTCGTCGCCTGGCACTGGATCGACGGGCGCATCCTCCAGGACCCGACCCTCACCGACCGTGACAGGATCCTCGAGTTCGTCGCCCGGAACTGTCCCAAGTGCCTCATCTCGGTCATCTACAACCCGAAAGTCTCCGAGTCCCTCCTCCTCGAGATCCTGAACCGGGACCCGAAGAAGGACCCGACGAAGGGGACGAAGGGTGGAGAGATCGGGTGTTTCATCCTCCACAACAAACACGTGTCCGGGAAGGTCGTCGACCTCGTCGCCCGGAAGACCAAGAAGGTCACCATCCAACGGGACTGTGTCGCTCACCCCAACGTGACCCGAGAGACACTGGTGTGGTTGTCGAAGGAGGGGAAGAACTCCAACGTCCAGAAGGACGCACGGAACGCCCTCATCGAACGGGGGTTCGTCAAGGTCGACTGAAACTCTACCACACATGATCTCCACCGGACACCCTGGATCTGTGCAAGGTCTGGGGTGACCGTGTTACTATCGGACCGTGCCTTCTGGGCGCCGGTCCTGACGGGCAAGGTCGTCCCGGAGTCGGCCATCAAGCGCCCGGTGTCTGTGTAAGATCGGCGCAGATCCTGGTAGGATTCGATCATGCCAAACACCAAGTGCCTCCATTGCAGCAACCGCGTCTCCACCAACAAGGTCTGCGTCGACTGCCGGCGCAGCGAGCAGCAGGCCACGAAGTTCAAGCCCGTCATCAGGGCGTTCATCGACAGCTTCCCGGTGCCCGAGGGCTTCGTCAAGGAGACGGGCGAGGGCTGGCACAACGGGACCACCCACGAGAAGAACGGCGGCTGGGGCATCGGCCAGCCCTGGTGGCGCGGCTCCGACTACGTCCTCATCCGCAACGAGGCGGCGGGCATCGCCATCTCCTGCTGCGTCTCCCGTGCGCCGGAGATGCACCGTGAGTGGACCAAGGGCAAGAAGCCCAAGAAGCTGCCCGCCAAGCCCGTCCTCTCGGCGTCGGGCCACACCTGCTTCAAGGCAGAGAGCGGTTTCTGGGCCTCCTTCGACCGCAGGGGTGTCTCGGACAGCTTCTACCTTGGTGCCTACGGCGACACCGCCGGGGACATCGAGAGGGTCATCCAGGAGCAGATCGCCCTGGTTGGCAGGTCCCGTGAGGCGTCCAAGCACATGGTGAGCATACCAGGCTTCAGCTACCGGGTGCACCAGGACAACCTCGAGGCGATGAAGAAGAGGATCCAGAGCGGTGCAAGCCAGACCTTCACCCCCTCCGGCTTCGGCACCGGTCACCGCCTGAGCACCCGACGCTCGCGGTACAGCAAGCAGATGCCCGCAGAGACCGCGGCGTTCTTCGGTGTGGACGCCCTCTACGACGACACCTTCGACCACGACTGAGGGTGAAAGATCTGCGGGGTTCCTGGTAGATTGGTCTCATGGCCAAGCCCAGGAACCCCGTCGCCGTGGCGATGATGAAGCGCTACGGCCAGACCCAGACCACCCACCGGGACCGCCGCAACCGGCGAGCCAAGGACGCTCGGAAGAGCTGGAAACGAGAGGAGTACTGAGATGAAGACCAAGAACGCCGTGTTCGAGATGGTGGCAGGTGACATCGTGGCTCGCGCTGAGCGCTGGAACGAGGGAGGCAAGAAGAGCTCCAAGGGTGACAAGAAGATGCTCGAGTGTTACCGCAACGACCGCAAGGACCTGAAGGCGGTCGCTCGCCTCGTCGCTCGGGGCAAGCTGCGGGAGGCTCGAGACGCGGCGGCTGAGCTCGACACCATCGTCCGTGACGAGCTGCCCGACACCTTCTTCACCGTCCTCAAGACGAACGGCGTGCAGTGGTGAAAGATCTGTGCTGATCATGGTACACTGCTATCATGGCAAACTACGCACCCAAGCAAGCGAGAGCGCTCGAGGCCCGACGCCTGTGGCAGAAGTACCGCAACGGCGGCGGGCGACCCGACCAGGAGGAGCGCGACTTCCTCCGTGAGGCATACTGGGACGGCATCCTGCCCAGGGACCCCGACTACAACGTCTCCCAGTGGGTCGAGGACGGCTTCCCCTCGTTTTCGTGATCTGTGCAACCCCAACCTGATCTGAGGTAGACTAGAACCATGGAAACCACCCCTGCTCCGAAGTTCAAGTTGGTCCTCGTCACCCGTTCCTGGAACGGCAAGATGAAGGTCACCGTCAAGGTCGAGTCCGACAACGAGGTCTTCCTCAAGGAGGAGAAGGCCCGGATGCTCAAGCACGCCGAGAAGTGCGGCCACTCCCCCGAGTATCGCATCTGTGGGCCCATCCAGTACAAGAAGCTGTTGGCTACGGTCAAGGCCAACGTCGCTTCTCGCCGTGCCAAGGGTGCCGAGAAGGCAGCCAAGACCCGGGCCAAGAACATCGAGCGTGGCGCTAAGCCGCAGTTCATCTGCTGCCCAACCTGCGGTGCAAAGAGCAAGAAGCTCTACAGCGAGATGGGCGGCCTCCAGACCCGGCGCTGCCAGCGCGGGCACAACTTCGAGTTCGACAAATGGCTCAACGACCGTGCCTTCTGGGGGCCCATCACGGGTGCTGGTCCCGTCCCGGCTTCATCCATCAAGCGTCCCATCACGTTGCCTCGCAGCAAGTTCTGAACCGGTGCAGTGAAAGATCAACGCAGATCCTGGTACAACTGACTCATGGCAAGGAAGACCTGGAAGCAAGCGGTTCAGAGCGACAAGGGTTACGCGGAGTGGACGTTCGGCAAGGGCGTCCGCTCCCTCGACACCAAGCGGTACGAGACGATGGTGTCCAACGCCCTCAAGGGCATCTACTCCCGGTATGAGAGGTACACCAAGGCCCTGGCTTTCGCCAAGCGCATGCGCGAGCGCGCGATGCTCGTGCGGAGAGAGGGATGCCACCGTGCGGGTCAGCCCTACCCGTCCCGCCTCGGCCGCGAGATCGTCGCTGCCATGAGCTGGGGCGTCGGCGATGGGAACAACCGGGTGATGATCATGCGCTACGAGGCGTGTGCCAAAGCTGCCGAGCGCTTCTGCCGGCGGTGAAAGAACAACGCAGATCCTGGTAGGATGGTCTCATGATGACGAAACGAACCCTCGAGATTCCCTGCTTCAAGGGCAACCAGTTCGGCTGGCGCGGTCGCCTCGGCGTCTGCGAGGCCAGCGACCTCCGACCGGCTCACGGCTTCAGCTTCTTCTACGCTCGCGTCTGGCCGGACAGCGCCGACGTTGGCTTCATGGTCCAGGGCAAGAACGAGCTCAAGCTCTTCACGCTCGAAAGCGAGGAGAAGGACGGCGAGGGCGAGATCACCTCCTGGTACTTCCGGTCCGAAGACGGCATCCGGATCAACATCTACAACGACTGAACTGTGCAAGGCTGCGCGGATCAGTGTTACTCTAGACAAGTCACCGCAACAACCAACCGACACGGAGAGAACATCATGAGCATGAAGAGCACCAACAGCCCCCGCCGGGTCTACTGCCGCAACGGCGTCACCCACACCCTCTTCGCCGGCGAGACCTTCGGCACGAAGGAAGAGAGCAAGATCGTCCCGAGCGCGGAGCTCCTGGTCCGCATCGTGGGCAACGGCGACGGCACCATCACCGTCACGCAGCGGAAGCGCGGCGCCAAGGGCGTCTCGGAGACGTGGGGCAAGGTCCGCGTCCCCTGCAACAGCAAGGGCTGAGCGGCGCGGTTGCGGTGCAAGCATGACCCTGATCGTGGTAGATTGGGGGCATGGTTCACAACAGCAAGGCCAAGGTCAACACGCTGAAGCGCCTCGTCGAGGCGGCGTCCGGTCTCCCGCTGGGACAGCGTCCCTGGGAGGTGTCGGACGTCAAGAGGGACGACACGGTGTTCATCCGCTTCCGCTCCTGTGAGACGGACGCGGCGATCACCATCACCGAGCGGGTCAGGGACGTGCTGAACGCTCAGGGGTACGACTTCACCCAGGTCGACGACAAGGCGCTGCGCCTGCCGCTCAACCAGTTCTGATCGCAGTGAAAGCCAGGCGCGGATCCTGGTAGATTGGACTCATGAGAACACACGACAACACCGACTTCGTCTACCGCAACCCGCGCCCCTCGCTCACCGTGCAGAACGCCGGCGGCGCCAGCCTGGGCAATTGCTACAACGCCTCGTACTTCGAGGTCACCTCGCTGCGTCCCCTCGACATGGAGGACCTGTACCGCCTCCGCGAGTGCGGCTTCCTCGGCTACGGCCAGGAGTTCATGTGCCACCAGGTCATCGGCGAGGAGCGGGTCCACGTGCCTGCCAAGTTCGCAGCCTGGGGCAAGGAGGGCCCTCAGGAGCGCGACGTCGCTCCGTCCGGCAAGGAGATGGTTCCCTGCATCATGGTCGACCGGGTGACCCGGAAGGTCATCGAGGGGGAGGCAATCAACCCCTACAGCGGCAAGCCCTACGCTCCCCACGAGCAGGCGTTCTACACCTACCGCTGCGAGAGTCGGGTCGACTCCAGCGACTGAGTGCAACGCATCACCAACTCGAGGTAGAGTGGACACCATGAAGGAAGACATCCTCGTCGCCATCGTCGTCATCGAGCGGGTCGACAACAAGGACACCAGCACCCAGGACGCCCAGACGTCCGGTGGCAGCCGCTCCAGGGGACCCAGCCGCGCATACGACACCGGCTGGGACCGCACCTTCGGCAACAAGGCGTCCCGTCCCCAGGACATGAACTGAAACGGTGAAAGATCAGGGGTGATTGGGGTATACTGGGACCATGGAAAACATCACCACCCTCGCCACCTCTCACCCCATCGTCACCATCATCGCCGCCTGGCTTGCGCTGGAGTTCACCGTATACGTCCTCATCTCCTTCGGCCTCATCGCCCCCCACCTGCGTCGGGGCTTCTCTTGGCCGGTCCGGGCCATCCGGAACGCCCGCAACTTCTTCTAGCACTTTCACCCAAACGGGGCGGATTTTACATCCGCCTCGCTCCATCACCCACCCTGGATCTGTGCAAGGTCCGGGGTAATCGTGTTAGATTGGACTCATGGCAACCTGGACCAAAGACAAGATTCAGAACCTGCTGGACAACAACGACCGCGCCGTCGAGCGCGCCATCGTCGCCATCTACGATCGCCAGACCCGCGACGAGAAGGCAACGTCGGACACGAAGCACGACAACACCGTGGGCTTCACCGCGGCACACGCCTCGAAGGGCTCGTACTACGCTCGGTGGGTGCTCAGTGGCCGCAAGCTGACGGGACACCACCTGGGCAACGCCCGTCGGATTGCGAAGCACTACCATCGACAACTGTGCGAGATTGCCAACGCCAAGGAGACGCAGAAGCGCCCGGCCGCGGCAACAGTAGCAACTACCTCGGGCTACAACCGTGAGGTCAGTGAGCCCCCGGTGGGCAGCTGGGCCAGCGTCGCTCGCATCATGGCGGAGGGGGACACCTCCGGCTTTGACTGGGACGCCTGGAAGGACCAGATGAAGGAAGCTGACCTGGGCTGACAACAACCGCAACAACCGTCACGTTCTCCCTGGGATCTGTGAAGGTCCCGGGGATTTCGTGTTAGATTGGACTCATGAACAACAACGGAATCTCTCACCGCCGCTTCCGCCAGCTGCTCCCCGGGTCTTCTTGGGTCGCTCGAGGCGGGGGCATCCCCCAGCTCGTCCGACAGGTCAGCTGCAGCCACGTCAGCTTCGTCAGCTTCGAGCCCGGCTCGTCGCCCCAGAGGCTGTCTGTCGCCCAGTTCCTGTCGCAGTACCGACGTTGTCACAACGTCTGAGAGGAGCGCATCATGTGGACGTTCGAGCAGTCAGAGTTCATGAACTTCGCTCGAGAGGGCGGGGTTGAGGTGTGCGTTGACAACGAGACCGTGCAGGTCGACGTCGAGCAGGGGAGCGGCTACTTGCGGGAGCACACGACGGCGTACGTCCCGATGGAGGTCATCATCAGGATGATGGAGCACGCGGGCTACACGGTGACGAGGAGACAACCATGACGTTCCATCACTACTGCAACGAGCCCTTCCGCTGCTGGACGTGCTACATCGAGTTCATGCGGTGGGCACAGGCTCGAACGAACTCGCCACCGCGCACGCGCGCGGGTCGCCCGCGAGGGCCCAACTTCTACGCCCACGTCAACGTCATCTCTCCCCCGGTGCAAGTCGCCGTGGAAGAGAGGTGGTAGTATCGTCTAGTCACCCACCACCCCGGAGGCCCTCCGCAAGCAGCTGACGGCCGGCAACAAGGAACGGTGAAAGTTGGCTAGGAAAAGGAGTAGACTGGTCACCATGGAACCCCTCAGCTGCACCGTCCGCCGTGGTGACCGCGTCTTCCTCAACGCCCGCAAGCACGACATCTGGGTCCTGCGGACCGCCGCTGACATCGCCGAGCTTCGAGCCCGCGATGCAGCTGCGGGTCGCTGGCACGACGACGGGGGCGAGCCCATCCTGTACGGGCCCTACAAGTCCTGGCCCCACAAGCCCGACGGGACCCTCAAGACCCTCACGTTGGCCCTCGTCGTCACTTCGTGTCGTCCACAGTGGGTAGGCTATCACCGCCGGCCGAAGGGCCTGAGGGCGGGGTGGAGCGAGAAGCTGAAGTGCGAGGTCCTGTTCCGGTCGCTGTGAAAGTCCACCGGGAAGCCTGGTAGGATTGGCTCATGCCTGGAACAACCGACGGAGCGCCCCCGCAGGACTACACCCCCGAGCAGCTGTCCCGCGTCAAGGACGCCGTGGACCTCTGCAAGCACGTCGACACCTACTGCAACGTCCAGACCCTCAAGGGCTTCTGGGCCGCCCTTCCGTACAACCTGCAGTTCGACTTCAACTACTCAAAGTGGGACTACGTGCCCGCTCGGTGAAAGTCGTCAGCGACTTGGGGTAGGATAAGACCATGGACCAAGCCAAAGCCAACGAGATCGTCCAGTCCCTCACCGTCGCGGACATCGAGAACGCCTACAGCGGCAAGCCCGGCTGCGCCTGCGGCTGCAACGGCAAGTACTACTGCACCGTCGCCTCGAAGGACGAGGTCACGGCGAGCCACGGCTACGCCTACGACGACGACCAGGTCAACGACAAGCAGGTGCTCCGCATCCTGCGGCAGGTGCAGGCCGCCGCAGCGACGGACCCGTTCGAGCCCGACATCGACCGTGTCGACCGTGCGACGGTCTGCTGGAACGTGGCGGACGACCTGCAGTACGTGACGGCGACGGTGCGACCCACGCGGGTCTACACCGTGTACCTCCGCAAGCAGGCTCGCACCTCCCGCGGCATCGAGAAAGGGTGGGACCTGTGATCCTCATCACCGTCGGCAAGCCCGTCAACCCCCGAGCCCAGTACGCTCAGAACATCGACGAGGAGGTCAAGCACGACGCCAAGCGCTGCTGCGACGCGCTGGCGAAGAAGTACCCGGGCTTCAAGTTCTTCGTCAAGGCAGCTGAGCACGCGCTCGGGGTCTACACCGTCGAGAGCGAGGACCTCCGTCGAGCCTCGCTCGAGGTCAAAGCTTTCGCGGAGGGCTTCATGGCCTCCGAACACCTGTGGGAGCGCTGACATGGCCCGCAGGAAGACCGACGAGGAGCTCATCAAGGAGCTGAGGCAGTTCCACCACTACGAGTCCGCAAAGCGGCTCGAGGAGCTGTCGAGGGACCTCGAGCAGGCCCTGAGGGTTGCCTGCTCAGCGAGCAACGATGCGGAGCGGGAGCTCCGAGAAGCCGGACTACTGTGAAAGTCCCAGCCGAACTGGGGTAGGATGGAACCATGGAAGCCAAAGCAAGCAACAAGCTCGTCCTCCCGACCCTGACGGCGGTCTGCCTCTGGCACAGCGAGGTCAGCGGGCAGATCAGCGACGGGACCTGGGAGAACTCGGTCCCCCACGACCACTACAAGTTCTGGTGCCACGTCAAGACCGAGGTCGGCGTCAAGCCGGGCGTGGTGCTCGGGCACAACAACTGGTCGCACCCCAAGCGGACGACCTACAACATCGTCAACCTAGCCAACGTCAAGTGGGACAAGGAAGACGGGCGCGAGGGCGACGACCGCTACATCCTCCGCAGCCGCATGCTGCAGCACTGTCGCATGGCGCTTGCCCAGCAGAAGCTGGGTCGGCCCCTCGACACGCAGACGTGCAGGCACGCAGAGTACATGCCCGAGAAGCTCTACCAGTTCCGGGCTTGCAAGGCCGCGGGCATCTGGGAGCACGACTTCGTGGGCAAGTACCTCGAGAACGTCGACGAGGAGCTCGCGCGAGCCTACTACGAGGCGGAGTACAGCGTCGACCAGCTCAAGGCCGACCTCAAGAGCATCCAGGACGCGATGCGGGTCCCGGCGATTCGCGAGGAAAAGCCGGCAGACACGAATGTTGCTCAGGCGGTGTAATTCCCCCTGGCAAGCGATAGAGTGGAACTCGACAGGGTAACAACACCCACGAACAAGGAACACAGGAGAAACCCGACCATGGCAACCAAGGAAACGACGGGCACGCTGACCGACGAGAAGGTCACGCAGCTCGACAAGGCGCTGGCCGCTGCGAAGAACCGCAAGGCCTCGAAGAGCGGCACCGCTGCAACGGCGACTGCCGAGACGACTGGCGAGAAGCCCGCGAAGCCTCCCAAGGCCGCGAAGGAGCCCTCCGCTCCCAAGCGCCCGCGCCTCACCGACGAGCAGAAGGCTGCTCGGGAAGCGGCGAAGGCCCAGGAGCGCGCCGAGAAGAAGGCGGCTCGCGAGGCTGCGCGGGCGACGAAGAAGGCGGAGCGTGAAGCTGCACGCCAGCCTGCCCACATGCGGAAGGTCGCGAAGGCGGGCGAGCGTCTCGGCACGATGACCGAGGCTGCTCAGCTCATCTTCAACGAGGCGACGGCGAACCTGCCGGCGGCTCAGGTCTCCATCCTGGCGCTGCAGCTGCAGCACTTCAACCGCGTCCGGGCGACCGAGCGTGCGCTGAGCCAGACCATCGAGGCGGGCATGAAGGTCACCATCGTCGGCGGCGACCCCCGCTACATCGGCCAGACGGGCACCGTCTCCAAGGCGCAGCGCATCCGCTGCTACGTCGAGGTCGAGGGCGCCAAGAAGCCGGTCTACCTCTTCACCAGCGACGTCGAGATCGTCTCGGCGGCGGCTGCGAAGGCGGCGGCTGCAGGCTGAGCACCTCACCAGCTCAGATCTACCACAGATCATGCGCAGGCTTCACCCTGGGTCGAAAGATCCGGGGTGAAACTCTTTAAGAGAAAGGGATAGAGTCTTCCACATGCCCGACGGTCCCATCCCAGTGACGCCTGCGCAGCTCCTGCTGCTGGACCCGAACGCCTACGTCAACCTCATCGGGTTGTTCCCGTTGCCCGACAACGTGAAGACGCTCGACGACGTCCCCGCGTTCGAGCTGCCGGTGGGCTTCAAGCTGCTGCAGGTAGGTCCGCGCGAGGTTGTGCTCGTCAGGCGTACGCCGCCGGGACTCTTTGCCTACGACAGGAAGGCTTTCGAGTGGAAGCCTGTGCAACTCGCAGACGAAAAGAGGTAGATTGGACTCATGGAAGCTGCCAAGACCATCGCCGTCTACCTCGGTCTCCTCGCCTTCTGCGTCGCCAGTTGGGTCGGCATCATCGCCGGCGCCGTCCACGTGTGGAGGTTGCTTTGACCGCGACAACACGCCCGCCGCTCGCTGCGAAGATGCTCGAGCGGGTGAAGAAGCAGGGAGACTACCACGAGGACGTCCCGAAGCACTGGATGTCCGACGAGCACGGGATGGAGCACGCCCTCGTCAAGTACGTGGAGCAGCTCGAGGCAAACCAGAAGCCCGACCCCAAGACGACGAGCCTGTCCTCACGCCTGCGCTCGATGGGCCAGCAGCTGCGACGGATGGCGAAAGCAGCAGAGGACAACCGCGGCCTGCAGGACCTGCTCGAGCGCGCCGCAGAGAACGTCGAGGACGCGCGGAGCTCGATGAGCAGCAAGCGACGGGCGAAGAAGCCGTCGGCGTCAGACGTCCACTGGGCTGACCCGGACCAGTGAAAGATCAGCACAGATCCTGGTAGAGTCTACCACATGCTGATCGCCGTCATCGAGGTCTTCGGCTGGCTCGCGGTAGCCGCATACATCCAGCGCTCGGTGCAAGTCGCCAGCGAGAAGAGGTAGAGTAGCACCATGGTCACCACCCAACGCTGTGAGGGCAAGCGCCGGCAGTTCCGCAAGGGGAGCTTCGGCGTTTTCAAGTGCATGCGCAAGGCGACGTCTCGGGTCGAGACCCAGGTGGGCTTCACCGAGCAGCACTACTGCTGCGACAGCGGCGAGTGCTACCGCTCCATCACCGGCGGCTACCCGGCGTCGTCGACCCCGTTGAGGTGAAAGACCAGCGCAGATCGAGGTAGAGTCTACTCATGGCCAACCACACCCGACACAACCCCGAGGCGACGAGCTGGCACGGCAAGAGCCACAAGAAGGGCGGTGCCCGCATCGCCGAGCTCCGGATGGAGCAGCGCTTCGACAGCAAGGCAGCACAGAAGCTCTACGAGGAGGAGCTCGTCGCCGAGGTCCGTCGGGCCCTCAACGCCTTCTACTACGGCGACAACTGACCCAGCTTACGTGAGAGCGCCTGCCCCGGTGCCAGGTATGCCGCGAGAGAGAGCGGAGAGCAGCCGGGTGGTGGTGAAACGACGCCTGGCGACACCCACCCTCACGTTGTTCTTCTGTGAAACCCAGCAGCGAAAGGGGTAGACTAGAACCATGAAGTACGAGAAGAGCAAGGCCCAGCAGCTGCGCAAGGACGACGGGTACAAGAAGGGGGCGAAGCGTCAGGCTGCCAAGATGAGCCGTCGCCACGGCGCCCGCCAGCTCCGCACCGAGGAGCAGCTGCAGGAGGTGCTCGACACGGTGCCTGTCTTCAGCAAGCGCTACCACGAGGCCTGCGACGAGCTGCTGGCGCTGGGGGTGGAGTGATGCAGCACGACGCAGCGACGGGGCGGGAGCTCGACGGCTCGGGCCTGGGCAGCGTCGGGATCATCTGCTTCGACGGCGAGTAACGGGCCCCGCCGGGGGCCTGGCCCCATCGACCGCCCACAGGGGGCCCCATCGGGGCCCCTCGAAGGCCCCCTAGCGGGCCCCATGGCCCCCCGGCCCCCTGGCAACCTTTGCAGGACCTTCCAGGGGGTGGCTCCGCTTAGATCGTTCGCACAAATCACGCGCAAATCACGAGTCGAAATCGGTCCCCCTCTCGGGACGTGGCGCCCCTTGTCCTTGCAGCGACGCACGGTGTACGGTTGGGGCACCACCAAGGAGCTGCCGATGCCCTCGAAGAAGCCTGCGAAGAAGAGCGTGAAGTCGACCGCGAAGCGTCCGGGGCGTCGCACGACGCCGGCCAAGGGAACCGCCAAGGGAACCGCCAAGGGAACCGCCAAGGGAACCGCCAAGAAACGCGCCACACCGAGGAGCGAGCCCGGGGTGCTGGTGACGCCGGCCGGTGCCACCCCGATGACCGCTGACGACCTCCTGGCCCTGCTGGGCGAGGGGCCCGGCCTCCCAGGTGAAGACGGCCAAGAGTGCGCCGACCCGGGCTGCCCGGTCCACCACGGCGGGCCCGACCCGGTCCCCACCACCAGGCCCACTCGCTACAACGACTGCGAGGTGCTGGACCCCGCCATCCAGGCCGAGCTGGCCCCGCTCGCTGAGCAGGTGGGCTACGGCATCGTCGAGTTCGCCCAGGCCCGCGGCATGCGCATCCGCGAGGTCCAGTGGTTCGTCACCGACGTCATCGCCGTCGTCTGCTCCGAGGAGATCCTCCGCGGCGCCCTCGAGTACCGGGCGCAGCAGGTCCGTGACGCAGTCCCTGGTGAACCCGGTCCCACCCCCGAAGACTGAGAGAGCGGTGCAACTCCCGCAGCGGCGGTGGTAGGATGGTCTCCATGGACCACACCCAGGGCACTGTCTTCGCCACCAAGCGCGACCTCTACGAGCTCGAGATGACGGCACGGGGATGCGCCATCCCGCTGGACTTCGACGAGCTCCGTGAGCGTCCCCACCTGGGCCCCGCCGCCGTGGAGGCCCTGGAGCGTTACGCTCTGGGCGGCAGCCTCCCCCACCAGGAACCCCCGTCACATGCTGCAAGCTGAGCCCTCCCTCCTTCCAGGCGACACCGTCTTCGTCTCCGGTCATCTCGACCTGACGCAGGCCGAGTTCGACGAGCGTTATGCCCCGTTGATCGCCCGCCGTGCGGGCGAGGGCTGCCGCTTCGTTGTCGGCGATGCCCCCGGTTGTGACACCATGGCCCAGCGGCTGCTGGGGGTGCTGCTCGGGGTCGACTGCGCTCGCCGGGTCCGCGTCTTCCACATGCTGCAGCGGCCGCGCAACCACTGCATCCCGTGCCCCACCGTCGGCGGCTTTGGCTCCGACGAGGAGCGCGACGCGGCGATGACGGCAGCCTCCACCCACGACATCGCTTGGGTGCGGCCGACCGGCAGCAAGCGGCACTCCTCTGGCACCGCCAAGAACCTGCAGCGCCGCCGCGACCTCAAGGCCCGGCTCGACCGGGAAGCCCGCACGCATTACCCCCGCTTCGGGGTCCGGGAGGACTGGGCCGAGTACGAGGTCCTGCGCGTCGAGCTCGTCCCCACCCCGCTGCCTCCCCTCGGCGCTCCCCAACACGAGCTCCATGCCTACGAGGAAGCCATCCCGATGCCGCAGGAGCTGATCGACCGCCTGGCCGTAGCACGTGCCAAGCGCCTCGAAGCCGAGCGCGAGGAAGCCAAGGTCGAGCAGGAGGTCCGCCTCTGGGTCTCGAGGCAGGAGAACGATCCGGTGTGAGGCACTGCCTCACACCCGTCTGAGGGGAGCAGCCCACCATGGCCCAACGCGTCGTTGTCTTCTTCGGTGAGATGGGTTCCGGCAAGTCCTGGTGCGCCGAGAGGTACGCTGGGGACCGCGGCTTCTGCTTCTTCGAGGGCGACAGCGTCGTCACCCACGAGCTGCTGGACAGGTCGGGCCGCTTCAAGCCCATCCCACGCGGGGTCATCCGGGAGTTCGTGCAGGTCCTCAGCCGCGCTGTCGTCGAGCACGCGCAGCAGTGCGACAGCGCGACGCTGGTCGTCTCGCAGGCCCTCTATTTGGATGAGGACCGCCGGGCTTTCGAGGCGTACCTGGTCGAGCACGGCCTCGCTGTCGACTGGCGCTGGGTCAGGACCCCCTTCTTCAAGCACGTCCGCAACCTGTTGACCCGGCCCAAGCGCTGGCGCTGGGTCGTCTACATGCTGATGAACAAGCCCTTCTTTCAGGCCCCCACCCACCGCCACCTCGTCTTCCACAACGATGGCTGACATCGAGTTCAAGACCCACCGGATCATCGACGGCTACTTCGAGTCCCCGCGCCGGTGCGACATCGTCGCCCCCGATGGTTCCCGGTCGTTGGTCCCCGGTGCCTTCGTCGCCATGCGCCCGGAGGGCAACGGCATCCGCCCGCGGGTCGGCACCTGCATCGGGCTCTGGGACGGCCTCGTCTACATGATGTGGCTGCCCTGGCAGCAGGATCCCCTCGAGCTCGGGGCAAGGGCTGCCTTCGGCCGGCCGCCCAAACGGGTGAAAGCCCGCCGCGCTCAGGTGTAGGGTGGGGAACATGGAGCGAGCGTCGGTGGTCATCCTCCTCTTCTGTTGCGGCGCCTTTGGCCTCGCGAGGATCGCGCACGGCGCCGACTGCAGCGTCCTGCACGATGCAGACGCGCGCCACATGTGCCGAGCCCTCGACGGCAACCTGAAGTCCGAGTGTGAGTTCATCAAGAACCCCGACCTGCGGCAGGAGTGCCGCATCCGCCTCGAGAAGAAACGCTGATGCCGTCCTCCCATTTTGCTGAGAGACAACCCACTCCATGCTGAAACGCATCGTCCATGATGGGCTCGTTGTCCTCCTGGTCCTTGCCAGCGCTGCCGCCCTGGTCGTCCTGTGGGCCGGTTACATGGCTCGCATCGAGGAGGGCCTCGACATGCAGCAGTTCCACCAGATGGAGGTGCCGTGATGGCCCGCCTTCGCCTCTGGTGGCCCCCGCTTTTTCTCTGCGTCGTTTGCTTGGGGGTTGTCCTTCAGCATCTGGTGCTGTAATTTGAGGTGACCATGTCCGACGTCGATAAGATGACCAACGAAGCCTTCCGGGCGATGCTGGGGAACATCATCCTCACCGCCAAGAACAACGTCAAGTCCGCGCAGCTCGTGCGAGACAACTCCAACCGGGCCCTGGACCGCCTCGCTGCCCACGACCCGGGCCTCGCCGTCCTCCTGAAGCAGGGCATCGAGGAACGCGGCAAGAACAGCCAGCGCATCCTCGACTACCTCAACGCCCGCCTGGAGTGCAAGCAACCGGGCTGACGGGGTAGACTGGTCTCATGACGACCGGCCGACCCGCTTGTGCCCCGCTGTGCAGCAACCACTGCTGCATGGCAGTCGCAGTCCAACTCGATCCGCGTCACCTGTGCAGCACGTGCAAGGATGACCCCAAGCTCAACGGGCCCGAGCCCGTGTTCGTCAAGACGACCAAGAAGGAGAAGTGACCGTGCCCGAGTCCAAGTCCCACTACGCCTCGACCAAGCAGCCCAGCAAGCGCGTGCCCCCGACGCCCCATGCCTCGGCCCGCCGGTCCCTCATCACCAAGTGGCACAAGTCGGCCTCGAAGCTCTCGCTGAAGGCCTGGCTCCGCAGCCAGAAGGACGACGTCACCGTCATCCAGGTCCAGGACTGGATGCACAACAAGCGCGCCAACTTCGCCAAGAACCCGCAGTGCATCGGCCGCACCCGCACCCGCGTCAAGAAGGGTGGCGGTGGCAAGCCCGAGGGCAAGGACAAGAACCTGTCGGGCCGCTGATGGAACCGTTGACCAACGTGCACCCGTGGGATATGATGCTCGGTGGAGAGGTAACCCACATGAGCAACACCCGCGAGTTCGAGCGTCCCGAGCTGACCAAGGAAGACTTCCAGGAGATGGTGACGGAAGTCATCCAGGACATGGCTGACCCCCATGGCGACTTCCAGCTGCTGGTCAAGGAGGGCCCGCTGATGGTCGCCGAGATCCGCAAGTTCGACACCGTGATGGCCACCAAGTTCGAGGCCATCATGACCAGCATGCGTGAGTTCGGCGAGTACTGCGCCACCAAGGGCGAGTTCCTGGCGTCGACGAAGACCGGGGGCTGAACCGTGAGCAACCCCCTCTCGAAGGAGCAGCTCCGCTTCATCGCCGAGTGCCTCCACCGCTACCTGCCCCGCACCATCTCGTTCTCGGTCGACGGCGTCGAGTCGATGACCGCCAGCGAGATCGCTGACCGCATCCGCCCGCTCGACGCGCAGCTGGCCGACAAGCTCGTTGCCTGGAACGGCGCCGCAACGGGCCTCAGCGACTACCTGACGGAACGCCTCGACAAGGGCGGCAACCCGATGGCAGTCAACGAGGACATGTTCATCCTCAAGAGATCGTCTCCCAAGGGGGGCCTCTGATGGCCACCCGTTCTGGCGGGACGTCGACAGCGACCATCGGCAAGCTCAGCGAAGCCCGACAGTCGTTGGAGAAGGCTCTCGGTCTCCCCGTCGCTGCCCGGATGGGCGGCGGCGCTTTCGGCCTGATGGTCGCCACCAAGACCGACGAGGACGTTGCACGGGTCAAGGCCTTCTTGAAGGACGGCAGCTCGTACCAGCGATTCACCGTCGAGATCCGTGAGATGGCCAAGCCACAGGACAAGCCCGAGAAGGGCAAGAAGAAGCAGTGAAAGCGTGAGCCAGGCCGTGGTACACTGCTATCATGGCCCTGGCGAGTTTTCCTGCCTCACCTGAGCGTCCTCGAAGCGTGCCCCCGCCCCTGCCGGTCTCCCTCCGGCTGGAGGCCGAGCCGTGGCATGCGCTTCCCAAGCAGCTCATCCTCGACCTCCGCAACCGCCTGACCAACTCGGGCGAGCGTGGGGACCTCACCGACGTGGGCGCCAACGCTGGCAGCTTGATGCGGGAGCTCATCGACGACTACAACATCGGGGTCGCCAACGCCACCGACTGGTGGGTCATCACCGTCTGGCCTCAGGGCTCGCAGCACCGGGGCCCGGTCGCTTGGTGCTTGCTCCGACCAGAGCCCTCCCGGTACGCTCCCACCTTCCGCATCGCCGTCTACACCTCGCCCGCCTGGCGCAAGCGTGGCCTGGGTGCGTTGCTCGTCAACGAAGCCACCCGCCTCTCCCACCGGCTCGGCATCGGTCGCATCACCGCTTCCCCCTGGAACGGGCGGTCCGACACCTTCTTCAAGAGCGCCGGCTTCCAGCTGGTCTGTGCCCGCAGCGAGGGCATGTCAGCGCTGGCTGAGCTCGACGTCCCGTCTGAGTGCCCGGCGCGGTTGCCGTGGCGTTGCCGGCCCCCGGAGGTTTGACCATGTTCGATTGGGATGATGCAAACAACGTGACGGACGACGCCATCATCTTCGGCCCCGGTGGTTGGTTCGGTGTCATCTTCATCGTCATCGTTGCGGTGATCGCCTACACTGTCGCCGACTCCAACGAGAAGGACTGCAGCAAGATCACCTGCCCCAACGGCCAGGTCAGCCGCCTCCTCGATCACCAGTGCCTGTGTGCCGAGCCCGCTCCGAGGCAGCCGTGATGGAAGACTCACCTCGTTACCTCATCGTCCACGTCGGGAACCCTAGCAACCTGGAGAGGGCGCTCAAGAGCAAGCTCCAACCCGGTGACCGCGTCGTCAGCGTCTACCCGTACACCGCCGAGCCGAAACGGTTCAGCGAGCTCTCGATGCGTGCTCTGGGCGGCGTCATGCTCGAAGCTCTCATCGAACTTCGTCACCCGTCGTGGAAAGAGAAGGGCGTCGGCTTCACTGCCGGCGAGGAGAAGGAAGCATGATCCCGGGCATCGTCGGCGTCCCAGTCGCCCACCCCACCACCGAGTTCACCCTCGAGCAGTGCCTGAACCTGTGCACCAAGCACGGGTACGCCGTCCTCGAGCACCTGGCCGAGACAGCGATCCGGCAGAAAGCGATCGCCCGCGCGACCAAGAGGGGATGGAACAAGGGCTGGACCTACATGCGCTACAACCGGCACGTCAAGCTCGCCACGGTGCGGGCCCTGAAGCGCCTGGGCCTCGTTGAGTTCTGCTGCGAGGGCCACGCCGGTACCGACCTTGTTCGCATCAGCCACAAGGGGATAGAGTTGTTGGAGCACGTCCGCGGCGAGGAGATACTGGCGTGACAGAAGAAGCTCGCAAGACCCACCTCAGGATCGACTTCATCGTCCAAGAGGTGGCCGATGACGGCACTCCCACCGACGACCTACGCTACATCAGGTTCGGGGACGACGTGCCCATCCCACACGTTCGGGACTTCTTCGACCGCTGCGGCAACGCCATGGGCCTGATGTTCCGCCAGGGCAGCACCGTCCTGTGTCTGGTCGACCATGGGCCCAACAAGATCGCCCTCATCAAGGTGGTCCGTGAGCTGACGGGCCACGGGTTGAAGGAAGCCAAGGACATCGTCGAGGCCCCGTCGGGCACTCCGGTCCTGGTCACCGAGGACAGCTACTCGTTGCAGCACGCGCTCCGGATGATGTCCGATGCTGGGGCCAAGGTCGAGGTCCGCACCATCTCCACCCCGGGAGACCGCCGGGGACAGGGCGGCATCGCCCTCGCTCCCATCGCCACGTACCGGAGGCCCGCATGAAGATGCCCCGTTGGTTGCACTATGTCCTGATCGTCGGCTTCACCACGTGGATGTTGAACTCTCTGTGGGAGACCCGCGGGCGCTTCAGCGTCAGCACCCTCCTGTGCGTGCTGTTCGTCGGCTGGAACCTCTACGTCCTCTACAACGACCTGCGGCTCCGCTTCAACGCCTGGCGCCGCCGTCGCCGGCTGGACAGGTTGCCATGAGAAAGATCCCCAACTGGCTCCACCATGCCCTCAACACGATCGGGGCAGCGCTGGCGGCCTACTGCGTCTGGGTCAGGAGGGGCGACGGGTTGACGCTTCCCGTCATCGCGTTGATCCTCGTCCTGTCGTTGTTGGTCGCCCGCCTGTCATACCTGGTGTGGCCCCACCCGAGAAGCAGGGGCAAGATCATCATCACCGAGGTCATCAGGCCCGCGACGAAGCTCAAGGTGAAGAGGCCCTGGGAATGACGAAGCTCGCCCGCTACCACCTGGTGTGGACATTGGTCCTCATCGTCGTCACCGGCATCGTCTTCGGTTACGCCGCGGGGGACTGGTGGAAGCACGGGCGCCCTCCCATCTTCCACTACTGGTTCCAACAGCTCGTCGTCGTCTGCGGTGCCTACCGCATCCAGTACCACGCCAGGGCGTTCAACAGCGCGAGGAAAAAGTGAAGCTCCGCATTGACTTCAGCGTCCGTGAGACCGATGTCCCTCCCGAGGACGCTCGTGGCGTTCGCTTCGGTGATGACATCGACTCCAGACAGGTCTTCGACTTCTTCAACAAGTGCCGCGATGCAGTGATGACGTTGTTCGGCCAGAAGGTGCCGAAGGATGCGTTTGACGGCGAGCGCCAGCAGCTCCAGGCCGAGATCGATCGCCTGAAGACCGAGGTCAAGCGCAAGGAGCTCGAACGCTTGGTTCCCGCTCGGGGAGGCGACCCCGGCATCGATCGTCGTCGCGAGACAGCACCCTGGGAGTACCGACCTGACAAGAAGCACTGGATGACTGCCTCGAACCCGGTCCGCATCCCGAACATGGACGACGGTTCACGGGGTGGAGATGGCCCTCCCAGCCCCGAGTTCCTGAAGGCGCTCGAGGAACTGAACAACCCGGACCGCGATCGCTACTGAGACAGTGCAAGTCGGCTGGGAAGCCTGGTAGGATGGTGACCATGCCCATCACCACCCCTCCCAACGCCGTCCAAACCATCCCCGGGTGTGCTTTCCACGTGCCCGGTTTCCTCACCCCCGCTGTCGCCGATGCCCTCGGCGCTGCCATCGTCACCGAAACGTGTGACCGGTGGAAGGCTCAGCTGTCGTACAGCAAGGGCTGGCCCGCTCGTGTGGACAAGGGTCACACCATGGCCCGCTTCGGCGCCCCGGGCGTTACCTACACCTACAAGGGCAAGCCCAAGCCCATGTTCCCCTTCACCCCTGCCCTGTGCCAGGCGCTGGTGCGGGTCGATCTCGCGTTGGGCACCGCCTTCAACTGCGTCGTCATCAACTCCTACGAACCCACGTCGGGCCTCTACCCGCACCGGGACGGCAACTACATCCCGCAGCTGGGCAACACACCCACCATCGCCGCCCTGTCCTTCGGCTGCACCCGCACCTTCCTCCTGCACCCTGCCGATCCCGCCACCAACAAGCGGGTCAAGGGTGGCGCTCCGATCAGCGTCCAGCTCGCCAGCGGGGACCTCTTTGTCATGTACGGGAACTGTGACACCCATTACCACCACAGCATCCCCGAAGAGCCGTCCCGTGTGGGCACCCGAGTCTCCCTGACGTTTCGTCGCCACAACTCGTAGTCCGCGTCCGGGCCGATAGGTACTCCCTGTCGGCCATGAAGAAGATCGCAGGGTTGGTTCTCGCGTCTGTTCTGGCATGTGCTCTGACACCGGCATGCGTGGGCCCGCAATGGTCCAAACCCGCGTTGGAAGTTCCTGCAGACGAACAGGGTCACATCTACGTGTGCCTCGACCTACCCGACGCGCAGCTGCCCGGAGCCCACGACGCGGTGAACCAGTGGGATCACGCTCTGCACCAGTGGCGCCACGTTGAAGCCGTTGACCACGGCAAGCCCTGGATCGATGTCTGCACTCTGTGGGTCCATGAGACTGCTGACGCTCCCGAGGATGATGCCTCCAACCACAGGCCCCTGGCGTGGACGTCACACCTGGGTGGCTTCGAGATCTCGATGCGGAAGAACTGGTATGAGCAAGATGTCAGCGGCATCCTCCAACACGAGATGGGACACGCCTTCGGAGCACAACACGTCGCAGGCACCTTGATGAACCCACGTTGGTACCCACACACCTTCGTCTGTCCCGACAAGACGACCGTCGCTCAAGTTGCCGCATGGTGGCAAATCAACCTCGACGGGTTGTCATACTGCTACTAGTGCAAGCAACACCGCCCCGTGGTACGATGGTGCCATGGCCACGAAGCAGCAACGCCTGGCGACCAACCTGAAGTCCGCACAAGACGGGCTCGATCAGGGCATTGCCTGCATCAAACGCATCGTGGACACGGACTGGGGCGAGCTGCTTGCAGACCACCACGTCGCAAACCTGCAGAGCGAGCTCGAACGCATGCAACAGGCCCGTGAGCTTGTCCACGACGTCCTCAAGGACCCGACAGGAAAGGACGACCTATGAAGACGAAGCAGGTCGCTATCTCGAAGAGCGAGCAGAAGCGCATCGCCATCCAGACGTACGACACCGACTGGCGTGGCAAGAAGGAACGCCCGCCCAAGAACCCGAAGGTACCCATCTTCCCGCCGCAGACGGCGCGGCTGGTCAACGTCCTCAACACCATCATCGACACCGACCCGGACCCCGAGCGCCGGTGGCGTGCCTACGCCCTGCTGAGCCGGGTCTGCGTGATCTGGACGCCCCCACACCCGCCCGAGTGGCCCAAGGTCGAAGTCGACTACGTCCAGGAGACGGGCCTGCTCCACTTCAAGACCGAGCTCCTCCGCGACACCGTCAACCTGATGCAGCACCTCTTCCCCGACGGCGCTGGTCTGCCAGAACAGGAAGGCTGCGGCCCACTGTGATCCGATGGGCAATTGGCAACATGGTTGTCTGGTTGGTGCGCCTGGGGGTGCTGACGGGCGCGGCCCTCAGCATGAAGTTCATCTTGGCCGACCAACTGGGATACCGGGTCGAGTTCCCACAGATGTGGATCGGTGGCTTGCTGATCATCGTCACCGTCAGGATCTGGATGCCCTGGACGTCGCCCTTCGAGAAGGAATCGAGAAATTTCGACGATGTTTCGACACCGTAACACCCAGTGCGCCAGTTACCGGCGTGAGGAAGCGCTCGTGGTTCCGGACGCTGTGGCTGATGTGGGTTCGCTGGCTGCGCCAGGGACGACAGCTGCGGATGTGTCCGAAGTGCCTGCGGGTCAGGCGCTGGGGGCACTGAGCACCTCCTCGACACCTACCCGATGCTGAGCGACATGTGGCGCCTGCCCGCGTGCTGCCGGCAAGAGTTCCCCAAGTGGGCGTACGGGCCCGATAGTTATTGAGCGTGAGCCAGCTGACCGTCGAGCAAGTCCGACAGTTCATCCGTGAGGCCTGGATGTCAGGCGAGGGCGAGTGGGTCGTCCGCGGCGGGAGTGAGGTCCTCTTCAAGTTCGAAGGCGAACCTGCCCGGGCCTGGCGTTACACCACGCTGCCCCAGGTCACCTACTTCTCGGACGCTGAGCTCGTCAAGAAGCCGTCAGGTCCGACCCGCGACCAGGTCTGGGTCTTCAAGCGCGACGGCAAGCTGTTCGCTATCGCAGAACGCCAGCTGTACCATCGCCCGACCAAGTAGCTGGTCACAGCGATCGTAAAATGTTCGAGAGTGTTCCGTCCCACGGAACGACATGCTCAACGACCTGCCCTGGTGAACGACGAACGGCGAGCCATCAGGCAACACCCACTCATCACCCGTCGTCCCGGTGTTCTGGAACGCTAGCGACGTCAGATGGTTGTTATGTAGGAAGATCGGGAAGTTCCAACAGACATCACAGTGAACCGACTGTCCGACGGGCAGCCCCCAGAGCTCCGAATCTGCATCGTCATTGACGTACGGAGTTTCCTTGAATGGGGGCATCGGCTCAAAACGATGCCAGGGTTTACCAGGCCTCAATGCCAGCCATGTTACACTGGGTTTGCCTTGCCAGGCATTGATCCACGTGTTCTGGTTGAAGGGCTTATATGCACCACCGACGCAGTCAAACTCCTCCAGGAGTCGCTTGGTGGTAATGTCCCATCCGGGCTGGACGACGACGGTGTCGCTGTCACAGATGATGTGGGTGTCACAGGGCGTGTTTTCGATCGACCTGAGAGCTTCCCGCACCGCGATGCTGTGATCGGTGCTGGGCCCGGCGACGCCAGCGTGCTTGTGAGTGATGGAGTGGTGTTCGAATCGTAGTTGTGTCGGGTCACGCGCAAGGTTTCGCATGGCGTTGATTGCGTACTCGGCGTACGGTCTCGTGTTGACGTCACATGGGATGTGCACGGTGATCATGCTGGTGCATAAACTATACTCCACGCCGGTCCTTGTGCGCCTGATGGTATACTATCCATGGCTGCCATCTAACGTTCGAGCGACCATCACTTCTGATTGGTCTCTCGTTACGAGGGTGGTGTACGCAATGAGGTATGAATGGATCAAGTTGCATTGAGTGGAAGTCTGTCCTGGCAACCGTCAGGTGCGCCGCTGAACGTGGTGAATTTTCTGGACAACGTCTACTACACATCGGTCTTCACTTATGAAGTAACACCTGATTCTGGCTTGTCATCGATCCCACTAGACGGAGGTACTGGTGATCAAGTCACCGCCGTCTACATGGAGGTCTACGATCAAGCCATCGTCGTCGCTAGCAGCCCCAAGCCCGGAGGCGGGACTCCGTCGCAGAATGGTCAGCTGGTGGTTGCGGGTCAATTGTCGGGTTCGGGTGGAAGTCCTCCCGTTACACCGTTGGTTGGTCGCTTCTTGTACACCTGTCCGATTGATGTCGATGGAGACTACCCGAGTCAAGCAGTCCAGGGTATGTACGCTTTTCCCATCAACAATCCCACTGCACAAATCTGGGTTTTCGTTGCAGCCTCGTGAGTGAAAAGCCACAGGTGATTGTGGTACGATAGGGTCCGAATGGACCCGATCGAGCTGCTTCAACTGTGCGTCAGGGGTTCCGAACAAGGGGCCCCTGACGACCTTGTCGTCCCCCGCATCTTCACCGCGGGAGAGTTCGAGGACCTGTGGCGTCGCAACCCGGCGCAGGTCAGGGCTCTGCTCGACGCGATCCTGTGTGGGTCCCACCCGGCTGACGGGCTCGAGCTCCTGATGAGGACGGGCTGCCTCGAGGCGTTGCTGCCCGAGATCCGCGAGATGCGTGGCTTGGGCGAGGACCCGCGTGCGGCTCTCCACAAGGACGTCTGGGATCACACCAAGCAGGTCGTCGCGGGTGTTCCCACGCAGCTGGAGCTGCGTTGGGGCGCGCTGATGCACGACATCGGCAAGGCGCGGACCCGGAAGTTCATCAATGGCATCGTCACCTTCCACCAGCACGATGTGGTGGGGGCCCGGATGCTGGACACCATCGAGCACCGGCTGGACCTGTTCAAGACCGACCACAGCCTGTTCACGACGGTCCGCGCGCTGGTGCTGAACCACCTACGGCCCGCTGCGTACAAGAAGTCCTGGGGTGACTCGGGGGTCCGGCGTCTGCTGGTCGACATTGGGGACCTGCGCAACTTCGAGCGCCTGATGGCACTGTCCCGCGCCGACCTCACCACGAAGCGTCCGGACAAGCGTGCACGTGCCCTGGCCCGTGCTGCAGAGCTTGAGGCCCGCGTCAAGCTGGTCTACGAGGAGGACAACGCGCCCAAGCTGCCGAAGGGCACCATGGGCATCATCATGTCGAAGGTCGCCACCCGGCCAGGCAAGTGGTGCAACGCGGTGCGTGACGAGCTCGAGGCGATGATGCGTGCGGGCGTCCTGGACGTCGGCAAGCCGGTGGAGTACTACGTCGAACACGGCCTGATGTTGGTCGAGGAGTTTTCAGATGCCCGTCCCGAAGCTGAGCCCGATCTGTGAGGTCCTCCATGACCGCCTGGTGCGCCTGCACCGGGTCCTCGGCATCGAGCCGCAGGTCCACTTCTGGCCGCTGCCCGAGGACAACCACTACGGCGCCCAGTACGCTCTGGCGTGCTGGGAGTTCGGGCGTCACTACGCCCACGAGGAGCCGGTGCTCGTTGGCAACGACCCCGAGCGCCTGTACCGGGAGATGGAGACACACCTGACCCGGTGCCTGGAGCAGCACGTCCAGGAGCACCAGGAACGCATCGACACTGCAGTTGATGGGCTGAAGCTGTTGTTGAGGGAGTTCGACTGATGTTGGACAAGGCATACGTCAGGTTCCGAGAGAACATCCCGGACAACGCCAACACCTACGCTGCAGCCGAGGGCTTCCACATCCAGGGCATCCCGGTGGTGCCCTTCTACGGCTTCGGCGACCTCACGCTCCAGAACATGCCCGACCTTGGGCCATCGACGATCGTCTGCGGCAACATCGGCGACGTCTGGGAGACGTTGACGTTGCTCGGCAAACCCATCCCACCCCCGCTCGACTACCCCGAGCACCTGATGTGGCTGATGGGCCGGCAGTTCGACTACGTCACGCTCGAGCAGGTCAGGGGTCTCATCACCCGCAAGTTCGTCAAGCCGGTGAAGCAGAAGCTGTTCGGTGGCTTCGTCTTTGACCCACTCGACCCGCGGTCACGCCTGGCCGTCGCCCCCTACCCGGACGACACTCCCTGCATCATCAGCGACGAGGTCAACTTCGTCAGCGAGTACAGGTGCTTCATCAAGCACGACCAGCCCATCGGGGTCAAACACTACCGGGGCGACAGCTTCATCTCGCTCGACAAGTCGGTCTATAACAAGGCGATCAAGTGTTGCAAGGGCAAGATGCCCGCGGCATACTCGATCGACTTGGGCGTCGTCGAGAACGAAGATGGCACCCACCAGACGTTGCTGGTCGAGGCCAACGAGGGCTACGCGCTCGGGTCGTACGGGCTCGCGGGCCTGCCGTACGCGCGATTCCTTGAAGCCCGATGGGAAGAGCTGACACGCTGAACAGCCCCCACACGTGGGGTAGGATGCACACACCATGGCGACGGTCTACCTGCTGGTTGTCCACTACATCGACGATGGAGACGGTGTTGATGACATCACGACCGTTGCTCGCAACCGTGCATTCGTCTCGCCCGAAGTCAGGGTGACAGCAGCTCGGCGCCTCATCGATGACATGCTGTCGCATTTCAACCCGAGAGCGCTGCCCCCTGAGCGGATGGTCGAAGTGTTGGACCACATCGACGATATGTTGTTCGCACGGAAGCAAAACGACATCACATACGAGCTGCTGTGCTGCCGTGACATCTTCAACTGCATGGTCGAGTTCCAAGACATCACCATCGAGCTCGAAGAGCTCATGGGCGAAATCATCAATTGACCTGGTGCAAGTGTTCAACCGCCCGTGGTACACTGGGACCATGGACACTGACACAGGCCTCGACGACAGTTTCAAGGCAGTTGACGACCTCCTGAGCATGCCCGTCCCGGGCAACCGGCCCGGCATCAGCGTGCCCGCTTCGAAGGAGATGGACACTGGCACGTACACCACCCAGTTCTTCATGGGTGCTGATGAACAGCCGGTGACACCGCTGGAACGGTTGGGCGATGCCAAGGTGGGTCTGACCATCTTCATCGACGAAGCATCGAAGGCTCTCGGGGCTCCCAACGACGAGCTGACCCCCGACCAGCGGATCCACGTCGCAACGATCGTCAGCTACGTCGAGGCACTGGCGGCGCGGCTGGACAAGATCAGGGTCCCGGGCTTCACCCAGAAACGCAAGACCCACCGTCCGTAACGCCGTTGTAACTGTTCTTCGTTCCCCGAGTAGGGTAGTTAACGAGCATGGTTTCCGTGCTCTACGCTCGGGACCTCAGGGAAGAAGAACATGACAAGCGTCTATGCATCAGGCACCCTCCAGGTCACTGGGGAGGATGAAGTCGTCATTGACGAGACTCTTCCCCAGAACAAGGCTCTCCTGGAGAACCCAGAAGCCTACATCGTCGTCCAGTTCGACCCCTCACAGCCCGCTCCGCCTCCTTGCGCGGGTGGCCTGCCTGATGAGGTTGACTGGGAGCTGTTCTATCAACACGTCCACGATGTGGGCATGTTTGGCTTCAAGAAGAACAAGCGTGATGTCCTGAAGCTCAAGATCTTGTGGCGGGTCCAGTCATCACGGACCATCATCTGGCAGATCCTCCAAGAGGAGCCGTCAGATGGGCCCGCGAATGTGAGGCTGTGAAATGCCCCGAGGACCCCGCAGGCCCAATCCCCCGCCGCCTCCCATCAACGTCCACTACCCAAAGCCCACTCTCAAGGTGGTCAATGAAGGTTCGATGCTGGTCACCGGCAAAGGCCACGTCACCCTTGACGAGCCGCTGAAGCGTTCACGCGCTTTGCTGATCGGTTCTGAAGACGCAGTGCTGGTCGAGTTCGACCCCACGGAGCCCCCGCCCCCGCCCTGTGCTGGCGCGGCTCCCGATGAGCTGAAGTGGGAAGCTGTAGAGCTTCGTCGCCAGCTGTTTCTCAGGATCACCTGGCGCGTCAACACGGCACGCACCATCATCTGGAAGATCTTCGAAGTGGATTGAGCTCATGGCTGGTCCCGTCCTCGTCTACGGCTGGTACGGGCGCGGGAACGCTGGCGACGAGCTGATGAAGCTGGCGCTCAGCGAGATGCTGGTCGCTCACGGCTTGGAACCCAAGTTCGTCGACAAGATCGACGATGGCGTCCTTGAAGGTGCAGCGGGCGTTGTCTTCGGCGGCGGCAGCATCCTGACCGACGATCCCGACGTCAGTCACACCGCGGTTGAGACGTTGGCGGCTCTACGTGTGCCTGTCTTCTACGTCGGGGTGGGGGGAGAGACAGAGATCAGCCCGATCCACCAACGTCTGATCAACGCATCTCCCGTCGTTGCCTTCCGGGAGCTCGACACTCCTGACCTGGCATACTGGTTCGATGCGCTGGCCCTCGACCAGCACTACGGTCTCCCCGCCCATGAGCCCAAGGGTGTCCTGGTCATCCCGAACTGTGAGGTGTTGCCGACCCATGTTGACCCGCACTGGAAGCATGCGGGATGGGAACACTTCAAGAACGAGTTTGCTCAAGTCCTGGACCGTGCGGTCGAGCGCAAGCACCCCCTCGCGTTCCTGTCGATGTGCAAGAACCCGCACAAGGACGATGCCTGGTGTGCTGCTGAGCTGATGGGCCGGATGTCACGACGGGACAACTACCACGTCTACACCTGCAGCAAGGACCCGTTGTGGGCAACGAGGTTGATGAGGCACTACCGGGTTGTCATCACGCAACGTTACCACGGCATCATCCTTGCTGAGATGGCCGGCGTCCCATACGTTAGCATCAGCCACCACAACAAGCTCAAACTCTCACACCCGCATCGCGGGCCCGATACTTCATACTACAGCGTTCAGAAGGACCCGGTGTGGGACTGCGTCGAGCAAGCGTTGGCGATGCGGATCGATCCTTATCACCCGCCCCGGGCAGTGTACGATGACGTCATCGGCCGCATTGCGGCGGTGATTAAGGAACGGGAGTGAAGAGCAAGTACGTCATCGCCAAGCGCGGAACGATCCACCTCGTCTCCAGCTCGCCCATCCTTCATGAGGATGCTGACAGAGTCATCGTTGAGGTCCCAGAAGAACACCAGCACCTGACGCCACAGGAGCTGATGCTGAACTTCCGGGTCAACGGCGGCAAGCTTCGACCACGTACCCGTGTGAGGAAGGGTCCCGCCAAGAGCCTGAAAGTGGCCTTCGTCGGCAACTGGAAGATGCAGTGTGGCATCGCTACCTACAGCGAGAACCTGTGGCCTGAGGTTGCCAAGCACGTCGGGGACTTCCGGCTCTTCATCGAGAAGAACGACGCTCCGACGGGCCCCAGCAACGTCATCGGTGAGACAGCCATCCCGCCTGACCGCGTCATCGCCTGCTGGCGTCGTGGAGAACCCCTGGCCGAGCTGGGAAAGGCGATCCGCGAGTATGATCCAGACATCGTGTGGATCCAACACGAGTTCGGCATCTGGCCCAACGCCGGTTACTGGCTCGGGCTGATGGGCCAGCTCAGCAACTACCGCGTCATCGTGACGATGCACTCGGTCTTCCACCACAAGGACAAGACGATCGTTGAGGCGGCAATGCCGGAGATCGTCGTCCACCTGGAGGGAGCGAGGCAGGTCCTCAAGGAAGAGAAGGGAGTGCCCGGCAAGGTCTGGGTCATCCCGCACGGCTGCGCTCCGGTCGAGAGCACCAACAGGCTGTGGAACTTCTACAAGAGCGATCACACTTTCATGCAGTTTGGCTTCGGCTTCCGCTACAAGGGCTGGGAGCTGGCGATCCGTGCCGCTGACCTGCTACGCAAGAAGTACCCCGACGTGTTCTTCACCGGGCTCTTCAGCGAATCGCCCTACAACCGCGTCGATCACCAGGTCTACTTCGACGAACTGAGCCAGCTCGTTGATGACCTCGACCTCCACTCCAACGTGGCGTTGATCCGAGGCTACCAGTCGGATGTCGCGTTGGATTCATACATGCGGACGAACCAGGCCATCCTGTTCCCGTATGTGTCACACCCATCACACGAAGTCTTTGGAGTGTCAGGTGCTGCCCGTCTGGCGATGTCCAAGATGGCACCCGTCATCACCACCAACGTCAACCACTTCAGCGACGTACCGACGTTGAAGGGTGACAATGTCGAAGAGATCGCCGACGCGCTCGACCAGATGTTCTCGAACCCAGTCGCGAGGAAAGCGCAGGTCGACAAGCAGCTTGCCTACCTCAACGACAACACCTGGGCCAAGGTCGCACTGCGGTACGTTCGCTTGTTCGAAGAGGGCACAGCAGAGTAGATCTGATCTGTGGACCCGCTCGTCAGGAAGCACCTCCCTCCCGGTTGGATCGACCTCGCAGTCGGCGAGGCTCACGTGGTCCGCCATGCGATGCAGGTTGCCTACGGTCCCTCGTTGTTCAACCTCGAGGGTGTCGCCGATGGTTGTGACTACCAGGCGCCTGAGGGCTACATGCCCCTCGTTCAAGCGTTGGAAGAACGGTACGGCGACCACGTAGTGATCACTTCTGGGGCAAAGCAGGGGCTGCTAGCGGTCTTCTACGCGTTGCGGAAGCTGGGCCAGACCCACCTGGCGATGCGGTCGCCCTATTGGTCACAAATGCCCGAAGCGATCCGCTTGGGCGGGCTGGGCCTACACCTGAGCAACGAACCAACGTGGGGAACATCGTACTTGGTCGTCTCCCCCAACAACCCGGACGGTCACATCACGTCGGTCGACGAAGCTCACGAACTCCAGAAGAAGTGTGACAAGCTCAAGACGTTCCTGGTCCACGATGCTGCATACCACACGCCGGTCTACGTTGACGATGACAGGTCCCTAGCGGGAACCACCGTCTACAGCGCCAGCAAGATGTACGGGCTCAGCGGGCTCCGGGTGGGTTGGGTTGTCACCGATGACGAACGCATCGCAAAGCTGGCGAGCGACTACGTTGAAGCATCTACGGTGGGAGTCTCTCTGCTGTCACAACAGATCCTCTACAACATCGTCGAGCACGAACGGCTCCATCCCAGTGAGGCTGACACCTTCCACATCATGGCACGGGAGTTGCTCAACAAGAACAAGCGATTGGTGCAGACGCTGTCACCCGAGGTGCTGGACACCAGCGACATGCCGGAGCACGGCATCTTCGGTTGGTTCAAGCCCGGACCCAAGTTCAACCCGGAACTTGCCCAGGTTCGCATCCCGCCCGGGAGCGCTTTCGGTGACTCGACTCGAGCACGAATCAACCTCGCCATCGACAACTCGCTGCTCTCGTTGGCCGTCGAGCGCCTGAACAAGCTGGTGTGAATACCCACCCCACCCAGTGGTAGACTGGGAGCATGACAGTCCTGATGTGGGACAAGCCCGAGCCCGTCCTTTCGAAGGAGGAATGGGCCGGCAACCAAGCAGACGGAGCGCCCCCAGGGACGTTCATGTCCAACATGAGCCGCGATGACAACCTGCGATGGAAGGCCAAGCTGGTCGGCGCGACCCTGGGCTTTCCACAGGTCGAGATCCGGCGTGACTCGACCGTCATCATCCTGTCGCTGAAGGGTTACAGGTACAAGGGCTACAACACCCGCCAGACTCCCGAGAACGAGAAACGGTGGAAGGAGTTGGCTGAACATCGCTTCGACTCAGTGAGGCGTCCGGTCGAACAGAGCCGCAAGTGCGTCCACATCGCCACGGCTGGTGCGATGTCGATGACGATGGACGAGTTCGAGGAGTTCCAGAAAGCAATCACCGAGGGCTTCCAGGTGTTGAACGACCTGGAGATGGGGATCGTCCGATGATGTCATTCTTCCTGATCGTGCTGGCGGTCTCCGTTGTCGTGCCAGCGGGAGCCTTCATCTTCCTGAAGGGCGTCAACTGGAAAGAGGCCGGTTGCATCCTGTTGGCCAACATCGTCATCGCGGGTTCGAGCGCTGGCATCGTGTCGTGTTCGGCGAAGCATGACGTCGAGATCCTGAACGGACGGGTGACCAGCAAGACCCGTGATGTGGTCAGCTGCCGGCACTCATACAGTTGCAATTGCAGACAAGAGTGCAGTGGGTCGGGCAAGAACAGGTCGTGTAGCCAGGTCTGCGACACCTGCTACGAACACAGCTTCGACGTCGACTGGGACGTGGCGTCGACAGTGGGTGGCTTCAGCATCGACACCATCGATCGCCAGGGCCTGCGGGAGCCCCCGCGTTGGACGTCCACCCGTGTCGGCGAGCCTGTCAGCGTCACCCACTCGTACGAGAACTATGTCAAGGCCTCACCTGGCACCCTGTTCCGTCACCAGGGCTTGACCGAGAAGTACGCGACGACGCTGCCCAACAACCCGCAGAACATCTACGACTACTGGCACCTCAACCGGCTGGTCACCGTCGGCATCAGCGTAGACGATCCACGTGGTTGGAATGCCGCGTTGGAAGAGCTCAATGCCGAGCTCGGCGCGCCCAAACAGGCCAACATCATCGTTGTCCTCGTCAAAGACCAGCCACAGGACTGGTACTACGCCCTCGAGCAGAAGTGGATCGGGGGCAAGAAAAACGATGTAGTGCTGGTGGTCGGTGTTGACGGCGACCTGAAGCCCCAGTGGGCGACGGTCATGTGCTGGACGACTAACGAGATCTTCAAGGTCAAACTCCGCGACGACGTCATGAACGACCCGGTCCTGACCAAGGACGCCGTCATCGCAGACCTAAAGACCAACGTCTCGCAGTACTTCGTCCGCAAGCCCATGGCTGACTTCCAGTACCTGGAGAGCGAGATGACCCCGTCGACCACAGCATGGGTCGTCACCCTCATCATCGCCCTCATTGTCAGCATCGGGCTGACGGTCTTCTTCGAACTTGAGGATCCCTTCGAGGAGGGAGACGAGGACGACTTTGGGTATGCTCCCAAGCGTCGTCGCAACCGATACGGGTACGGTACGTCGGGTAGCGGACCGTACTGAGACACTGAACAACCAACCCAAACAAGGTAGAACCTTCCCATGTCAACCGCTCTCAAGGCTCTCATCGCCCTCGTGGCACTGTGCCTCGTCTTCGGCGTCGGCTGCTTCAGCTGTGTCGCCGGCGTCAACAACACCTGCGTCGCCCAGGAAGCTGGGCTCGAAGCGCAGTACAAGCAGAACCAGAACAACTACGCGAACTACTTCAACAAGATCAAGGAGATGATCCAGATCCCCGACATGTATGCCTCCAAGCTCAAGGAGGTGTACGACGGTGCGATGCGGGGTCGCTACGGCGCCGACGGGTCGAAAGCCGTCTTCCAGGTCCTGACGGAAGCGAACCCGAACCTCGATCCCCAGATGTACATCCGGGTCCAGCAGGTCATCGAGGCGGGCCGCAACAGCTTCGAGGCCGACCAGAAGACGCTGCTCGACAAGAAGCGGGTCTACGAGACCTACCTGGGTTCGATGCCGAACGGCCAGTTCGCCCACTTCCTCGGCTTTCCGAAGAAGGACCTGAGCGTCTTCGACATCGTCATCAACGACGAGACCCAGAAGGCCTTCGACACCAAGAAGGCGGGCCCGATCCAGCTGGCTCCCGCCCCGTCCCACTGAACCCTTCTCGAGTTCACCTCCCCGGCGAGGGCTGTCCAATGGATGGCCCTCGTTGTGCATTTTCTGGGGCTATCCTGGTAAGGTAGAACCACATGGCAAAGAAGCACCGCAGCCCTCCCGAGGTGATGAAGCAACGGGACGTCGAGAAGCGGCTCAGGCTCCTCCGAGAGTGGGACTTCCTGTGCATCCTGTGCGGCCACCCGTTCGAGAACCTGGAGAGCATCACTGTCGAACACTTGATGCCCCGGTCGTTGGCCCCGAAGCACGCTCACCAGAACAAGGCGCCCACGCACTACAACTGAAACAGGTTCCGCGAGAACATGAGCCTCTTGGACGCAGTGTACGTCATCTCCCGGAAACGTCGGGTGATGGGACCCCAAGCGTTCAAGGAGTGGATCAACGCCAGGGTCCCGCACCGGATCATCCCGCAGCAGTTCATGGCGATCGAGACGTTGCCCCCGAGGTTGCGCAAGCAACCGACGCTGCCGGGCTTCGAGTTCATCCACCTACCTGAGCACTTGCCGGGGATGTGATGAAGAAAGTCCCCCACCGCACGAGGAGCCTCCATGACATCAAGACGTGGCCACCCGGTGAGTTCATCCTGATCGATCAGAACGAAGAGTGGAAGAGGATGGGGTCCCCCGCGCACCTGAGGCCCTTCGTCGGGCTCGGGATGGTGGTGGCCAACGATGGTGTCTCACAGATCGCGGTGCTCTGGGGCGGCAACTGCAAGGACGGCTACACGGAATACGACGTCACCACACTCAACGAAGCGACCATCTACCACGTCGAATAGTTACTCTCGTGAAAGTCAGGCTGGGGCTGCTACGGGAGTACCTGTACGAAGCGGTGGCGATGTCAGCGTTGGACTCCCCGTCCGCGCCGGGTGACCCAGACGCAGGCGTTCCAGGGCACCGGCCCAGTGAGCTGCCGGGCAGTGCGGCGCTTGATGATGAGAACGGCAACCCGCCCAAGCCGGGTGAGATGGACGAGGAAGCGTGGGTCCCGGGCCGCTGGTTCCCGAACGGGCTTGAGGCTGAACCGTACGATCACGAACGTCTCGGCGACCCGACAGGCCAACCCTCAGGCGCTGAGGGCGACCTGGATGAGACCGACGATCGCATGATCGGTGACGGCAAGGGCAACGGCATCCCGGACCCCGACGACAGCGATGATGACCTGAAGATGTCTCCCCATCTTAAGGGCGATGAGGAGAAGACGTCGTTGGGGTCACCCCCAGAAGAGAAGCCTGAGAAAGGGTTCTATGGGGAGAGCGTGATGCCGCTGTGGCTGCGCTACGAGATCCGCGAGTTCTTCAAGCAAGAGAAACACCTGCTGTTGGAGTACCCGCCCGGCGCGGGCATGGTCGATCCAACGACGGAACCCAAGGGCTTCTACACCGACTTCGACATGTCTCGCGATCATCACGACGGCGAAGACATCGACGGCTTCTGGTACGCTTCTCCCGCCCGTCCCATGGGCACCAACGGCGATTTTCGCCGCGAAGAGGACCCACAGGCTCAGCTGAAGATGCACCCACGTGACAACGACCCGACAACGGTGCACCCGTCGGTGATGGGCATGGACGGCGTTGCATCCAGGCGTGCTCCCGAGATCCCTGAGCTTTCAGGTGGCAGCGACACCAGCAAGATGCTGGGAGCCAATGCAAAACCCGGTGGAGGCGATGTAGACTCTGAGGGTGAGCCGGAAGAAGGCGAAGAAGGAGAAGACGGCGAGGCAGCAGCCGACGCCGCACAAGGCGAGGGCGAAGAGCAGGGCTGAAGTCGTCCTGTCAATCGTCCGTACCGACAACACGTTCCACTGGAAGCCGGGCCAGCTCAGGTGGGATGACCCACCCCTAGCAAACTCGTTGGGGCTCTGGCACGGGCGTTGCATCCACTGCAACACCAAGCTCGTCGTCTCCCGTGATGGTCTCACTGACGCTACCATTGAGCACATCAAGCCGCTGTGCGATGGGGGTGACCCAACAGACCCGCGTAACCTGGCGCTGGCATGCTCCCGTTGCAATAACGAGAAGGGCGTCCGGCACGACATGCATGCTGGCAAGGGTGGAAGGGCCGACGAGGTCATCGCCCAACTCCAACAGAAACGAGCAGAACGGTGGCGAGACGACCCCCAAAGTACGGTTTCAAGCCAGGTGACCTAGTCCATGCGAAGGGCCGGGGCTTCGGCCTCGTCGTCGCCTCGCTGCCCTACCAGCGTGACAGCGCTGAGGACGGTGTCGACTGTCCAGAGTGGGAGTGGAGCATCGTCATCAACCAGCGTTTGGTGAGGACGTCATCGCTCTCAGCCTTCACGCTGGTGCAACTTGACACCTGAGCGTGTTACGGTAGACACATGAGCAGCTTCATCTTCAGGGTCTGTGCCTACCACGGCGAGCCGGTCTCCATGAACGGCAATGGAGTCCACGCTAGATCGGGCTTGAGCATCGAGACTCCCGTCGCTGGGAACATCATCAACGACCCGGCCAACAGCGTCGTCCACCTCGCTGACGGCAGCGAGAGCGGCTACGATCTCGACTCACTCATCGATGATTTCGAGGACGAGTACGGTTGCAAGGTCACCTTCGACGAGAACGGCAAGGTCGTCGATGGCCTCAAGGTGTACGAGTTCGATGTGTTCGAGCCCTCGTGGGACGACGATGACGAAGCCAAAGATGTCATCGACGACCTGACGGAAAGGCTCACAGACTGGGCGGAGGGCTATCCGACTGGCCGCTGAGGGTAGATAGTTACCCTCATGAAGCTCGCCAAACTGTTGCTCCCCCTGGCACTCATCCTGGGGTTGATGACCACGACGACGGCATGCGTGGCCGAGTACGACTATCCCCCGCCCGTTGTCCCCGTTGGGGCCTGTGTGGCAGGACCAGTCGTGGTGCCCGATGGCTTCGTCATGGAGGAGCCCTGCGTCTACTACCGCGTCGTCATCTACGCTGGGGTCCCGTACCGTTACTACTACGGCTGGGGCCCGAGCGGTTGGGTCTTCCACGGGTGGATGGGTTGGAACGGGCACGGTTGGTACCACGGCGGTGGCTGGCGAGGTCCAGTCTACCACGGCGGTTTCCATTATGAAGGACACGCAGGTGGGGGCTGGCACGGCGGTGGCGGCTACCACGGTGGCGGTCACGGGGGACACCGATGAGTGAGCCAAAGAAGAGGGTGATGACTGAGTCCCAGTTCCGGGGACTGGTCCGCGGTTTGATCCGCGAGTACGTTGCCAATGACGAGACCAAGAAGGAGCCGAACTTCAACAAGGACGCTCACCCGGATCCGTCAGCGCGCAACTGGGACCTCGGCCTGGACGAGATGCAGGGACCCGACGTGCCGCCTCCCGCGATGGAGCAGCCCCTGGAGATGAGTCCCGACCTCGACGAGTCTGAGGACGATCACAGCGAAGAGCACGGTGGCAAACGAGTGGGGGACCCCAGGTGGGACGAGCACGGTGAGCCCACTGCGCGCAATTGGGACACAGGCCTCGACTGACCCGTCGTTCGCCGTTACTTAACGGCATGAGCGGTGGCATCGAAGAAGAGCTCGAGAAGACCCCCACCACTTTCAGCCAGCGGCTCGCCGAGTCGCTTGCAAAACAGGTGGGCAGCTGGCAATTCTTCGCTGTCCAGACCCTGGGCTTGGGGATCTGGGTCTACATCAACTCTGCGGGACTGGCTCACTTCGACCCGTACCCATACATCCTGCTCAACCTGATGCTGTCGCTCCAGGCTGCTTACACCGCGCCCATGATCCTGATGGCACAGAACAGGCAGGCTGAGAAGGACCGAAAAGCGTTGTATGGGGACTACGACCTGACCCATGATGTTGATGAGCGCTTGAAGAAACTCGAAGAGAAGCTCGACAAGCTGTTGAGCCGCCCTGACGAGTGACGGTGCAACGGTGCACCGGACCGTGGTACACTACGGTCATGGCCCTCAAGCGCTCAGTGCACCCGTCTGCCAAGCCCGCTGTCTACTCCGTCAGGATTGATGACAAGGTCGCAGTCGACAAGAACGAGCACGAAGCTTGGGGGTTGTTCCTGAAGTGGTGCGCCCACGTGACCCACGGGACGAGAGTGGAGTTGCTGAAGGACACCAAGGTCGTCGCCCGCCTGGAGTCAGCCGGTACACGGCCTTCCCACGTGGTACTGTCGGGGCATGATGCACCGGCTGCTGCTGTGGCTTGAGGCCAAGCTACCCAAGACGACCGACTTCCATCGGGTCGATCTACGTGATGAAAAGAAGGGTGCGTGGACCATCTTCTTCACCGGCCCACGGTCGAAGGACTGGGGTTTCCTCGACAGGCACACCAAGGAGTTCAAGGACTGGCGCCTGAACCCCGAAGCAATCCCGTGATCGAGCCCGCGGTCGCTCTCACCCAGCAGGACAACTGCACCACGTGGGAGCTGTTGGGCCAGGACACGCAGTTCCCAAACCTGTTCAGGTGCGGTGACCGTCAATATTTCCGCCCATACCCGGGCATGCTGGTGACGTCATACAAGGGCCAGAAGCACCTCGACAAGACGGGCCTCATCGGCATCGGGATCATCGTCGGTGTTGTCCCGCTCGAGCGGGCACACGGGGACATGAAGTTCGAGTGCTACGTCCTCTGGAACTTCAGGGAAAGCGAGTACAACTTTCCGCCCTGATCACTGGATGTGAATGGGTCCGTCGACGTCGACCAGGACCTGGTAACACACGTTCGTTGGCACGTCCAGCATCTGACGGCCCCCGGTGATCTGCAACCTGACGTTGCCTGCCGTCAAGTTCCTGACCGTCATCCAGTACTGCTTGTCATTGGACGGCACCGGCAAGTTGACATTGATGCCCGACACTGTGCCCTCCAACCTCAGGTGCTTGCCGAGGTCGCTGGGAGTGAAGCTGATGTCGACCGTTGCTTGTACGGGTTGCGAGTAGCGGTTGTGAACGCCTGCGCCGTCCAACGTTGCCTTGAGCCAACCCGACACCGTCGGTCCAGACTGGCCGGGCACGGGAGCCGGGGTCGGTGGAACATTGAGGCCCGGTTGAGAGGGAGGAGTCGGAGTCACACCTGCCATCTTTTCGAACTCAGCGATTCGTGATGCCGCTTGTTCCTTGGTCGCTTGCATGGTGCGTAGAGTGCCCTCATTCGAAGCGTTCGGTTGCCAGATCCATCGAGGTGACCTGGTCTTCTCCTGAGTGAGGTACTTCTCGACGGTGTTGTAGAAGTTCTGGCCGATCCGGTCACCACGGTACGAGTGTCGAAGGCTGCCACGTTGGTGGACGACGAATGGGACGTTGTCGGCGGTGACCTGGAACTCCTCGTGGTAATCGCTGAGGTCCTTGATGACAGTTGCGTCCTTGGTCCCCTTGCGTTGCTTCCAACCCACGTGGGTGATGCCCCGTGAGGCGAGGTACTCTGGGATCTGCCAGCCTACATCGCGGAGGACATGGTAGCCAATGGGAAGCCCATACATCTTGGCCTGGCCTTCGTTGGTGATGTGGATGTCATCGCCCTTGGCTGGGATCGCTCGTAGGTCACGCCACCGGCACGTCGGTGACAGCGCCATCCAGACGACGTTGGGAGCGCCCTTGTACGTCTGGACGTTGCCCCCACCCGAGCTGAAGCCTCCCACGTCCTCGTAGGTAGCGCCCATGGTGCCGAGCATCTTGTCGATGAGCTCACACCTGACGTAGTCGTCCCACCCCTTCGCCAGGACAACTGTGTCTGAATCACAGATGATGTGGATGTCGCCGTCGTCGGTCATCTGGAGCGCGTGTTCGACGCAAGCTCCATGAGCTGTCGAACCCGACATGCCCTTGTCCGAGTCGGCGTTGGGCACATAGTAGGTCTTGCACGCGGGCAGTCCCTTGAGACGCTCAGTCGCTGTGGGACCGATGCAATGGATTGACAGCTTCAACGCATCAGGGTGGGTCGCCAATGCTCTCATGGTTTCCCACATGAAAGTGACGTACCCGATGGTTCCCTTGTCTGACTGTGAGTGGACGTGGATGACGGGTACGTTCATGGCTGTCTGCTTTCTTGTACTCCGCGCGGGACCGCTCGGAAACGGTGAAAGTCGCTGAGTGACCGTGGTAGGGTGGTTACATGGCAGGAACACGCACGAGGTCCATGGAACTCAGGGCAATTCGCAGCCAATTGCAGGAAAGCCCTCCGCCTCCGCCTGCCGGGGTCACGGTCCGCGAGTGGTTCGCCGGGCTTGCGATGATGAACCCTGAGCTGATGCGCGACCTGTCCCCCATGGAGCGAGTCACCGAAGCGGTGCGACTCGCCGACGAGCTCATCAAAGCCCTGTCGTGTCCTCGCACTCCGAGCCAGGAGTCGATGGCGGTTCCCATCGAGGAGGAAGGCCTACGTCAGTCCTGGGACAACATGGCCAACGCGGTGAACGCTTCCCATGACAAGGAACGTCGTGAGCGGACGACCAAGCCCGAGATCAGGCGACGGGCGACGGCGGCTTACGACTTCCGAGCAACGATCCCACCGCCTCCTCCGACGACCCCGTCGATCCACTTCAAGCGTGCAAGCGATACGTTGATCGTCGCTGCTCTCAAGGTGGGGCTCCCGTGTCCGACTGTCCACTCGTCGTTCCGGCCCGAGCCCGAAGAGTGACCACCCCAGGGTGAGAAAGTAGAATCGGAACATGATCATCGTCCTCTCTGGCGAAGCGGGTGCGGGTAAGGACAGCACTGCCAAGGTGCTGGTCGAACGTCACGGGTTCGAGCTGTTCTCGTTGGCGGGGCCGTTGAAGCGCTTCGCCGATGACATGTTCGGCTTCACTCAGGAGCAGCTGTACGGGCCCTCGCATGCCCGCAACCAGCACAACCCGAGGTGGAACCTCAAGTGCGTGAAGTGCGGCGGCACCGGCAGCATCAGGATCCCATACCCGGAGCCCGTTGCTCCCGATTACGCTGTGTCCACGTGTTCCAAGTGCAACGGCACGGGCAAGACCGAGATCAGCGTCCGCAGCACTCTCCAACCCCTGGGCAGCGAGTACTTGCGTGACATGGTCCACCCGGACTGCCTCACTTTCCGCGCCACGTGGGACCTGGTCCCGATGATGGAGGCAGGCAAGAACGTCGTCATCAACGACGCCCGTTACCAGAACGACCGCAACAACCTGCACGAGTGGCTGGGTGCCCACCGTGTCGACGTCCGCGCTCCGGTGAAGAAGAACGATGGAGCTGCCTGGCGCAAGCACCAGAGCGAACTGGACCGCCCTGAGGACTCCCAGCTCGAGTTCATCCTTGACAACCCAGAGGAGTGGCCCTTCCCGGGCTTGCCTGATCGGGTCTACTGGATGCTGGCCGAGCTGCGACGTCGGGAGATGTAGAATCGAGGGGTGGCGGCACCCAAAGACCTGAAGCCCGGTGACCTGGTGATGAGGCCAGGGACCGCTGAGACCATGTTCTCGATGGGAGTCGTCATCGGGGTCGATTATCCCAGAGTGGGACACCACGGCTGCGAGGAACGCATCAAGGTCCTCTGGTCCCATCCACTTTGGTTCAGTGAGGTCTGTGACTGCGAGTTGCTGAGAGCGGCCGATTTCCTGGACTGAGAAAAAGAGCATCACTGCTGAAAAAAGTGTGAAACAGGTTCCCTGACCAGGATAAAGTACTCGATACCGCCGCGGAGTTTCTCCGTGGAGGTCGCATAGGACGGTAGCTCAGTTGGTGAGAGCGCACGCCTGATAAGCGTGAGGTCGGTGGTTCGATTCCACTTCGTCCTACGAAGACAAGTCCCAAAAGACAGTCATCATGAATACCCAAGTCAAAGTTCAACAGGCGGATCAGAAGCGTTGGCAGTATGCCAATGCGGCAGCCCGCGATACGTGAACGAAGCGACCCTGTCGCTTCGAGCTTCCGAAGCGACTGAGTAGGGTAAGAGAAGCCCCACGAGGTTGCCGAGGAAAGAAAGAGTTCCTCGGCATTCGACGTTTAAGACACTGACACAGACCGCATGGAGCGGTAGACCACTACGGAGATGGGCCTGGCTGTAACCCAGGCGGCTTATGCCCCGAGGGGTTCGACTCCCTTACGCTCCACCGAAGATCAGCGCAAGCTGCTCTCCGATCCTTGACAATCTGCGTTCCGTTTTGGCATGTAGCACAATTGGCAGTGCGCCTGGCTGTTAACCAGGAGGATGCAGGTTCGAAGCCTGCTGTGCCAGCTGGTGACCTGCTATGGTCCGACAGAGCTCGATGAGAGCCGAGTCCGCCCCTGGCCGTCACCGCCATTCATGGATAGCCTATTGGCCAGGCAGCCGGCTGTTAACCGGCCAGGGGAAACCCGTAGGTAGGTTCGATTCCTACTCCATGAGCAGCTGACGCGGCGACCCCCGTAAGGATGGAGATGCACAACACTTCTCCCCCGCGTCGGCCCATTGGGGAATGGCTCAGCGGCAACAGCAGTAGGTTCTGACCCTACCACACGAAGGTTCGAGTCCTTCTTCCCCAGCCATGAGAGCAAACGTGATGCGAGGCACCAACTCTCAGCAGAACTACCTCGCAATCTGGGTCTGTAACTCAACTGGTTCAGAGTCCCGCCTCTTAAGCGGTGAGATATGGGTTCGAGTCCCATCAGACCCACTAGCACATTCATGTAGTGTAGAATGAGCGTATGTCCTACAAGCGTGCAGACGGCAAGTGTTCGATCTGCGGAGATGTGTTTGACTCACCTCAGAAGCTAGCAGGACACAAGCGACGAGTTCATCGAGACTTCGCTCTCATTCGTTCCGAAGGTGCTCAAAAAGCTCGACTGATTTTTGAACGAGGTCACCGATGTGAAGATTGTGGGTTGACAGAATGGCGTGGCAAACCCATCCCACTTCAACTTGAACACCGTGATGGCAACCCAACGAATGGTGACAAGACCAATCTTGGTCTTATCTGTCCGAACTGTCACGCGCAGACCCCGACATACTGCGGCCGCAACATTGGTCGTCCCAAATGTCCACGACGAGAAAAGTCACGATTTCCGTCGTACCGAAGTGAAACGTACGTAGCAACTCAACTTTCATCAACGCATCTGTAGCTCAACTGGTTCAGCAGCAACCGGCTCTTACCCGGTAGGTTGTGGGTTCGAATCCCACCAGATGCACCGTCGCGACAAGTAACAACCCAAAACTGAGCCCGTTCGAATCGGGCCCTGGGGGCCGCTCTTCGGAGCACTCATCCCCGGGACGCTTAGGAGCGAGGCAGGCAGTGAACCTGTGAATGTGAACGTCCAACGATGACATCTCCCCGTAGCTCAGCTGGATAGAGCGCCACCCTGCGAAGGTGGAGGTCGGTGGTTCGAATCCACTCGGGGAGGCAAGGTGTAGAATGTAGTCACGGGGAGGTAGCTCAAGATAGAGCACCGGGCATTTAGCCCGGCGGTTGGAGGTGTCGAATCCTCCCCTCCCCACCACTTACGCCCCCGTAGCTCAGTGCAGAGCGTCGGGCCTTGCGGCCCGAAGGTCTTGGTTTGACTCCAAGCGGGGGCTCCGTTGCAAGTAACCACGGTCACGATCCCATACGATCGCTAGTGTAACAGTCAGCACGCCGGCCCTTGAAAGCTGGAGGAGCGGTGCAAATCCGAGCAGGTGAAACGCAACACACGGGTCCATAACTCAACAGGCAGAGACTCGCCTTTTAAGCGCCGTGATCTCGGTTCGAATCCGGGTGGACCCACAGCGGGATGGAGCAGCCAGGTAGCTTGCTGGGCTCATAACCCAGAGGTCGGTGGTTCAAATCCACCTCCCGTTACCGCAGCAGAGAGAAACGGCTTCCTCGCCGGGCCCATAACCCGGAGACACTGGGTTCGACTCCCAGGGCTTGCAACCAACCTCACCCAACCAGAGGTGCTTCAGCATGGTACACAGTAGAGATTCGTAGCGTCCCCCTTTCGCAAGAAAGGAGGCGCGGAATGTGTAAGTGGTGTCAGATCGCTGCACAGCTCGCGGGGATGGCATACATGTGCCGGCCCTGTTGGCGACGGCAGTACCGCAACAAGCGGAAGGGAAGGTAGAGACGAACCGAGCGTGCCCATCAGGCGCGCTATGACTGCCGGGAGAGACCGGCCAACACCCGGTAGATCAGCGGCGAGATCGCTACCCTGACACGGTAGAGAACGTGGGTTCGAGTCCCACTCGGGTGACGGGGCTATAGCTCATTCGGGAGAGCGCTTCGATGGCATCGAAGAGGTGGCGGGTTCGAATCCCGCTAGCTCCACTGCGGGGTGGTCTGATCGAAGGCGCCGAGCATCCAACGCTCGGAGACGAAGGCTCAAACCCTTCCCCCGCAGCCAATGGGGCACTAGCTCATCTGGGAGAGCGCAACGTTCGCAACGTTGAGGTGGCGGGTTCGAGTCCCGCGTGCTCCACTGAAAACACGGGGCTGAAAGGCGAGTCGCACAGGAAAGCCGACAATGGAACCTGAGTGACTGAGGGTTCGACTCCCTCCAGCTCCACAGTGCAAAGCATTACCTGGCTGTGGTACACTGGGCTACTCATGGAGCGAACCTGCATTGTTTGCAATTGCGAGTACGACCCGATGTCACCTGAGAAACGCCGCGTCGGCGGGCTCATAACCTGTTGTCCTGATTGTTCTTCAGAGTCGGTTCCCAAGTACCTTGGCCTTCAGTCGGCTGACGGTAAAGCTGCTGGTGTCACCATTCTCAAGTTCGATTCCGAGGCTGACCGTGAAGAGTATCGTCAGATGTGGTGGGTCAATTCTGGCATGATGGTTGGCAAGTCTTGCCAGCTTGGTTTCCAGAAGCGCACTCCCAACGTCAAGTTCACTAAGGTCCACGAAGCCGGCCTCGGCATGAACCACAAGGGCAAGCTGTGATTCAACGGCGATGACGTTTGATTAGCTGGTTGATAGCCTCTTGAACCTCACTCTGGCTTTCACCGCGATCCAAACCCATCATGTAACCGTGAACATCATTGAGATCCTCGTACACCGTGGTCAGCTTAGCCTGTACCCACCCGGGTAGGGTGTCATTGGGTCCGATTAGATCAACCAACTCTCTAGCCATCTTGGCGGTGCGTTTCAGGCTTGAAAGTGCCATCCCGCCCTCTTGGGACGGGTCTTCATCGTGTTCTTTTTCCCACGGTTTCATGTTCCATACGTATGGGGCTCTAGCTCATTTGGGAGAGCGCCTGCCTTGCAAGCAGGAGGTGACGGGTTCGATCCCCGTGAGCTCCACCATCACAACATTGGGCACGTGCGCCATGGGAGGCGACTTCCCTGTCTAGGAAGCGTATACGGGTTCGAATCCCGCCGTGCTCGCCAGTTTCTGCATACCGACGTCGTTCAGCGGCTAGGACGTCTCCCTGTCTAGGAGAATACGCGGGTTCGAGTCCCGTCGTTGGTGCCAGTTTTCACACATAGGTGGGTCGTTCAGCGGCTAGGACGCGAGCCTCCAAAACTCGCTACCTGGGTTCGAGTCCCAGTCCACCTGCCAGTCACGTCGTTCGAGGAAAGGTCGTAGAAAAACACAGAATCCTGTGAAAGGCTCGCGGCTGCTACTACGAGCAACGGTTCGATTCCGTTCGACGTGACGATCGCTCCGCATCTCGGCGGACACCCGTTACCATGGAGCGGGAGCCACTGGTTCGAGTCCAGTCGGAGCGACCTCGACAACACATTGGCCTGTCATCTAACGGCAGGATGCGACGCTCTGACCGTCGTCATGAAGGTTCGAATCCTTCCGGGCCAGCTACACGGAACGCAGATGTCAACACATTGGGGTGTCGTCTAACGGCAGGACCTTGGCCTTTGACACCAATGATGGGGGTCCGAATCCCTCCGCCCCAGCCCTCTTTCACGCTGTGCAACGAGTCTGCCCAGCCGGGTAGAATCGTCAAATGTTCAAAGCGCGCGCGAAGCTCACCGCCCAGTTGTGGGACGTGGTGGAGCACATGGTCCCCTCCGGCACCCTGCACAAGGGTGTCGTCGTTGACGTCATCCGGCGTCACCCGAAGCGTGACCACGTCGTAGTTCTCCACGAAGGTGAGGTCCACGCAGTGTACAAGGACCACCTCGAGATGGTGCAAGCCTGACGGTTCCAATGGTAGACTGGGACCATGGCAACCACACTCCTCGACGTTCTCAAGTTCATCAACCATGACATGACCTGGCGCGTCAGCCCCAACCTCCTGCGGGTGGGGCCCCGGTGAGCAAGCAGACCGTCGACATCCGCCAGATGGCGGCCGACCTCAACGTCATGCTCCAGCAGGTCGATGCCCGGTTCGCCGCCGCCAAGCGTGCGTTTGGGGTCAAGCCCAACCTGACCGTCGCCAAGGACCGCATCGCTGACGCTGGTGCTTCTGTCATGGAGACGGCGTCGCTGGTTCAGGAGCTGCAAGAGATTGGCATCAGCCAACCTCCCGACATCATCGAGAAGCTCCGCGAGCGGTACCGCGCCCTTCACCAGATGGCGCTGGATGTCGAGGAGTGCGAGAAGATCGTCTTCGTCCGCTCTCACTCAGAACGTCCCCAGAACACGCTCAACTGACCAAGTGCAAACCAACGGAACGCAGGTTTAGGGTTGGACTCCAACCCGAGGAGGCGACATGGCGAAAGAGGTGACAATCACTCTGAACGAGGAACAGCTTGCGACGCTGAAGGTCGCTCTCGGTGCCGCAGACGAGCTCTGCACTTCGGTCATCAGCGGGCGGTCCCAAGGCCAGATGACCCTGGCGCTCAACGTGGCCCGGGCCTTGAGCGACATCAAGAAGCACCGGGTGTTGCCGTGATCACTGCCTCCCAAGCCCGAGCGATGACGTTGAGGGACATCAAGTCTCTCACCGCCAGCGACTTCTTGGTCCAGGGCGACAGCCCAGACCCGGCCCACAAGGAAGCGTACGCGGCGCTGGTCGAGCGGTTCAACGAGCTCGACCCGGGCTTCAGCACCTTCCTGGAGCACGTCAGGCCCGACCTGATGTCACAGCACGGCAGCCCGGGCAGCGTCGCCAACCGCGTCCAGGTGATGTCCCCGTTCGAGCTGGTCTACATGTGGTCGAAGTTGAACAGCAAGACCCTAGACGAGATGGACGAGGAAGACCTCGTCTTCGGCCGACGGGTGCACCAGGTGATGTGGCGTAGAGTCCTCGACGTTCTACAAGAGGTAGTTCCGCCTGTACAAGACTCCCCGCAGTGATTACAGTCAACACAACTACCTTCACTCCTGAGTTTCCTCATGGCGACGCAGGAGTGACTGTCATCGGTGAAGCGCCCTGACGGGCCCCAACCAGACGAGGACTACGTGCAGAAGACCCGGAAGCGTTCAGAGTCGACTCCTTCCCTTCCTTCCCGTCCCAACCGCCGCCAGGTCGTGCCCCTGCCCGAGGTCGTTTCCTGCGACGTCTTGGGGACCCTTGACGACGCGGACCTCATCGTCCGCCTCCGTGCCCTCGATGAGGACCGCAACAAGGCGTTCGAGGCCCGTGTGGAAACACGGCCCTGGGAAGAGGAGATCGCCTACGTTCGTCGTGAGCAGCAGATGCGCCGCGCACGCCGTGAAAACCACTCTGAGTTCGTACGGAGCGAGCAGAAAGCCTTCGATGATCTCGAAGCAAGGCTGCCGCCCGGTGACTTCGACAACAGCGCGTTCGTTTACGCGGCCACTGGCGGCCGCCCGAGGTGGAACTGATGCAGACCCAAGATCGGGGCCACGACACCAACGTCGTCGGTTCATACCTGGACGCGCTCCACGCGTTCCCACAGCTGAAGCACCCGGAGGCCGTCGAGCTGTTCAAGACGTACCTCGAGGGGCGCTCGCCCAACCCGGCCTACAACAAGGACGAGGACAACGACGCGAACAGGTACCTCCTGACGCCGACGTCTGCGAAGGCACGCAACAAGATCATCGAGTGCAACCTGCGCTTGGTGGTCTCGATCGCCAAGCAGTACAAGAACCACAACATCCCGTTGGAGGACCTCCTCCAGGAGGGCAACATCGGCCTGATGAAGGCGGTGGAGCGCTTCGACTGGAAGCGTGGCTTTCGCTTCTCCACCTACGCAACGTGGTGGATCAAGCAGGCCATCGGCCAGCACGTCCTCAAGCGCAAGCGGATGATCCGTCTGCCCGCTCACGCAGCGACTGTACAGCGCAAGCTGTTGCAGGCTGCCGAGGAGTACCGTGAGCTCAACGGTGGTGAGCCGACAACCGAGGAGCTGATGGACATCATCGGCGCAAGCGAGACCGTCGTCAAGGCGACGATCCACTCGGGCCGAGGCACTGTCTCCCTCCAGCAGCCCCTCAGCTCGAGCGGCGAGGGCGACACCGTCGAAGACAAGGTCGAGGACGATCGACCCGGTTGCGATCCGTTCGAGAACGTGGCCGAGAAGCAACTCCTCGAGATCACCAAGCGCGTCATCAGCCAGCTCTCTCCCAAGGAGGCGGCGATCCTGCGTCTGCGTTTCGGCCTCGTCGAAGACCAGACCGACAGCCAGTCATATCCCATCACCGAGGACGAAGCCCGCCGCGTGATGGAGGGGAAGGGCCTCACATGATCAAGTGGGTTCTCATCGGCGGCGGGATGGTCGCCGGGGTTGCGTTCGCGGCTGGCACCTACGTCGGCTGGAAGACGACGCTGAAGGTCATCGACAGCGTCAAAGCCAAGAAGGAGAAGGAAGATGTTCGCAGGTAGCTTCAGCCTCTTCGGGATCACCATCGCCGTCATGAGCGGTGCCATCGGCTTGTCTATCCTGGGTGGACTCATCCACGCCAAGATCAAGCACAACCGCTACATGAAGATCTTCAACGCCGACTGCGCCAAGTCGAGGTTCGAGAAGCTCCCGAGCTGATGCAGGCACTGGACTTCCTCCTGTACTGCGGCGGCATCAGCGGCCTGCTCGTTTCCGGAGCATGGGCGGTGAGGCTGGTGCGCAGCCCGGGCGGGGGAAAGCTTCCCTCGTCGTCGGCACCCACACGTGTCGGGGACGAACCGACGCCTGCTGAGCACGACCTCGTCGGTCGCCTCCAAGCGTTCCAGACACAACGTTACGCGCCAATCATCAGCCGACGACAAGTTGAACACGTGCCCTCGCCCGGTGAACCTGACGGGCCCCGCGTGGTACCACCGCTAAGGGCGGTCCCGCCCAGGACGAGGCCGTACTCGACACCTCGGCAGCCCACACCCACAAGACCGAAGCAAGAACCAGCAAAGGTCGTCCAGCTCCCGGTGAAGATGCCGAAGCCTGATGACACAACCAAGAAGGACTGAGGCACATGGCACTACGCAGGGGAATGACGGTCGACAGGGGATACGCCACAGTCGCTGGTGATGAAGGCGACAACTACCGCGAGATCGCGGACATGATGACCGAGCTCGGGTTCAGCATGAACCACTCGTCTGCTCGCAACTATGTGCTGCGGGTGATGAGGAAGTTCGTCAAGGCTCTGGCCGACGAGTGGCAGCTGGATCTCAGCGAGCAGCGGATCGACGAGATCGCCAAGTCGCCGCAGTTCCAGCACGGCATTGCCGACCTTCTCCACGTCGTCGAGGCGGAGAGGCGCGCTCGGAGGGGTATAGTATCAGCATGAACCGTGACGGACGAGGCGTCCCCGGCCGGTACGTGCCCAAGCACCAGCCCCGGCTCAAGCTCAGCGACTTGCTGCGTCGCCGCAAGACGACACTGAAGCAGATGTTGCTCGACCGGGGCATCAGCACCCACCAAGCGTTGGTGACCTGGTGTGACCGGATCGGGGTCGTCCCGCCCACCGAGGAGGAGTTCAAGGCTGCCTGGCCCACTCCAGTGAACAGCCCACAGGAGGGCGTCGTGGTGCTGGAGCCCCCTCCCGTCATCGACGAGCACACAGGCCACCAGATCGATCCCGATGCACCCGTCGAGCAGCCCGGTGTCTTGGTGCTGACCGACCACCCTTTCTTGTCTCCTGAACCTGAGCAGGAGGACACGGTCCGCCCATCGAAAAAGCTTCAGAAGCGAGACAAGGTTCAACCCCCAAAGCAGGACTAGTTACCCATGATGGGTCTGATCGTCCCCGCCGCCAAGACTGGAATCAGTGACCACTTCGCTGAGAGGCTGACGGGCATCCCCGCCAGCCCGGAGGCAGTCGCCTACGTTGTGGGAGTGTTGGGCAAGCGTAAGTGGGACGGCGAAGACCTGTCGAACCAGTCTGTGCTGCTGGCGTACTTGGACGCCAACGAACGCGGCGACTTCGTCGGCTTCCAACGCATCGGCGACTGGGTGCTGTTCATCGACAGCGTGATGCCCGCACACTTCAACGGCGTCCGTGAGTTCGTCGAGAGCGTGGGCCGGCTGTCCTACTACCGGTGCTTCCGGCTGATGGGCCAGCAGTGGCGCGTATATGAGGAACTCGCTGACGAGTTTCCTCGCCTTGTGACTTCGGTGCGCAAGCGCCTCGTCTGACTTCACTCTTGTCTTAGCCACAGTGCAAACCACGGGTCCTCCGTGGTAAGGTGGAATCATCCACTGACGAGGAGTCAAGGAATGGCTGCGACCGAGACATCGATGTCCATCGCGACCCTGAAGAAGGTCGCACTGTGTCTCCCGCCGAGCCGGTCAGTCCTGCTCAGAGCGGGTCACGGCGTCGGGAAGAGCAAGGTGGTCAGGCAGATCAGTGCCAAGATCAGGAAGCAACTCTTCGAGAAGAAGGCGATCAAGGACCCGGTCAACGGGTACCCGGTCATCGACATCCGGCTCGGTCAGCGCAGCGAGGGCGACGTCATCGGCCTCCCCAGCACCGACGGACGGGTGACCCGCTTCAACCCGCCCAACTGGTACCGCATGGCCTGCGACGAGCCGTGCTGCCTCTTCCTGGACGAGCTGAACCGCGCGACGCCCGAGGTCATGCAGGCGGCGTTCCAGATCGCTCTGGACCACGAGCTCGACCTCAACAAGATGCACCCGCTCTCCCGGGTCTACACCGCGATCAACACCGGCGCGCAGTACCAGGTCAACGAGATGGACCCGGCGCTGCTGTCCCGCTTCTTCGTCGTGGACCTGCACCCCAGCGTCAAGGAGTTCGTCGCCTGGGCCCGTGACACTGACCCCGAGCAGGGAGGCAACCTCCACTACTTCATCCCGGACTTCGTCGAGGCGAACGAGAAGTGGCTGCTGCCCCCGTCCAACGCCGAGACCGGCACCCAGCACCCGACCCCGCGTGGGTGGGAGTTCGTCAACGAGGCACTGGTCTACTCCGGCCTCATCGAGAACCCGGCCGACCCGCTCTTCTGGGACGTGTGCCGCGGCTTCGTCGGCAACGAGTGTGCCTCGGCGTTCCACGCCTACTGCAAGACAGTGGACAACCAGATCACCGGCGAGGAGATGCTCAACAAGTTCCACACCGCAGCGATCCGCGGGAAGTTCGACCGCCAGTCGCACGAACGACGGAACGGCCTCATCGAGAAGCTGGCGGACTACGTCACCAAGAACGTCACCACCAACCTGACGGACCAGCAGGGCAAGAACATCGCGGCCATCATGACCGAGCTCGGCGAAGAGCACCGGATCACGCTGTGGTCGAAGATGACGAGTCACGGTATCGACAAGATCGGCCTCGCGAAGAGCATCCACAAGCACTGCGCCAAGGACATCCTCAACGTCTTCGGCGTGCCCATGGGTGAAGCAGGGATCGGGATCATCCCGAACATCCCAGGCATCTTCAAAGGCTCGGCGAAAGGGGCCAAGGGGGCCAAGTAGTCGAACGATACCTAAGGGTTGTGGCGGAGTTTGCGCTGGAGGTCTGGAAGTCTCGGGCGGCGGAGAGGCTCCGCAGGGCTCCTCGCGCCCGTCGCACCGAGGCCAACCGGCGCTACAAGCGGGACCTCAGGTTCATCAACGGCATCGCTGCGTTCGTTGAGTGGGCCAAGGCCCAGGGCTACAGCGTCAGGTTTGGGAAGACAGCGGTCGGAGGTGAAGTCGATTCCGAAGAAAAGTCGATCCTGATCAACTGTCACCTCTCCCCAGAGAACCAAGTCTACAACCTGGCACACGAGTGTGGACATATCCTCATCGGGGAACGTGAGAAGGACCAACGCTACGGCATGGGGTACAATGCTGACGAGCCCAACGAGAAGAAGACCCTGGTTCACCGCATCGACGTTGTTGATGAAGAGTTCGAAGCGTGGGACAGGGGACGGAAGCTCGCAGGACGCCTCGGCATCAGGATCGACAAGAAGCTTTTTGACCGCGCCCGTGCTACGTACATCAAGACGTACATGAAGTGGGCGTTGCAGGTTGATGGACACGGAGGACCGCTCGGTGGCACCGACAGTGAAGCCTAGGAAGAACCTGAGAGACGTTGACCGAGCGTTCATCCACGCCGTCATGTTCGAGCTCGGGATCCTGCCGATGGAGAGCACTACGCTCGACATGGAGCGCGCCCTCAAGCAGCTGTCGCCCGACGAGCAACGTCAACTGAAACGAAAGTTCAGGAAGATGTGGCGCAAAGCAATGAAGAAGGAGGTGGGAAGCCCGAAAGGAAAGCGCGCTGACGCCAAGGAGTTGCTTGCCAAGACCCGTCTGGGTGTTGGTAAGAAGACCCCGAGCCGTCAGGAGCTCAACGCTCGCAAGCAGCTCGTGTTCGACCAGGTCTGGAATGCGTACATCGCGCCGCTGATCGCCAACTTCGAGAGCGCAGGCGAGAAGTTCGGGAAGAGGGCGAAGCCCACCGCACAGGCCCCCAACACTTGAAGTGTGACGTCCCCAGCGGCGATGGGGGACACCAATGCTTGAATGAAGGTGAACGAGGGACCCGCATTCCCTCTGGTAACCTGGCCGGACCGAGCGATGCCCCAGTGACCTTGAATCGTGGTCGACTGGGACTAACCCGTGGGTGCCGGCCTTGTTTCGTTAAGCAGTGCAAACGGGTGGCCCAAGGTGGTACACTGTAACCAATGGCATGGCGACCCCCTCACTCATCCGGCAACCCGAACCGGCGAAGGCACGCGTCCAAGGAACCCAAGCCCGTCATCACGTGGAAGGACCCGGATGCGGGCTATGGGCTGGGGCGTCGGGAGAAGCCGCTTCGTTACCGAAGCCCTGGCGTGTTCACCAGCTCCTTCAAAGAGAAGCTGACCATCGGGGCACTGATGGCGGCGCGGCTGCCGATGTCCAAGATCGACAAGGAGCGTCCCAATTACCCGTTCCCGACGCTCCGCGAGGCGTACCGCAGGGAGCTGATCGTGGTGCCGGTGGGCGCGTGTATGATCTATGCCGGTACCGTGAGGGTCGTCGAGCGGGTCAGGTCGAACCGACAGCTGGTCGACATGGAGGTGCCGAAGCACACCTTCATCATCCCGAACATCGGCAGGTGCATCATCCACGACCTGCGGCTGGTCATGCATACGTGAGAGCTGACCGGCTCGCTCTCGGGACCCTGTGTGAGGTGTCCGGTTCGGGCCTCGGAGTCATCGTCGGCACCTGGTCTTTCACCCGTGCTTCTGGCACCCCCGGTACCGTTGAGACCCGGGAGCGCAGGTTCCGGGCAGACCCGCAGACAGATGAGACGGCACAGGGCTACCTGCTCCTGCCCTCCGAGGGCACAGGCTTTTTCTTCGTGCCCTTCGGGGCAGTCCACACCGGTGACATCACGGCGCTTTCCTGAGGGTCACATGGCCACCCACTACGTCGAACCCGGGACAGTCCCGATCATCTTGGGTGCGATCTACTCGCGGTACCCAGCGAACAGGAACTACACCTGGTGTCAGGCTCGGTTGACCCTCATCAACGAAGGCACGGGTTGTGGCAAGCTACACTACCTTCACGAGGGTGGCCAAGTTTTCTACGTGTCTCTCGCCGAGCTGTCCAGGTACTGGCACCTGATCAGACGGGTGTAAGAACCCAACGAACTGAAGTAGAGTGACAACATGTCGACTTGTAGATGTGGGCACTCTGGAGACGGTCCCCACCCGTGCCACCACAATGGGTACACCTGCGGGAAACCTGCACAGCAGCGTTTCTACAACGCTCGACCCGTCTGCCTGTCTGGAGTGCAGACCAAGGTGGCCGTCGACGAGACATGGGCCTGTGACGAGCACTGGGAATCGTTCAAAATCAGCCTCAAGAAAGCAACAGACCATGCGTGACTTCACCAACATCCCGCCCATCAGCCCGAACGTTCAGGCTCACATCGAGTGGGAACCGAGGATCGATAAGATGATCCAGCGGGCAGCGAACCTGCTCGGTCACGTCTCTGAGATCGAGGCGTTGGACAAGCTTGTCGGCGAGGGCGCTACCCTCGAGGAAGCGACCAACGCCATCCGCGCGGGGACCATCCTGTATGAAGCACGAGAGGGTGTGTCCACCGTCCGCTGAGGTGCAAACGGGCTGGTGCCCGGGATAGGATTGGGTCATGGCCAACGTGGTTCAGTTGTTCGACGAGCGTTGGGTTCAAGACGTCTTCATCGGGGGCAACCTCTGGGTCAGCATCTCGTCGAAGGGACGTGTCAGGTTCGTAACAGGCGACGGCAAGCCCGCGTTGCTGTCGATGAAGCAGGTGCTGGAGCTGGCCAAGACTCTCAGCATCGCATTTGGAGCAGATGAGGACGAAATCGAGGAGAAGCTCGCCAATGTCAAACGTGATCCAGCTCAGTGAGTACCAGCGAGAGCCGTGGGAGGAGGTCTTCTCCTTCGACGGTCCCAACTCCACGCTGCAGGTCTACGCGAACCAGAAGACTGGCGAGATCGAGGTCGTCCAGATGAACGACGACAACGAGGCGATCCGGACGGTCATCAGCGGCCTCAACGTCGACCACCTGATCTTGGGCCTGATGCAGGCTTTCGGGAAGAAGGAAGCTTCGAAGTGAGCGTGGTGCAGTCGGCGATGGACGACCCGGAAACACGCGAGCTCTTCGTCGAGAAGTGGCCCAAGCACTGCGCTTGCGGCCACGACATCTCGGAGGCGGAGTGGGACACCCTCGACTACGTCGGGGTCCAGAAGGTTCCCAAAGAGTACGGCATCCCAGACCTAGAGATGCGCAACTGTGGGAGCTGTGGCTCGACCATTGCTGTCGTGCTGCCCGTGGACTTCGTGAAACAGTGAAAGCGGGACCTCACCTGAGGTAGACTAGAACCATGGCACGAACGGTCATCGACATCCTCGAAGAGCTCGAGTCCACCTCCGGCAAGCTTGCCAAGATCGACATCATGGAGGCAGCTCGCAAGAACGACCTCCTGAAGCGGGTCTTCGTCGCGGCACAGGACCCGTACACGGTCTACTACGTCAGCAAGTTCAAGATGCCCAAGGCGCTCAGCGCGACCTGGGCCACCGCCCCGATTGGGTGGAAGAACGGCATGGCAGACGACCTCCTCATCGAGAAGTTCCTGGACTTTCTCGGCCCGCTCTCCCGCCGTGAGACGACGGGCAACGCTGCCAAGGACGCTGTCCAAAGGCGTTTCGCCGTGATGACCGAGCTCCAGCAGAAGTGGTGCCAGCGCATCCTGCTGAAGAACCTCCGTGCCGGTGTCCAGGAGAGCGTCAACAAGGTGTGGCCCAACCTCATCAAGGGGTTCGAGGTCGCCCTGGCCAAGACGTTGAACAGCAGCTTCACCCGCGGCGAGGGCATCAAGATCCTCGACAAGGTCAACTACCCGGTCCGGGTCGAGCCGAAGCTCGACGGGCTGCGGTGCATCGCCGTCAAGAAGGACGGCGTGGTCACCTTCTACACCCGCAACGGCACCGTCCTCGAGTCGATGCCGAAGATCAAGGCGGTCCTCGAGGGTGCCAAGTACGACAACGTCGTCCTGGACGGCGAGGGCATGGCGGCCGACTGGAACGAGAGCGCCAGCGTCATGATGTCCAAGACGCAGAAGGACGACTCGAACCTCTACTACAACGTCTTCGATGCGATGCCCCTCAACGAGTGGGTGGCGCAGGAAGGCAAGACGCTCTACCGCGACCGCGTCAAGCTGGTCCACGAGGTGGTGCTGGCCTGCGTCTCCTTCGACAACGAGCCCGCTCGGGTCCGGCAGGTGCCCCACATCAACGCCAAGAACGAGGAGGAGCTCAAGGCCTTCTTCTCGAAGTGCATGAGCGACGGCTACGAGGGCGTCATGCTGAAGACGCTCGACACTCCCTACGTCTGGGATCGCTCCAAGAACATCCTGAAGCTGAAGCCCTGCGTCACCTACGAGGGCGTCATCGTTGGCTCGTACCTGGGCCGCAAGAACACCAAGCGCGAGGGACAGTTCGGTGGCTTCTACGTGCTGCTCCCCAACCAGGTCATCACCCGGGTCGGCGGCGGCTTCAACGACGCTCTTCGCGCCCAGATCCAGCAGGACGATCCCGATTCCTGGAACGGCAAGGTCGCCGAGTGCGAGGCACAGCCCGACCCGCTGACGAAGGACGGCCTCACTGTGGACGGCAAGATGCGGTTCCCGGTCTACTGCCGGATCCGCCCGGCGGGCGACGTCGACAAGAGCATCACCGCCACGTACAAGTGGTGGAAGGGCCTCAGCGCTGCCGAGCGCCAGGAGCGCCTCGATGCGGTCACCCGCGACAAGAACGAGGACTGAGATGACCCCCGAAGAGAGCCTCGCCAAGTGGAAGTGCTGCGCCTCGCTCGAGGAACACTTGGAGCACCTCGCTCGCAACGAGAGGCTGAACAAGGAGGCCTACGAGGCGCGCAAGAAGAACCTCGAGGGGCTGCCCAGCCTGATCAAGGCCTTGGGTGGCAACCCTGACGCGCCGCCGAGGTCCCCCATCGAGCAGGCCGTCGCCGCAGCTGGCTTCCGTGTCGCCAACGACATGATGGGCCGGCCCACACTGTGGTGCAAGGAGTGCGGCCGCGACAGCGGCTTCCACTGGGAGCACTGCTCCAAGAGCGGCAAGAAGGAGGAGTGATGGCGATCCCCCAGGTCACGTTCCCGCTGACGCAGGAGCAGGTCAAGGAGACCCACGAGATGCTGTACAAGCACCTCCGAGGCCTCCAGGCTGACGCTCGGATCACCCAGGAGTTGTTAAAGACCGTCCAGCAGTTCTGCTCCCACCCCAACAAGGCGCGGTGTTCGTGCCCCGACTGCGGGGCAGACTGGGGAGACTGACATGAAAGTCGTGAAAGCACGGCCTCCGTGGAAGCACAAGTTCACGTGTAAGGGCTGCCAGACTGAGCTCGAGGCTGAGGCCTCTGACGTCCGGATCGGCACCTTCAACGCGTGCTACTACGCCGGGGACAACGGAGAGCAGAAGTACTACGTGAAGTGCAGCGTCTGCGGCACCGACCACATCGTCCCGGACAGCCGGGTCCCACAGGACGTTGCGAACGGCGCGAAAGCCGACCGCGACTGAGACGGTGAAAAACGAGCCCCTCCTGTAGGAGGATCAGCAGTAGAGGTCCCTCACATGAGACGAGTGACTGCGGCGATACCCATCGCCCTCGCCGCCATCGCAATCGCCTGCACCAACAACCACCACGACATCGCCCAGACCCCACCCGGGCGGACGATGACGTCCTTCCACCGGGAGACGCCTCCCGCTGCGCCAGCGACACCAGTCCTCGACTTGCAACACGATGCCGACCTTGCCCAGAGCATCGTCGATGCCGTCACTGCGCCCGTTCCCTCGAACGGCGCCTGCCCAGCGGGCATGATCGAAATCGAGGGCACCTACTGCCCCAACGTCCAGGAGACGTGCCTGTACTGGGTCGACTACAAGGGCAACCGGTCGGAAGCGGCCAGGCCCAGCAAGAAGTTCCCAACGGGCCGGTGTGGTGAGTGGAAGTACCCGTCGACGTGCCTGACCCCCGTCGCCAAGCGGCCCCACATGCACTTCTGCGTCGACACCTACGAGTACCCCAACGTCGAGGGGCAACGGCCCCAGTCGTGGATGGACTGGTACAGCGCGAAGAACGCCTGCGCCGCACAGGGCAAGCGCCTCTGCACCAAAGAGGAATGGACGTTTTCCTGCGAAGGCCCCGACATGCAGCCCTACCCGTACGCGGGACCGGGAGAGCACCCGGGCTACACCCGCGACAGGACGGCCTGCAACTTCGACAACCCGATCCCAGAAGACCCGCTGCGCCCCGGCCACAAGATCAGCGTCTTCGATGCCAAGAAACCTGGCGATCGCGTCAGTAGCATCCTCCAGGACCTGCTGGTCCCGGCTGGGTCAATGCCCGCTTGCGTCAGCCCCTTCGGCGTCCATGACATGGTGGGTAACATCGACGAACTCATCGACAACACCGCGATCCCCGAGCACTCGAAGAAGGCGCCCTTCCGGAGCGGGTTGATGAGCGGCCACGTCTTCGGGGTTCGCAACCAGTGCCGGGCGATCACCGACGGCCACAACGAGTGGTTCGGCTGGTACGAGACGGGCACCCGTTGCTGCGAGGACGCCAAGTGATCCGCGCCCACACTCATGACGGCACTGCGTACGTCACTGTCGGACCCATCCTCAACAAATCGTTGGAGATCGGTGGAGGGTTGCTCAGGCACCCGATCCGGTCGGCTGACATCCACTTCAGCTTCAACACTCGGGGTGATCACGCTGGGCTCCGTGTCTACCTTGCCCGGGGTGACTGGATGTTCGAGTTGAACCTCACCGACAGGCGGCACTGGAACTGGGCTGCCGACAGGTTCGAAGAAGAGGGCGAAAGGCCCGTGTTCGAGGGCTACCCACACGAATAGGTACTCGACATGAGGATGGAGGCTGACATGCTTTAGGTTCACGAAAGGAGCCTAGAGAATGATCGCAACACTGCCCGCGGTGCAGGGAAACTGCAGCCGCGTCAAACGCTATGCCTGCATCGGTGCCAAGAGCCTCCGCGACGACAAGCGGAATGCCAACCGTCGACACCGTCGAGCCTTGAACCACGTCACTCGCCAGATGGTCCATGATCCTGACCGCTGGTGGGATGAGGGCTTCAATGCACCTTCGCTGTCGAGTTGGGACCTGTGGTGAGGGTGCAAAGGCACACCCGAGGGTGTAGGATGGTCTCCATGTCGGACAACGTCAAGACGGTCAAGATGGCGCTCATCGATCCCGGGCAGACGGGGACGGACGGCGAGTTCACCTTCTCTCTGCAACCCAGGTTCAACCCAGCACGGACGGTCGTCTTCGACCTCCAGCCGACGGACGCCGAAGCGCTCCACAAGGCACTGGGCACGTACTTGAAAGCAACGCGCAAAGCGCAGTAAGGACTTCGTCATGCGAGGGCTCACGAAGAGCCAGCTCAGGCGGGGTGGCCCGTCTGGCGGTCTTCGTCGGTTGGCTCTCTGGCTGGGTCTGAAGAGGATTGATGGGATGAGTGATCGTCAGTTGGCGAAGCTCGTTCACTGGTTGATCACACGCAGAGACAAGAGGGAGAGGGGTTTCATTCCCTGAACGAACATGGGCTACCTGCACATCGACAATCTCTACAAGAACCAGACCATCCTGATGTTCCGGGAGTGCTACGCCATGGAGAAGATCCACGGCACGTCGGCACACATCTCCTGGAAGGACGGGCAGCTCCACTTCAACTCGGGCGGTGAGTCGCACGACAACTTCGTCAAGCTGTTCGACGCCGAGGCCCTGGCCAAGGGCATGAACGACCTTGGTCACACGGAAGTCGTCATCTTCGGTGAGGCCTACGGTGGCAAGCAGCAACAGCAGGCCTGGCGCTACGGCAAGCAGCTGCGCTTCGTTGCGTTCGACGTCAAGATTGGTGACTACTGGCTCGACGTCCCCAACGCTGACCAGGTCGCCCGCCGGCTCGGCCTCGACTTCGTCCATTGGAAGAAGGTTCCCGCCGAGATCGAAGCCCTGAACGCAGAGCGCGATGCACCCAGCGAGCAGGCTCGCAAGAACGGCGTCGAGGGCGACCAGCCCCGTGAGGGTGTGGTCCTCCGTCCCCTGATGGAGTTCCGTACCAACGGTGTTGACCGCGTCATCAGCAAGCACAAGAGGGACGTCGAACGGGAGACCGCAACGGCTCGCAAGGTCGATGACCCGGCCAAGCTGCAGGTGCTGCAGGAGGCTGAGGCCATCGCTCTCGAGTGGGTCACCGAGACCCGGCTCGACCATGTCCTCGACAAGCTGCCTGGGGCGACCATCACCGACACGGGCAAGGTCATCGCCGCGATGGTCGAAGACGTCACCCGCGAGGGTGCTGGCGAGATCATCGACTCCAAGGAGGCACGCAAGGCGATCGGGGCTCGAGCAGCGAAGCTGTTCAAGCAGCGGTTTGTCAAGGCGTTGCAGGAGACATGATCAAGGAGAAGCATCTGGTCCCAGGCCGGGTGCTTCTCCGCCTGTCTGAAAAGCGTGTTGCACGCTTCGACAAGGAGGGCCGTCACCTCAAGGATGACTGGGTCGATACCTGGCGTCCGTGCATGGTCATCGCCTACTACCCCGACATCTCACGTCGACACGCGAAGAAGACTGCACCCGTCAACGGGTACGAGGTGCTGGTCATCTGGTTTGGGGGAGACACCCAGACCAGTCGAGCACGTTCGAATCCACCCCGAACACAGCGGGTGGAAGCCCGCACCGTGGTGAAAAGCAACGGCACTCGGGTGTAGGGTCGAGCCATGGACCTGTTGATGTTGCTCGCCCTGTTGGGTGGAATCTACGTGCTGCTGGCATTCTGGCACTTCCCGGCCGACTGGCTCTTCCAGTCCGAGAAGGAGGCGTTGGCGAAGGCCAAGAACCACCTGGTGCGAGCGCGACATTGCCTGGTCTACGCTGCGATCTACGTGCCTCTGCTACTCCTGCTCCGGACCCGCATCCACGAGGGGGTCTTCGACTACGGGCCCACCGCCGAGCTGGTTCTGGGTTGGCAGTTCTGGACGTCGTTGGCCATCCTGTGGGGCACCCACTTCGTCATTGACACCTACATCCCGGTGATGCTGTGGGCCAAGTACCTGCGTCGGGCGAGCCAGTTCAAGCTGGTGCTTACGCCGGAGGAACGGCTTCGTCGAGCAAGGGAGCGAGCGCGCGATCCCAAGGGTTGGCAGGACAAGGTCGTCGATCAGCCGATCACCTATGACGATGATGAAGCTGCTTTCAAGGCCTTCTTCATGACTCCCATCGGTGGGTTGCTTTGCATCACCATGGACCAGCTCTTCCACCTTGCATGCCTGTGGCCCGTTGCATGGCTCGTGGCCAACTGAGGCGGTCATGGACTGTGACCTCCTCGTCCCGACGAAGTAGGATCGAGGCATGTCGAGCAACACGGCCACACCTCCCCCGTTCACGGGTTTCACTGACCTCTACCCAAAGCTGACACCCTTTCTCGATCAGGTCAAGGCAGCACAAGCCAAGGGCGCCACGGTCCCAGCGAAGACATCGGGCCAACAACCACCTCTGTTCATCACTGACATGGGCGCCACGGCGTACGGCAACGCGGGCGGCGGCACGACCACCTACGGATCTGCGCCCGATCCCTCTACGGGACAGCCCACCGTCCAGTCACAGACCGACGGGGCCAAGCAGATCATCCAGAAGTTCGTCGCCACGTTGACGACGACCCAGGTCGGCTACCTGTCGGGCATCGGCTTCTCGGGCAGCCCGGCTCCTGCGCCGCCACCGACATTGTCGTCACAACAGAACGATGTTGCTAACGCGGTGTACGGAGCCTGGGACAAGAGCGCGTCGGCTTACATGAAGAACGACAACTCGACTGGAGACACCGAGAAGGCAGCGTTGAAGACGCTGCTTGGCCAGTACGACACCGCGATCCAGACCCTCGGCAAGACTGCCGCGCCCAAACCGTCCTGAGCCGCCCTTGACAGGCCAAGGGGTTATACCCCGTCCCGTCTGCCCGGGTCATCCTGTGGGCGGTCTGTGGGCCGCTTAAAGCCATCGAAAGTCACCTGGGTGTCACTCAGGAGCCAAGAATTACACCGTCATGAAAAAGCAGGGGTCGGTGTAACCCAAGAGAGGCTCGTGGTAGAGTGGCAGTAAGTGATGGGGTGAGCGACTAGTCATCGCTCATCATTCACTGGTGTCTGAAAGACACCGTCTGACTAACGGGTCAAACGAAGGGCACAGCGACATTCGTCTAGCGGACAGGACACCGGGCGTTGGCCCGGAGACATGGGTCCGAATCCCATACGTCGCACGAACGCTTGGTAGGCCCCGAAGGGTGGGTCCCTGGAGACGTCCAGAAGGCTCGAAGAGTGGATCGCATCCACCACCCGGCGCTGAGGAAAACATGGAACGTAAGCGAAAGACGCCAGCGAAGTGGCTCCGACAACGCGACCGTCGGCACATGCACATCAGTCGCTGTGGTCGGGCCTTCATGCCCCAGTCTCGGATGCGACACATTCGCTGGGAAGAGGCGGTAAAGCACGCGCAAGCGAACCGCGAGGGCTACACTCACGACATCCAACACTTCGACTGCCACTGTGGCTCAGTCGAATGCCTCGGGAATGCCATCAATCGTGGTCGCAAGATCCGGGTGCAAGCCGCGGCCTAGTCCTGGTAGGATGTACAAATGGAGTTGCTCTGGACAGCGGGTGCCTGCATCGGCCTTTGGCTCTTATTCCCAAAGGGGTTCAAGTACGTAGTCGGCAGCATGGTCGGGTCCATGGGGGCAATGTTCTTCTGGGGCCTCTTCATCGTGGCTTGGTGCATGGCGATCCACTCGCCGTCCTGGGCCTTCATGGGATGGAGCATGGTCGTCTTCCTCATCCTGGGCAACATCGGAGGCTGCATCCTCGCAGCGAAGGGCTGAACAATGGGTGACGTCGTCAGCATCACGTCTCGTAGGAACTCTGTCATCGCGCGACCCGTTCGAGCCCAGATGCCCGACGACGTCAAGCAGTCGATGGACAACTGGCGTTTGGCTGGCTGTTGGGCCGACGTTCCCGCAGACTACCAGGCATGGCAGGCCCAGCTCGCCAGCGAGGAGCTCGACCGCATCGCCAGCGTCCATGGCCTCGAGATCATGAATGACCCCCGCATCCTCGATGAGGGATGGATGGACGGCATGAAGGTCATGCGGGTCACAGTGTTGACCCGCCGCCAGAACCAGGTCGTCCTGGAGTGGTGTGATGCCAACCAGGGTTTCATGAAGTGCTTCGGCTCTGGCGGCAAGGGTGCTCTGTTCGAGATTGACCTCACCTGATGCCCGCCCTGGTCTTCCTCCCACTTGCGCTTGCTGGCCCTCTGGGCTGGTACGTTGCGTATGCGCTCTGCATGAAGTCGACCCACTACGAGCGGTGAAACTCACGCCGTTCTTAAGGTAGGATTTGTCCATGGCCGACAAGAAGGACGACAAGCTCCCGGCGATGACGGAGCAGAACGTCTCGCGCACCCGCCACGGGTGGCGCACCTGTGAGACCGACTTCAACCTCGGTCGGCACCTGATCCCGTACCTGCAAGACGTCCCGTTCTATGCAGAGATCTCGCGCTACGTCAAGAAGCGTTACACTCACGACATCCCCACCGCAGCGGTCACCTTTGATCCTCGGGAGGACGAGGTCGTCATGTACGTCAACCCAGAGTTCCTGGGTGGCGGCACCTACTACAGCGAAGCTCGCAAGAAGGACGTCACTTGTGACCCCCTCACCAACTGGGAGATCCGCGGCGTCCTGAACCACGAGTTCGATCACCTGTGGGGCGGTCACCTCAACGAACGACGTCGAGCGCCCCCGGACGACTGGAACGTCGGGACTGACCTGGCCATCAACTCCGGCATCATCAAGAACGCCGGTCAGCCCAGGGACATCGAGCCCGGCCAGGTGGCACGGCCGCTGCCGAAGATGGCGCTGATCCCGGGTGTGATGCCCTGGATCGATCCCGAGCGTTTCGCCGAGCTGGACGAAAAGTCGAAGGCTGCAACTCTGCGGCGCTGTGAGCTCATCAAGAGCTTTCCTCCCCTGAAGTCGAGCGAGTGGTACTTCCACGCCCTCCAGGACGACCGCAAGAAGAACGGTGAGGACGAGGGACAGGAGTATGCCATCGGCAGCATGGATGACCACGACGGGTGGGACGACATCCCGGAAGAGCTGCGTGAGTACGTCGAGGGCAAGGTCAAGGGCATCGTTGAGAAAGCGGTCCGCCGCGCCGATTCCCAAGCTGACGGCTGGGGCACCATCCCCGAGGAGATCAGGGCCCAGATCCGGCGCTACATCAACACTGTCATCGACTGGCGCGCAGTGTTGCGACAGTTCGTCGGCAGCATCGTCAGGGGCGCACGGACCACCTCGATCAAGCGCATCAACCGGCGCTACCCGTACATCCACCCGGGCGTCAAGCGTGGTTACACGGCGAAGCTGTTCATCGCCATCGACGAGTCTGGGTCGGTCAGCGACGAGATGTGTGAGATGTTCTTCAATGAGCTCGACTCGCTGACCCGGAAGGTCGACATCACCATCTGCCACTTCGACTGCTACGCTGGTCCCAAGGACCTCTACGAGTGGAAGCGTGGCATGCGGCCCAAGCTGCAGCGCACCAAGCGCGGGGGCACCGACTTCTCGGCACCCACTGCCATCGTCAACAACCCGAAGAACCGGGGCAGGTGGGACGGTATGTTGATCATGACCGACGGTTGCGCTCCCAAGCCCATCCCGAGCCGGATCAAGCGCGGTTGGGTCCTCGGCCAGGGCTGTGAGCTCCTGTTCGCCAAGGAGTGTGACGAGATCCAGATCCACCTGACGAAGGAGCGCCAGATCAAGGGCGCGTGGAGATGAACGATGGCAGTGATCAAACCCGTTGGAGCCCGACCCTTTCGCCACTTTGGCAGCCCTGACAGGAAGCCGGGAGCGACAGACGCTGTCATCAAGTACGTGTCAACGGTCGGTGTCCGTCTCGGGTACACCGTCGTCATCGGCTGGATCGTCACCCTTGCGGTGGCGCTGGTGGTGTCACCCCTCATCTGGCTCGGTTGGAACCGTGGCCTGGTTCCCGCCCTGGGCTGTCACCTGATCCCCTGGCCCGTTGCGTACTTCGTCACCCTGTTTGGCGCCGCGGTGGCCAACCTGTTCAGGGCGACGTTTTCCTACAAGAGAGATGACTGATGGCTGAGCAACAGAAACCCTCCAAGTTCCACGCTTTCCAAGCGAAGCTCGGTCTCCACTACCGCGTCATCTACGCGATGCTGGTCGGCCTGGGCTGCTTCGGCATCGTCTTCAACGGTTGCCGCGGCGTCGTTGACCCCCGGCCCCTGGTCATCATCATCGTCACGGTGTTGGCTTGGACGTCGCTACGCATCCTGATGGAGGGCACCGAAGCCGCGTTGGTCCTGCTGGCGCTTGCCCGTCACGAGGACAACCTGAAGAAGGCCGCCGAGAAGAAGGACGAGGACGGCACTCCACCTGGGCCTCCCGCTGCAACGTGAAACCCTGGCAGCACGCCAAGAACTCGGCGAAGAAGTGGGGTGGCAAGCCCGAGGACTACCTCGAGCTACACGACTGGTTCGACCAGACCAAGGCGGCGCTGCCCGACATGCGTCACCGCGCCATCCTCCACTCCAGCTTCGGCATCTTCCTGTTGGAGCAGCAGTTCGGTCATAACATCACCAACAGCGACGGCAAGAAGGTCAGCGTCCGAGATGTCGGCGAGGACCACGTGGTCGAGGACCTGGGCTTCATTCCGACGTTGGAACGCTGGTTGCAACACCTCCCGATCGAGGAGTGGATGTTGGGGACGTTGCGGGGTACAGTACAGCATGAGCGGCGTCTTCAAAGCAGGCCAGCTGGTGAAGCCAGTGGAGTGGCTGGACGAAGACGTCGACCTGTACAGCATTCCGGGAGGAGCCAGGCCGATCGCGGGCAAGATCCTGCCCAGGGTCATCAGCCGTCTCGGAAAACGTGACGTCGCGCTGGTCATTGCTCTTGAACGAGCTGACGGTGGCAGCGTCTACCTCCTCGGCCCCAACGGTGGTGGCTGGGCATTCGGCGCTTTCATCGAGGTGATACCGTGAGCTTCGGTGACGTCATCGTCGCGTACCTCGACGGGCAGGGCTGGGGTGCCAAACCCAAGATCGCTCCCGGCGATGCAGCATGTGTTGACCCCGACTTCATCGTCAGCGGGGACATCCCGCTCAGGTCCAGGACCACCGGGCAAGCGTTGGAGCATGAGGCCTTCACCGGTCGCAGCGACAACGTGGTGACGGGCTGGATCCGCAAGGGCCAAATCGTGCTGGTCGTCGGCGTCTTCGAAGACGAAGCCTACGTCTGGGCCCGAGAGGGCCGGGGTTGGATCGGTCTCGATGCCCTCTGCAACATCAACGACCTCTCAGACGGTGGCAACTGAACGGATCGCGCGCGGGAGCGCCCGTGGGCGGCCGGTGGGTGCAAACAGCCGCCGAGAAGTGGTACGGTGGGGACATGGAACCCCCGATCAAGGTGGGCGAACGGGTCGTTGTCCACAACAACCTGCAGCCCTACGCCAGAGCAATCGTCGCCGATCTCGTCTACAACGCGGATGAAGCCCGCTGGGGCATCATCCTGGAGTGGCCCAATGCGCCCGGTGGCCCGTCGATGTCCCGAGTCTGGAGCACCGACGAGGGCAGCGTGTGGTACCGTTACAACCAGGCCAACTGATACGTAAGGAGCATGATGCACACGCACTTCGGCGAGCTCGATCTCGGTGACCTGATCGACGAAGACCCGCCCCCGTCAACCCAACGCACTCCCGGCTCCGGCACCCTTGTCATCGAGGACAAGATGACAGCCCTCTTCACCAGCGCCACGTGGCAGATGGTGGCGACAGTCAGGGAGTCGAACGGCAAGGTCACCACCATCGATGAGTCGACCGAAAAGCCCCAGGCTCACTCGACTACGTACCAGAAGATGTGGGCACGTCAGGTGATCCGGCTCAACCAGCGGGAGCTGCGGAAGCTGGGCGTCGATGTGGACTCAGTCTACCTGAGGAACGGCGGGAAGCTCGAAGACCTCGAAGAGACAAGCTGAGTCACCCAAGAAAAAAGTGCGAAAAGTGTGAAACAGGCCGAGCCAACGGCCTACAGTATGGTTCTGAGACGGCCCCTTCGTCTAGCGGCTAGGACGCTACCTTCTCACGGTAAAAACACGGGTTCGAGTCCCGTAGGGGTCACTAGGGCAACTGCCCGAATTGAAGCGAGATCAGTCATGATGTCGAGCATGCTAACAGGTAGGAGTGAAGGACGGCGCTTTTGCGTCGGCGGCCTCACGTCCACCTCGGGCGTGCTGCCGCTTCGATTGCCACACCCCATAGGGGTTGAACGGCCAGCCGGCAGAGACAACCGGCAGAAGACAAGCAGAATCGGAGTGTCGCCTAGCGGCCATGGCGCGTGCTTTGGGTGCACGTTTTCCGAGGGTTCGAGTCCCTCCACTCCGACGGAAGCCAAGGAGGCTTTCAAGTCTTCGGAATGTAGTTCAGCGGCAAGAACAACTCCTTCACACGGAGAAGATCGTGGGTTCGAGTCCCACCATTTCGACTCTGCGTTCCTCAGGTTTGACGATGTCCTAACGGGATACCGGACGGCGCGTCTTGAGCGGCTCTCCCTCACGGGTGTTAGCTGACGCCAACTGAGGTGGAGACCGTGAAACGCACGGTTGTCCAAATCGCAAGAAGGTGTAGTACAGTAGCAATTCATCGGAGTGTAGCGAAGTCTGGTATCGCGCTCGGCTGGGGGCCGAGAGATCGTGGGTTCGAACCCCGCCACTCCGACCATCGACCGTCCGACCGTCACGTGGCTGAAAGCCCATCCCTTGCTCGGGGAAAGGCACTGGCACCGGAAACTGGTCAGGTCCGATGCGTGTGGAAGCGTAACGTCATTAGCGCACCGATCAGGCAGTTTCCTACTCGGCAGCGGGATGGTGCACCGACCTACTAACGGTCAGAGCTTGGGTGCATGCGGGTAAAATCCCGCCGTGGTGTTGAGGGTGCCTAGCTAGCATCTGAGCCATGTGACGGAACAACGTGACTGACACGAGGTAGGTGTGAGGAGTGACATCCTCACCGGGACGGTTGGACGGTCGATGACTTCGGTGTGTAGCGAAGCCTGGTATCGCGTCTGCTTCGGGAGCAGAAGATCGTGGGTCCAAATCCCACCACACCGACGAAACGTATGCTGGTGTAGCACAGAGGCAGGTGCACCTCTCCCGTAAAGAGGAACACGTGGGTTCGACTCCCATCGCCAGCTCCAGAGAGTAAGTCAGCGGCAGACAGCCTGGTCCGGAGCCAGGAAGCCGTGGGTTCGAGTCCCACCTCTCTGACTGTGACCGCCCATTGGCGGGTCGTCTGGTTGTGACCCAGACTAGCGCGGGTTCGATTCCCGTCGGTCACCCCACACGGTGGGTTAGCTCAGTCGGTAGAGCACTCGGTTGAAACCCGGGCGTCATCGGTTCGATTCCGATACCCACCACCCCCTTGCAGCTCGATGGTCGAGCGCCTGGCTGAAGCCCAGGAGGTGCCGGTTCGAGTCCGGCCGTGGGGACCTGGATACTTACGAGGATGAAGGTTCGCCTCGGAGATCTACGCCGCGTCATCCGTGAGGCTGGCAAGGCAGTCTACGGATGGCCGAAGGACAAGGTCGAGCACGTCTACGGCGTGCCCGACAAGATGGCGGACGTCCACCCCACAGACCTGGGCAACCTACGTCTTCCCAAGGGACCCAACTCTCGGGATGACGCTGATGACAAGCCCCTCCAGGACAATCTTGATCAGTCACCGCCCGTGCCGAGCTACGGCAAGTCACGCGGCGTCTCGTACAACAACAAGAGCAACAACGACAACGGCCGCCATGGGATGGGCGGCGGCATGTGACATCCCCTATGTCGAGGTACCCAAGTGGTTCAAGGGACCTGTCTGCAACACAGGCATTCGTCGGTTCGAATCCGACCCTCGACTCCGTGAGTAACCATGTGACCCCGGGCGCTTCCTGGGTGGCGGAATGGCATACGCGGCACGTCTAAAAAAACGAGCCTGGCCGAGTGCTCCCGGTGACGGGGTATCGCAGTAGGCCTTGTGGGTTCGAGTCCCATGCAGGTGAAAACGAAACGCTAGCCGAGTAGGCGTGGGAACACGCGTCCTTGGTACGGACGAGATGACGGGTTCGACTCCCGTGGCTAGCTCCCGTCAAGTAACTACGCCCATGAAACGGGCAGCTGTGGTGGAATGGTAGACACGGCCGGCAGAAAACCGGCTGCTCGCAAGAGCGTGCGGGTTCGAATCCCGTCAGACCGGAAGTGAAAGACGTACGCGGGTGTGGCCGAGAGGCACAGGCACCAGGTCGCCAGCCTGGACACGCGGGTTCGAATCCCGCCGCCCGCTCCAACCTAGTAACCATTCGCGAGCTCGTCGGAAGAGCACCACCCCTCGAAGGTGGGCAGTCAGGTTCGAATCCTGTGCAGTAGGTGAACGGTGATGCTGGTGTAGCTCAATGGTAGAGCCCCTGTTTTGTAAACAGGTCGTTGGGGGTTCAAGTCCCTTCGCCAGCTCCTTGCACTTCTCTTCACCCCGTTGTACGATATGAACATGAAGAACAAGCTCAAGATCGCAGCCATCGTTGTCGCAATCGTTGTCGGGATGGTCCTCTACAAGAACCACCACGACGCTCACAATCGTGATGACGAGGACCGCGACCACAAGAGGAACAGCAAGGCACGTTCGAAGGACCTGCCGAACTGAACCGCATGGTGACCGTAGCTCAGTGGTAGAGCGCCGGGTTGTGGCCCCGGCTGTCGGGAGTTCGATCCTCCTCGGTCACCCCATGGGCCCATCGTCTAGTCCGGTCTAGGACGCCTGGCCTTCAACCAGAGAACGCGGGTCCGAATCCCGCTGGGCTCACCCATGTAACACAACGCCGACGTGGTGGATTTGGTAGACACGCCAGTTTGAGAGACTGGTGCCCGAAAGGGCGGGCAGGTTCGACTCCTGTCGTCGGCACCCAATGTTGCAAGCGCTCATCGTCTTCTCAGCGATGGTCGCCGTCGATTACTTCTTCGGCAAGTACACCATCGCCGCAGCAGCACGAGAGCCCGGGAGGGCATCGTTCTGGGCGGTGGGCATCATCTTCGCCAACAGCATCGTTGTCATCGAGTACGTGGGGAACCACTGGCTCATCCTGGCAGCGGCTGCGGGGTCGGCGCTGGGGACCTACCTATCTGTGAGGAAGACCAAGAATGAGCAGCAACCCGGAGCTTGAGGAGTACCGCAAGGAAGCCATCGAGACGGTGAAGCAGAACGCTGGCTTCATCCGGAACACTGCGACTGACGTCCTCGGCGTCCCATGCCGGGAGGTCTACGTTGTGGGCAGCGTCCTCGACAGGACCCAGTTCCACGAGGGCAGCGACATCGACGTTGCTGTCGTCGTCGACGGTCCCCAGGGCGAGACCGGTCTCAGCGAGAAGATGTCGGAGAAGCTGCAGAACGAGATGCAGCGTTGGCCGATGGGTGACGTCGGGGTTATCAACACCCTGGTCTTCATCAACAAGATCCAGCTGGTTCGAGGAAAGGCGATGAAGGTCGCCGTAGACATAACGTAACGTATGCCAACGTGGTGGATTTGGTAGACACGTGAGCCTCAGAAGCTCATGGGCGCAAGCCCGGGCAGGTTCGACTCCTGTCGTTGGCACCGTGGAAGACCAGACGATCGCTGCACCCATGCAGAGGAAAGTCCGGGCTACACAGAGCAGGATGCTGGCTAACGGCCAGGCGCGGTAACGCGACGGAACAGTGCAACAGAAAACAGACCGCCGATGGCTTGGGGTTCGCCCCTCGCTCAGGTAAGGGCGAAACCGAGGTGTAAGAGACCCCGACAGGGCTGGTGACAGTCCCTTGTGGCAAACCCCATCCGTAGCAAGGCAAACAGGAAGCGTTTGAGGTCTGCTCGGCCGATGCTTCCGGGTTGCTGCTTGAGGTGCGTGGTAACACGCATCCCAGAGGAATGATCGTCCAACGACAGAACCCGGCTTACCGGTCCTCCACCTCGACCTCCCCATGGTTCCAATGGATACGACGCCACGCTTCGAACGTGGAGATTGCGGGTTCGAGTCCTGCTGGGGAGACCATACTTAGAGGCATGAAGATCCGCCTCAAGACCTTGCGACGCATTCTGAGTGAAGTTGCTGAGTACAGCAGCCTCAACATCAAGCCCGGCCAAGTGCTGCGGTACGTCGGGTCGTTTGACCCGGAGGCACCCACCTTCGTCAAGGTCCTCAAGGTCGTTCCAGGTGAGGCTGGCCAGACCATCGTCGCTGGCGACAAGCAAGGCAAGATCCACAAGATCAGCGAGAAGGACTTGCACTCTGGCAGCTGGGAACCTGCGCCGGGCGGCATGCCCGCGGCCAAGAAGCCCGCGCCTTGGGACGCGACACGCTGACACAAGTTTCGTAGGGGGTCCGCATCATAGTCGGATAGAGATAGCGCTGTTGCCCGCCGAGCGTCCCTGATAGCGAGCTCCTGCTGACGTGGCGGAACAGGCATACGCGCTGGTCCTAGAAACCAGTTCACTGTGGGTTCGACTCCCACCGTCAGCACCGTGGTTAGGCCGAAGCGGATAGGCGGGTGTCTCATAAGCACCTCGTAGCGGGTTCGAGTCCCGCAGCCACGACAGAGAGTGCACTCGAGTATTCTCGGGTGGTAAGGTTGGAGCCATGGGAGACGGAACACTGACACACGTCCAGGCCCTCAAGGAGGGCAAGACGGTCAAATTCAGGCCTCATGGCAACAGCATGCGACCCATCATCGAGTCGGGCCAGCTGGTCACTGTCGAGCCTCTCAACGGGCGTGTGCCCATGGTGGGGGACGCAGTGCTCTGCAAGGTCAACGGCCAGCAGATGCTTCATAAGGTCACTGCTATCGGCAGCGATGGCAGGTACCAGATCAGCAACAACCACGGACACGTCAACGGGTGGTGCAAGCTCGACCACGTCTATGGTATCCTGACTGCCGTGGAGCCATGAAGGACATCTTCGTCTACAGCAGGCAGGCCATCGAGGCGATCGAGCCCCACGAGGTCCCGCACATCATCGTGTCGATCACGACGCCGGGCGACCCCGCGTTGCCCGAGGGCGCCAAGATCAAGACCAACGAACACACTCTCAAGATCCTGAGGCTGACGTTCCACGATCTTGACCAGCACTTCCCCGGGATCGAGGAGCTCGAGTCCGACCTCTTCCAGCCTAGCCAAGCGCGCCAGATCTTGGCTCTCGTCAAGACGTACCCTGAGGCCCAACGCTTCATCGTCCACTGTGACGCTGGCCTGAGCCGCTCGCCGGCCGTCGGCGCCGCCCTCTCGAAAATCTGGACGGGAGACGACACCTACTTCTTCAAGCGATACCACCCGAATATGCGGGTGTACCGCACCATCCTCGAGGAGCACTACGCTCCTCCTTCCGGGGTCTGAAACATGGAAACGGTCATCATCGAGATCCGAGCCGCCGAGGGCGGCGACGACGCAAAGCTGCTGGTCAAGGAACAGCTCCGTGCGTACGCCAACGTGGCGTCGCGGAGGGGTCTTTGAGTCTGAGCTGATCGACGAGCGACCGGGCATGGTCACCGTCGCCTTCTCAGGCACGGGCGCCAAGCAGACATTCCAGCACGAGAGCGGTGGTCACCGATGGCAGCGGATCCCTCCCACTGAGAAGCGGGGACGGGTCCAGACGTCAACGGTGACTGTCGCCGTCTTCGATCCTGACACCGTCGTCGGCAAGCAGCTGACGTACCAGGACGTTGACATCGCCACCGCACGGGGCTCGGGTCCCGGCGGGCAGAACCGCAACAAGACCGAGTCCTGCGTCATCGTCACCCACAAGGCGACGGGGTTGCAGGTCCGCATCGACAACGAGCGGAGCCAGAGCCAGAACAAGGCCCTGGCTATGAAGGTCATGGCGGCCAGGCTGTACGATGCCGAACGTGAACGCCAGCGTCTTGCAAAGGAAGCTGAACGCAAGCAGCAGGTCGGCACCGGCCAACGAGGCGACAAGGTGCGGACGTATCGTACGCAAGACGACCAGGTCACCGATCACCGGACGGGTGTAAAAAGCCGGCTGTCGAGGTGGTACAATGGTGACTGGGACTGATGGCAGACGAACCACGGCGACGAACGGGCGACATCAGGCGGACCAAATCTGACCGGCGCTACTACACGCAACGCGATCCGGAAGAACGCCGGAAGCTGCCCGCGGAGAAGTACGTCCACAAGATCCTGGTCACCGGTGACCGCGAGTGGTCAGACATCACTCGGGTCGTCGAAGAGTTGAAGGGTTATAGGCCTGGCACCATACTCGTGCACGGAGCGTGCAGGGGTGCAGACATCATCTGCGCCGCAGTCGCTGAAGCGTTGCGGTTTGAGGTCAGGCCCTACCCGGCCGACTGGGTGAAGCACAAGAAAGCCGCGGGTCCGATCCGCAACCAACAGATGTTGGATGTGGAGAACAAGCCCGAAGAGCCCATCGACCTGTGCCTTGCCTTCCACAACAACATCCAAGACTCGCGCGGGACGGCTGACATGCTCGACCGCGTGGTCAAGGCAGGGGTGCCCTGGAAGCTCTGCACCTCGTCAGATGGTGCAAATAGTTCGTCCCCACAAGGCGGCGAGACTCCACCAAAGGCACCTGATGCCTGATGTTCAACGGAAAGTGACGAAACAACGTCAGTCGCACTCGGTAGAGTGTGGCAATGTCACCAGCGAAGAGACTGGCAACGTTGTTCATCCTCATCCTCGTCATCGCCACCGCAGCGCCCCTCGCTTCGGCGGACCCGTCGGAACACGTCCCGACTGTGCGCACTCCGCTCTCCCGGATGGAGCTGCTCCACGCTCTACGGGAGGGTCACCTCAAGGTCTTCGGCAAGTACCCCAGCGATCGCAGGCTTGCGATGGCGTGGGGCCAGGTCGCCTTCGAGAACGGCGGGGGCAAGTGGTCCTTCAACCACAACCTCGGCAACGTCGGGGCCTCAGCACAGGGGCAGCTCATCTACTTCAACAGGGGCGACAAGCACTGGTACCGGGCCTTCTTCGACTTCGAGGACGGTGCTGCTGCCTACTGGGAAGTCATCAAGCGTTGCCAGCCAGCGCTGGCCTCGTTCGAATGGGGCAACCCACACGAGACAGCGATCAGGCTGAAGCGCTGCAACTACTTCGAGGCGAGTCTCGACGAGTACGCACCCGGCTTCAGTCGCTGCTACTCCGAGGCGATCACCAAGCTCATCCCGGAGGACCAACTTGAGCAACGACAACGAGAAGAAGAACTCCTTGCAGCCATCCGACGTTCTATCGAAGCTGACGGAACTACAACAACCCCAGCTCCCGACGCTTCCTGGGTCCCCGTCGCAGACCGAGACGGTGATTGACAGCTTCCGGGGCGACTTCGGCTTCCTGAGCAACTTCCACGAAGCGTCGATCTGGATCGATGGAGAGCGGTACCCTTCAGTCGAGCACGCCTACCAGGCCGCCAAGACGTTGGACCCCGCGACCCGGAAGCTGATCCGGGAGGTCGCTCGCCCCGGCGAGGCCAAGAAGCTGGGCAAGGCCGTCCAGCTCCGTCCCGACTGGGACGAGGTCAAGGTCGACCTGATGCGCAAGTTCGTGCGGGAGAAGTTCAAGAACCCGATCCTCCGGGCGATGCTCATCGCCACCGAGGACGCCAAGCTGGTCGAGGGCAACACCTGGAACGACACGTTCTGGGGCGTCTGCCGGGGCCGGGGCAGCAACTGGCTGGGCCGGATCCTGATGGAGGTCCGAGAGGAGTGTAAGAAGGAAGAGGGTTGAGTAGGATGTAGACACACGCTAACGTGGCGTAATGGCAGCCGCGCCAGATTCAGGTTCTGGTGCCCGAAAGGGCGTGGGGGTTCGAGTCCCTTCGTTAGCACGAATGTTCAAGTTCAGCAAGCTTCGTGAAGGAGTGTATGAGCTCAGGTTCGATGACCTGTACGAGCTGTGCATGACCTTCCTACGCTACCAGGAGTTCTACGAGAGCCCCCGGTACCAGGACCGCAAGTTCACGTTGGCTGAGTACATGTCGTGGTACGTCAAGGCCCAGAACAAGGACAACACCTTCACGTACCCGTCGGGCGACTGGGGCGGTTTCAACATCCCGGCCGAGGTCATTGGCCAGGTCCATGCCCTGGGCATCGACGACCCGAACCACTACGACCTGCTGATGTTGAGCATGTACCGCGTCATGATGGCACAGACCGACCGGGCCTACCTGATCGGCGTCCAGAGCGATGTCGGCGACCTCGACGTCCATGAGATGACCCACGCGATGTACTACCTCGACGAGGTGTACCGCAACCGTTGCCTCGGCATCCTGAACGACACCGACCCCGAGCTCATCGACGCCATCCGGCACGTGTTGTTTGCCAAGGGTTACACCGAGAAGACGCTGTTCGATGAGATCCAGGCCTATCTGACATCGGGCACCAAGATCTTCAACGACACCACAGAGCTCAAAGACTTCGAGGCTGGCTTCCAAGAGCTGCAGGCGAAGCTGAAGGTGGTCCACGTCGAGCACTACAGCGCCTTCACCAAAGACATCAAACCAATCTCTCCGTAATTCAGCTGGACAGAATGCCGCACTCCTAAGGCGGACGTCGGGGGTTCGAATCCCTCCGGAGAGGCCAGCTCCTCGTAGCTCAGTGGATAGAGCGCTTGCCTCCGAAGCAAGAGGTCGTGGGTTCGAATCCCACCGAGGAGGCCACGCCCCCGTATGCCGCCCGCCTTCTAAGCGGGAGAAAGCTAACTGGACCACATGCGGGTTCGAATCCCGCCGGGGGCTCCAAAGTCTTGTTCAACTGATCTAAGCGTGGTAGGGTGAGTCGAGGAGGTCATCATGACCCGAGCGCTCGCTGTCCTGTCCACGCTGTCCCTCGTAGTCGCATGTGGCAACACCCCTCCGATCACCGGTGAGACACCCGATGCGAATCTCTTGGAGGCGGGACACACCCTGGGTCCCGATGCAACGACGGATTCGAGTGATGGTGGCGGCATCGATGCGGGCAACAACTTCGATGCGGAAGCACCCGACACGGGCTACGACTTCTACCCTCCTGCACCGGGTCCCATCGTCTACTGGGGCGGGCCCATCATCACCAGCATTCCGCACCTCTACATCATCTGGTACGGTGACTGGTCGAACAACCTGACGCCTACAATCCTGGAAGACATGCTGACAAGCTTCGGGGGCACCCCGTACTCCCAGATCCTGACGGGGTACTACCAGACGCCGCAACCTGCTGACGGCGGCGTCGCCGACGCCGCCAAGACCTACGCCACGGGACAGCCTGCGTTGGTCAAGAGCATCAGCGTCAGCTACACCCGAGGCAAGAACCTGATGGCGGGTGACGTGCTAGGCATCGTCACCGATGCCTTGAAAGCGGGCAGCTTGCCCGCGGACACCGACGCGATCTACTATGTCCTGACGTCTTCAGACGTCACTGAGACGATGGACGACGAGGGTGACACTTTCTGCGGCACCTACTGCGGCTACCATGACGAAACAACGTACGAGGGAAACCAGATCAAGTACGCCTTCGTCGGTGACCCGGCCCAATGCTACACCAACTGCACCGTCCTCGGAGCCCTGTCCTCGTTGCCAGCTGACGGCGGTCTCCCGCCCAGTCCCAACAACGATTGGAGCGCTGACGGCATGGCATCTGTCATGGTCCACGAGATGTGCGAGGCAACGACGGACCCGCTGGTCTCCAGCGACCCTGCTTGGTTCGATCAGTTCCAAGAACAAGAGATCGGTGACATGTGCGTGTGGCGGTTCGAACCGACCTACGTCACTGACGCTGGCGCACGTGCCAACGTGCACTGGGGCGATCGCGACTTCTTGGTCCAACAGATGTGGGTCAACGGACCCGATGGCGGTGGCTGCGGATTGCACCCGTGATCCGACGGGTTGAAAAGCTCTTCTGTCGCATGGTATGATGGCTTCGCACCCCTCGGGGTCAAGGAGACAACACATGCGAAGAACACTTGTGACTTCCGCCATCGTTGCCGCGGGGCTGCTTCTGGCATCCTCTCCGGCGTTCGCTGACGGACCTGATTGGATGCTGCGGCTTGAGCCGGGCGTCGGCATCCCGCTCACCCAGCCCCAGTCCAGCCGGTTCGACCCGGGTGGCGCCCTGGCGCTGAAGCCGAGCCTGGCGTTGCTTCCCTTCCTCGATGCCAACGTGACGGTATCGGGTCTCGTCCTCCCGTCAAAGGTCTCCGGCGTCAACGCCGGCGGCGCGTGGGGCGGCGGAGTGGGTGCACGTCTGCACCGCCCGTTCGACTTCACCAACAACACCGGCTCGGGCTTCTCGGCAGTCGTCCCTTGGGTCGATGCTGATGCACAGCTCATCGGCACGGGCCCGCTGGCTCGCCCGATGTTCTCGGTCGGTGTCGGTGCGGAAGTCCCCACCAGCTCGGCACGCAACATCTGGCTCGGCCCGTTCGTCCGGTACGAACAGGCGGTCGATTCGCTCGATCACACTCCGGGTTACGACAACGGCGATGCCCGTGTCCTGATCGTCGGCCTCGAGATCGAGCTCGGTCCCAGCCGCGCCAAGCCGACGGTGACGCCGCCTTCCCCGGCAGAGCCCCAGCACGCTGACCTTCAGGTCCAGCTGCTGCCTCCTCCCGAGCCCCCGGCACAGCCACCGATCCGGGCTGAAGAGGTCGCCCAAATCACCGGCACCGTCCAGTTCGGTTTCGACTCGGCGGTCCCCGTCGCAGCAGACACCCTGCTGTCCAGCATCGTGTCGAAGCTCGCCGCCCACCCCGGGTGGAACGTCGAGATCGACGGCCATGCTTCCTACGAGAACCACCCGTGGGCAGAGAAGCACAACAACGAGCTCGCCGTCCGGCGCGCTCAGGCAGTCAAGGACGCTCTCGTCAAGGGTGGCATTCCCGCTGACCGCCTGACGGTGAAGGGCTTCGGCACCACCAAGCCCATCGCTCCGAACGACACCGAGGCTCACCGCAGCATCAACCGCCGTGTCGAGTTCACCGTCACGGTGAAGCTGGTCCCGGCAGGGAGCGCTCAATGAACAAGATCCTCATCGCATCGCTTGCCGTGGCGCTCGTCGCCTGCGGCAGCAGCGGCACCTCACAGATCGTCGAGTTTCCTGTCGACAACGACGGCGGCTCGGTGACCCAGCAGGACGCCGGTGCAGACGGCCACGTCACCCCGCCCCCATCGGAAGACTCCGGCTCGGGCGAGGACGCAACGACGCCACCAGGTGACGACTCGGGCACAGGAGAAGACTCCAGCGTGCCCCCGTCCGAGGACTCGGGTTCCAACGAGGATGCCGGCACCGGCCCCTCCACGGACTCGGGTACGGGTCCCGGTACCGACAGCGGCTACGGCCCCGGAACCGACTCAGGAACGTCGGTCGACTCGGGCACCGGTGGCAACCCCGACAGCGGGACGGTCACTGACTCGGGGACAGGTGGGTCCAAGGACTCGAGCACTCCCGAGGACTCGGGTTCCGGCGGCGGCAAGGACGCGGGCGAACCCGTGGACAGCGGTCACGGCGGAGGCAACGACGCCAGCTGCTGCGAATCGCAGTACAACCAGTGCATGTGCGAGTGCCAGAGCGTTTCCACCATGTGTGGCGACCGCGACCGGTGCGAAGCCAAGTGCGAGTGCGAGCTGAAGGTGTGCGAGGGCGAAGCGACCTGCTGCACCGAGTGATACGATAGCCTCATCATGAGGCGGTTGTTCCTGACGTTGGGGTCCCTGGTCTTTCTCACTGCGTGTTACGCGGAGTGGGATGTTCCACAGACCCCTCGTCGCGATCCTTGTACACAGGAAGTCCAGGACCGTACAGTCTACGTGGAGCCGGTGTGCAGGCAGCCACCGACACGTAACCCACGGGACTTCGAAGAAGATGATCCCGCAATCCTGAGGTGAGACATGGCACGCGAAGGCATCGTCAGCTCGAAGGGTCACCACAAGCGAACCCGCCTGTACCTGGGCATCAAGGGGCCGCGACCCGACAACAAGGCACACCGGGTGTCGGAAGCGAAAGAGCGCCTGGAGGCCTGGCAGCAGCTGGGACTGAAGGGACAGCTCGCGGCGCTGGATTCCCGCCTGGGCAAGGGCGTCGGTGCCAAGGCACAGCGCTCCCGCATCCAGAACCTGATCGACAACCCGCCGAAGCCCACCAAGAAGGCCAAGGCGGAAGAAGCCGGGTTGAAGCCCGGCGAGCTGGTTGTCATCGGTGCCGAAACGGGCACTGGTGAGCGTCTGAAGGCCAAAGACCGGAAGGCTTCGGAGCGTGCAAAGCGCCCGGGTTCGGACGGACGCAAGGCCTGATCCATACCTACTCGAAGGTGAGCCATGAACTTGGACGCACCTTCACGGCCGCATAGCTCAGTGGTAGAGCACCACCTCGACAAGGTGGGGGTCACAGGTTCGAGCCCTGTTGCGGTCACCCGTTTCTTGATCGTTGACAACTCGGAGGCAGCCATGGACGACGTGAAGCAAGTCATCGTCGTGCGGAAAGACCTGAACATGAGGAAGGGCAAGATCGCCGCCCAGGTCGCGCACGCATCGATGAAGTTCCTTGCGGACAACAACGAGAGCACCCGCGGTGATGAGATCATCGTCAAGCTCTCGAACGACGAGGCACAGTGGCTGCTGTCCGGGTCGTTCAAGAAAATCGTGGTCAGCTGTGACAGCGAGGACCAGCTCCGTGACCTGGTGTTCCAGGCCGAGCTGGCTGACATCGAGGTCCACCCGATCATCGACAACGGGCTCACCGAGTTTCACGGTGAGAAGACACTGACCTGCGCTGCTTTCGGCCCCTGCAAGGCCGAAGAAGTCGACAGGATCACCGGGAACCTCAAGCCTCTCTGAGGCGACGGCGCGTAGCTTAGCGGAAAAGCACCTGGCCTACACCCAGGGGACCGGGGGTCCGAATCCCTCCGCGCCGACCTGTTGTAGGATGGGGATGCCATGCTGAAACGCATCTTTTCTGTCGTCTTCGTCGCTCTTGGGCTCACCGTCATCGGTGCCACGTCTGCTCCGCAGCAGGCCGATGCCCAAGTCGTCTACTGCGGACACTGTTGTGGACACGATGCCTGGGGCAACCTGGTCATCGGCTGTACCCTGGTCCAGGCCTACCCCTGTGGCGCTGCATGCGAGTGCAGCAACGTTCCGGGCGTCGGCGTCACCTGCTACTGAACGAACGTCTGCCCCACGTCACGGGGCCAACGGAAGCGTGGCCGAGAGGCTTAAGGCGTTCGGTTGCTAACCGAATGGGGCCCGATGAGGGCTCCCGAGGGTTCGAATCCCTCCGCTTCCTCCATGGTGAACGACGGTCTTACGAAAGAACAGATCGAGCACCTACTCAACACAAGTCGCAATATCCGCGAAGCAGCAATGCGCAGTGGTGTTAGCCAAGGTGTTTTCGAACGACGTGCACGGAGTTTCGGTGTCTACCGACGCATCGGCTTACGTCATGGTTCGAAGATCCCGATCCAAGAAATTCTCGAAGGAAAGCACCCAGGATTTCCAACATTCCATCTTGCGAAACGACTTGTCAAAGAAAGAGTGAAGGAGTACAAATGCGAAGGATGCGGGATTGTTGAATGGCGAGGTCACCCGATCACTCTTCAACTTGACCACGTCGATGGGAACCCAGCAAATCATCATCTCGAGAACCTGCGCCTGATGTGTCCGAACTGCCACTCCCAGACGCCTACGTACGGTCACAAGAAACGATGATCAATTGTCCTAACTGCAACGAGCCCGTCACTCAGGTGTCCGCGCCCAAACGCGGCCCGTCGATGGACTCATCAGAGATGTGGTTGTGTCTCAAGTGCCCAGCCGTGGTGTGCATCCACTGCTACCATGACCACACAGGCAAGGAACACCCGGATAGTTACCGGGAGCAGCCCACAGGAGGCGGACAGAAAAACAAGAAGGGTAAGCGAAGGTAGAGCAACACGGAGGGTTGGCAGAGCGGTTTATCGCGCCCGCCTTGAAAGCGGGAGGGCCCAGAGACCCTGGGCTCCGGGGGTTCGAATCCCCCACCCTCCTCAACACGGAAGAGTGGCCGAGAGGCTGAAGGCGCCCGTCTCGAAAACGGGAGGACTCCGAAAGGGGTTCCAGGGGTTCGAATCCCCTCTCTTCCTCCATGTGTTACATGTGCCTCAAGGATGACATCTTCGGAGCCAAAGATCCAACAGATCGTCAGCGTTTGCGGGAACGTGCAGCCAGGATCAAGGAGCTGCTCCGCGAAGCTGAGGAGCGGAGCCAGGAGAACTGCCACATCGGCGATGCGGTCGTTGACCTCCTGAAAGAAGAACAGTACGAGATCGCCAGACAGCTCTGAAACAACGGAAGCGTGCGTGAGCGGCTGAAACGGCCACCCTGGAAAGGTGGTGGGGCCCGTAAGGGCTCCCGAGGGTTCGAATCCCTCCGCTTCCTCCATACCTAGACCATGAGGATCGCGCTGAAAGAGCTGCGTGCCCTGGTCGTGGAGGCCCTGGAGGGCGACGCCTATTCCAAGCGTGACGAGATGCTCGACACCTACTCCGACGTCTACAAGGAGAAGTACGGCATCCGGCCCCGGTGGAAGTTCAAGGAGTTCGAGACGATGACCGATGCTGAGATCGAGGCTGAGCTCAACCAGCTCTTCGATGCTCCCGGCGACTACGATGACGAACCCAGTGAAGAGTACAGCATGGAGCCGCAACCCCACGAGCCCGGTTACTACCCGGAGCCCGAAGGAACGGTGTCTCCCGAGGAACTGAAGGGCGTCCACCCGATGGAAGATGAACCCTCCAAAACCGGGATGAAACGAACTCTGAAGCGTTGAGTATAGTTACAGATACGCGGGCGTAGCTCAGTGGTAGAGTGCCACCTTGCCAAGGTGGATGTCGTGGGTTCGAGCCCCATCGCCCGCTCCAGAGACGTAGTACTATCGGGTCATGTTCCAGGGACGGAAAGTCGTCATCTGCGTGCCCTCCGGGCGCTACCGGTACCTCCGAGTGTTGCTGCCCTACCTGCTGGCCGATCGCCATGCTGATGTGATTGATGAGATCAGGTTGTGGGTCAACACTGACGTGGCCAGCGACCTCGAGTACTTCAAGCGAGTCGAAGAGACGTTCCAGAAGGTCAACCGGGTGATGCCGAAGGGCGCCCTGAACAAGGCGCTGTACGACGCCAAACGCGATCACTACCAGTACAACGACTCGATCTACCGGTTCTACGCTGACTGCATCGAGCCCAAGACGTTGTACTGCAAGGTGGACGACGACATCTGCTATGTGCATGATGACTTCTTCAAGAACATGTTCTCGGCGGTGATCGAACGAGAGGCGACCAACTTCGCCTGCGTCGGCAACGTCTTCAACATCCCGTACACTTCAAAGCTGCAACAGGACCGCGGCACTCTGGACACCAAGCTGGGTCACTCAACGGGCGATCCCCGGTGCCCGATCGCCTGCACCAACGGCGAGTTCGCCGCCCACATCCACAAGCAGTTCCTGCAGATGGTGGAGCTTGATGAAGTCGACCAGTTGTACTTCGATTCACACACTCTCCACGGCCGCCAGCGCATCGGCGTTATGGCGTGGTCAGGTGAGAACTTCCAGAGGTTCGGGGGTCGGGTCGGACCCCGAGACGAGGTCGAACTGACGACGCGGATCCCAGAACAACAACTGAAGCCGTTGTGGATCGTCGGCAATGCCGTGGTGAGCCACTTCGCTTTCTCCCACCAGCGCGCGGTCCTCGAAGACCAGACCAACATCCTCGGCAAGTACCTGGCCTTGTCGGTCAAGTTGAACGGAGACGTCGCAGCGTAGTAGATACAGATCATGCGGGTATCGGTCAGCGGTAGACCACCTGCCTTCCAAGCAGGCGCGCAAGCATCGTGGGTTCGAATCCCACTACCCGCTCCGCAAGTAACCACCCCCAAACCGTTGCTGGGAAGAGCCCGGCACGGCGTAGGTGAAAGCGAATGCGACCGTAGCTGAGTGGTAAAGTGGCGGCTTCCCAAGCCGCAGATCGTGGGTTCGATCCCCACCGGTCGCTCGAGGCAAATCATGATGAATGTCGAGCAAGAGAACGCGCTCCTGAAGGCAACCCTGAAGGAGATCTTGAGCATCGACGACGCGGCGGGCCGGGGTGACCAACCGGGCTGCATGCCGATGAGGTACGCGCTGTCGGGAAGCCTTCGTTACCGGTGGATGGACATCCGCCTCAAGGCGAAGCAGCTCCTTGATGGCAAGGTCGGCTAAACACACCCATCGGGTGGTGTACAGTAGTGCCATCATGAAGATCCGCAATGCTTTCATCGCCCTCGCGGCTTGCGCCGCCCTCGCCGTTTCTGGCTTCGCCTGCACCAAGCAGCAGGAGCAGACGGCACAGACCGTGACCACGTCGGCAAACGCTGTCTGTGAGGTGGTCTTCACCGCAGTCGACCCGACGCTGGCGCCCTTGTGCACCACGGCGGAAGCGGTCGCTCAGGCCATCGAGGCCTTGACGGCTCAGGCGTCGGCAACGCTGACGAACGATGCGGGTACTCCGGTCGCTGCAGCAGTCGTGCTGGTCAAGCCGACGAACGCCCAGGTCTACCAGTACCTGGCTGCTCACGGCGCGAAGACCGTCGCGAAGTGACGCAGTGCACATCCACGACACGTCGTGGTATGGTGCTGTCCTGAAGCGAGGCGTGACCTCGTCGGGTAGTCCGTGCCATGAATGAGTGTCCCAACTGCGGCATGTTGCCGTTTGCTTGTGTCTGCGTCCCGTGGTGCTACAAGCACGACAGACGTGACTACGACCCTCGCTGCGAAGAGTGTGAGCGGGAACACGTAGCCCAAGAGCGCAAGCGACAAGCGGCCCGCGCACAACGGCAAGCCATCTGGCGTCACCGTTGGGAAGAGTTCTGCAGCTTGTTCAGGTGAACGATGTCGTCCGAGAAGAAGCTGATCCGCGAACGTTTTCGTAACGAAACGTTCACTCGTGACAAGCACAGGTGCCGGGTCTGCGGCTGGGCGCTGTTCCGGCCCGGTGAAGTCGAGCTCGATGCTCACCACATCACTGACCGCAACCTGATGCCCAATGGCGGCTACGTCAAGGAGAACGGCATCTCGTTGTGCCCGACGTGCCACCAGAAGGCCGAGGTCTTCCACTCGACTGGAACCGCGCTTCCGGGCTTCGCTCCAGAGGACCTGTACCTCCTGATCGGCAGTACTTACGAACAGGCGGTCAAAGCCAGTGAGAGGCTCAAGTGAGAAAGAAGTGCAAGGTCAAGCACACGCGTCGGAAGGTGACACAAGAACAAGTCGACGCGATGAATCGCCAGCTCGAGCTGAAGGGCGCGAGCTACCGCCATGCCATCGACCAGAACGGCAGGCTGACAGAGACTCCCGTGCACTACGATTTGTGCGGCGGATGTTGGGTCTGAGGAACGCAGAAAGCACGCCACCATGGCTGGAACTTCGGCAGACGCGCCCGGCTCAAACCCGGGTCCCGAAAGGGGTGGGGGTTCGAATCCCCCTGGTGGCACCAGAAAACTCGTCGTACACTGCAAGAAGGAGCCGTTCGACGTCTACATCGGGCGACCCTCGCCCTTCGGTAACCCGTTCTCGCATCTTGCGAAATCCGCTGCGGAAGTCAAGACCGCGTCACGTGAAGAGGCGATCGCGTGCTACGAGGAGTACCTCCGGCAGAACCCGGAGCTGATCGAGAGAGCAAAACGAGAGCTGAAGGGAAAAGTCTTGGGGTGCTGGTGCAAGCCTGCGGCTTGCCATGGTGACATCCTAGCAAGGATCGCAAACGAGCCATGAATGTCTGATCGAGAGTACTACCGACGCCGCGACAGGAGACAGGCCATCGACATGGACCTGGACGAACGCAGAGATCTATCGGAGACTATCGTGAAGACGTACCCAAGCATCGCATACGCAAACGAATCGCACCTGCCCATCGTCGCTTTTGACAAGCTCGACGGCAGCAACATCAGGGCCGAGTGGACCAGCAAGAAGGGCTGGCACAAGTTCGGCACACGCAACAGGCTGGTCGATGAGACCGATCCAATCTTCGGGCGGGCCCCGGGACTGGTCCAGGGAAAGTACGGTGAGTCGCTGGCACAGCGCCTGCGGGACGCCGGCATCGATCGCGCCATGTGCTTCTTCGAGATGTGGGGACCCAGCTCCTTCGCCGGCATGCACAAGCTGGACGAAGAGCTGACGGTCACCCTGTTCGACATCGCTCCCTTCGCCCAGGGCATCCTGGAACCCGCCCGCTTCCTGAAGCTGGCTGAGGGCCTGGACCACGCACGGGTCCTGTACGAGGGAACAGTGACACCCGAGTTCATCGAGTCTGTCCGCGCTTCGACGCTGCCAGGCATGACGTTCGAAGGTGTCGTCTGCAAGGCGAAGAACGACAAGAAGACGAAGATGCCCATCATGTTCAAGCAGAAGTCACGCGCCTGGCTCGACAAGCTGGACGCCTACTGCGGGGACAACAAGGAACTGAGGAACGCGCTCATATGACCGTCGCTTCACCGCGACGGCCGTGAGCTAACCGGCCTGGTCGGCCGGGCGGGTCTTATGAGCTCGTGTGCATGGGTTCGATTCCTGCACGGCCGACCGCTTCTTGCAAACCGCTCGCAGGAGGGGTACTATGCCTCTGATGGCTGACCCCTTTGACGTCCTAGCGAAGCTGGTGCTACGTCACGACAACCTGACCAGTGCCCTGGCCCAGGGCTTCACCGAGCACGCTCGATTGCTGCTGGCATCGCTTGAGAAGTGTGCCAGACAGGGCTGCAAGGAAGCCGCCACCGTCCGCCACCAGGTGCTTGGGATGAAGTGTTGTGACCACTGCGCGGCTCACCTCATCACCAAGGCACGCAAGAACATCGCGAAGGATGCAGACCTTGACCTGAACCTGTTGCGGGGCATGGTCTCCACAGAAGACATGTGGGTTGACATCCCCAACGCAATCGCGATCAGACGTGCGCAAGACCTAGTTACCTTCACGGACCACAACCTCGAGCCTGACATGCCCGAGCGTGGTTCACCGGAGTGGCAGTGAAGAAGGTCAGGATCACGCTCAAGCCCGGCTGCACTGGCCGCAAGTTCTTCCTCTTCCCAAGCGGAGAGGCCCTCTATGTCTGGGCGTGTGCCCTCGAGAAGGGTGAGCAGGTCCAGGTTGAGGGGATCGTTGAGATCGTCCTTGAGCCGGGCGGCTTCATCGAGGCAGAACTCCTCGGCTTCGACTACGCTTACGACGACGGCGTCAAGCCCGGAACCCTCGCCACGTCGCTGAAGCACAAGCGGCTGGACCTCATCAGGTTGGGCAAGGCTCACGAGCCCCAGAACGCCTCGGGCACCGAGGTCAGTACCCATTCGGGTTGGGTGATGGGCAGCATGCTGCCGATGAAGCGTTACAGTGACCCGCAGATTGACGTGGTCCCATTGTCAGACAGGGAAGCCAAGCTCGACCTGGCCGCCCTGTTCAATGACGAAGTCCCAATCATCACTGACGACGAGCAGTGAGGCTCGCCACGCGGTTGTGGACGATGTGCCGGGTGATGACCATCACTTCGGGGTGACGTTGACGCAGAGCGCTAACCGCCGCGACGTTCTTGTGTGAGTCGTCGAAAAACTCGACTGCGGTGTAGCCGCTGCGCTCGATGCGTTTGCTGATCCAGTCGGCCTTCATCTGCGCCGAGGTGTTGCCCAGGGTGGCGATCTCAATGCCGGGCAGCCCGATCATCGTCAACCAGTGTTGGACTGGCTCGCTGTGACCCCTGGCCGTCAGGATGACGATGTTCTCGGGGCCATGGTGCGTATAGACGTTGTGAAGGATGCGGTTGACCCACTTGACTGGGCGAGGGTTGACCAGCTTCTCGAAGTCAGTGTAGTCGAAGGTGTCACCGGGTCGCTTCTCGTAGACCGCAAGCTCGCCCGGGGTCAGGTCGAACTTCTCGCCCGTTTCGGTGTTGGTGACATGGGTGCACGAGTCGGTCTTGACCAGCGTGTCGTCAAAGTCGAAGACCCACAGCTTGTGCTGCTCCTGCGACTCCCTGACGGCTCTGATGTACTCCCTCAGGAGCTTCGTCGACGAACCCACGTTTGATCGTACCCCACAGACACACAGTGTATCCAGCGCCGCGCTTGTGGTAGGGTAGGGGCATGGATCTGCTCGTCAAGGACTACCTGCGTGACCACACCTTCCGTGAGCTCGAGGACGAGCATGGTGTCTGCGCACGTCCCAACGTGACGCTGGACAAGTTCGCTCTGAACTACGACCAGATCCTGGCCAAGTCAGGGGACCCCGTCGCCGAGCAGTGCCGTGGCCTTGTCATTCGTCCCGTGAAACCGTTCTCGGTCAAGGGAAACGATGACTCATGGAAGGACCACCGCGTCGGTGAAATCGAGGTGCTGGCGTGGCCCATGTGTCGCTTCTACAACCACGGTGATGCGTCGGCTGCGGAGATCGATTGGTCACACCCTTCCCTGAAGGTCTACGAGAAGGTCGATGGCACCTGCATCATCCTGTACTGGGACCCGCTCCACGAGAAGTGGCACTGCGGAACCCGTTCTGTCCCCGAGGCTGACCTGCCCATCAACGCGGGCAACCTCGAGATCGGTGACACCACGTTTGCCCAGCTGTTCCTGAAGGCGCTCATCGCGACCCGTGAGGAGGTGTCTGGGAAGCCGGTCGACTGGGAGGTCACGGGTCCGGACAAGGTCATCCACCTCAACAAGGAGCTGACCTACGTCTTCGAGCTGGTGTCTCCCTACAACCAGATCGTGGTGACGTACCCCGAGCCACGGACGTACCTGCTGGCAGCTCGCCACACCCAGACGGGCAAGGAGCTGCCGATCGAGTCCCTTCGGATCGAGCATGTCCGCCGCCCACGCACCTGGGAGATCCGGGACGTGGCGGCACTGGCGTGCTTCGTTGATGCTGCGGACCCATCCCAACTCGAGGGCGCCGTCGTCTGCGTCCAGGTCGGCCCGCACTTCAAGCGCCTGAAGGTCAAGAACAAGACCTACGTCCTTGCCCACAAGTCGAAGGACACCGTGACGTCATCAGTGCGAAACGCGTTGGAGGCAGTCATCCTCGACAAGGCTGACGACATCATCCCGTTGGTCCCGGTCGACGTCCAGGACCGGCTTCGCAACATGCAGCGTGCCTTCAACGACTACTGCCGCGGCATCGATGCGAAGTTCGCAGAGTACAAGGCTGAGGCAGCGGGCTCGCGCAAGCGGTTCGCTGAACAGGTCCTGTTGGCGGGCGGCTTCACCGCGCCCTTCTTCAACCTGTGGGAGAACCGCGCCGTCAATGCTCGTGAGTGGTTCGCTGCTGCGTGCAAGAACAACAAGCTCTCGGCAGGCAGCCTCGACACCATTCTCGCGGCACTGACCCTGTAACCCCTGTTGGTGGGCCCATGAATTGTCTGTGGGCCCACCGTGAGGGCCTGTACAGCCTCCCGGACCGTGGTTACGGTGGATCCAGTAGGTCCCCATACTTACGAAATGGAAGGCGGGTGTTGCGATGATCGTAATCGACTTGATGGGTGACGAGGACGTCATCGTGATCGGACCCGAGAAGGACCCGAAGGAAGAAGCACGGCTCGAAGAGCAACGCAAGCGTGTGCTCGAGGAGATCTTCCGTCGGGCCCCGCAGCCCGCCCTCGAGATCGTCCCGGTCGACCCGGGCCGTTGATCAGCGGCTGAGCAGCGTGACGATACCCCCGCTGCTGTAGGCACCGGGAGTGTTGATGCTGGTTGTGATGGTCGTTGACGTCACGGCAGTGACCAGAGTGCCACCGCCACCGGTGCCATTGCCCGTGCCCGAATTGAGGCCAGTAGCTCCAACAACGCCCTGGATGGCAACGATGTCTCCAGGTTGGATCGAGTGGGCGCCGATGGTTACAACGCTAGGACTTGCATTCGTTGCCGCAGTGATGTTGTAAGTGATAGGAGTGATCAGGTTGTTGGAGTGGATGAGGGCGACACCGTAGTCTGCACCCCCGCCCGAGCTGCCCATCATGAAACCATAGTAGCTCAACCCTGACGGGCATGCAGTCGTGTTCCAGTCTGTCCAGTTGAACCCATCAGACGAGACTTGGAAGTGTAGGTTGACGGTGTCACACAATAGCCTGAGGTGAACACGGCCCGTACCGAACGCCATCTGGACTGTTGGGGCGCCGCTGGTCTCGTTGTTGTTCACTGTGCGACCCTGGCCCGGTGTGTAGGCCTCTTGGTGGAGGTACGGGGTTGAACCGTTTGATGAGACAGTTATTGTATAGACGGTGCCCGTACCCGATGTGTTGCTTGTTGAGACGCAGACACCGAACGCAGGGTAGTCGGACTGCACGACTGGGTACCAAGTGCCTACGAGGGTCACAGCCCATGAAGCAGACGGCGACAATCCCGCGCTAGAGATCAAAGCTTGGGATGAGTTGCCACTGTTTCCTGCCATCGAAGCGCGGACAGTGTCTGCATATTGCGACAAGCTCATGATGCCCACGATGGAGTAGCTTGAGGCTAGCGCTCCTTTCGGCATGTATTCACCGGCAAACTGTTGCCATGATGTAGTACTCGGGTTGTCGTAGTAGACGACAGGAATATCAGTGCAAAAGTAGAGGGTACCCGAACCCGTCGCAGCCGGTCGAGAGTTTGCTGGGCCACTGTTTGATCCGCCACCGACCGTTGATGGTGACCAACCCGAAGATCCAAGGACCCACGTCTGTCCAATTCCTGGCTTTCCCATTCCTGGCATGACGATCCTTAAGTAGCCGAGTTCTGTGGCGGGTACGAACCCATCACGGTGATGTCGATCAACGGATGACCACTCGGGTTGGGAGTGTTGACGCTGTTTCCGTACCAGGTCTCCCTGCTGGCTCCCGCAACGTAAAAGCCCGTCAGGACGTAGGTGTAGAGGGTGAAGCTACCTCCTCCACCCCCTGAACCCGTCGTTGCCTGTTGGAAGTTGAGCAGCTGGGCGTAATAGCCCGTGGTGCCGCCGCCCAGCTGTGACCCAGTGATTGCAGCAAGCGAGGCCGTCGCCACGTAGCTGGACAACGGTTGCTTGCCGAATGAACCCGTGTACGATGAACCCGAGACGATGAACGTCGTCAGGCCAGTAGCGCCCAGCTGCGACCCCGTGAACGCGGCGAGCGAAGCTGTCGCTACGTAGCTCGGGAGTGGGAAGGCTCCGATCGAGCCCGTGTACCACGAGCCTGAGACGATTACTGAAAGGTCTGTCGCCACTTGTTAGTTCACCTCTCAGATCAGGGCGGTCCCGGCCTGACGAATGTGATGCCAGCACGGGAGATTCCCGACCTGGGCACCGTCCGGTTCTGGCTGTCCCATGGGATCGAGTACACCGTCTGGCCCAATGAAGGCGAACTGGTGATGAACAGTCGGTTGAAGTCCCACCTGACCATCGGAGACGGCGCATTGAAGACTGTCCTGATGAAGTCGATCTGGCCCAAGTAGCCCGACATCTGGACGGGGGTGGCTTCGAAGATGCCAACCGGGATGTCGTACTCGTCGTAGTAGGCGCCGCCACCCGCTCCCACCCCGCCGATCCCCCCGATAGAACTGGACAACGCCGAGTTTGGGTTGAACACCGTGTTGGTTTGGAAGAACGCGCTGAGGTCCATCACCAGCGGCCGGACGCTAGCCGTCAGGTTGCCGATGATGCCGCCCTGGCGACCAGAGGTTCCAGCGATGTCTCCGTACACCGTTTCGTTGCTCGTGCTCCAGGGCATCGCATCAACGCCGTCCATGATGACACAGTAGGGAGTGAGCGTTGCTTGTTGCCCGTATGGCAATCCGTTCCGGGGGTTGTAGAGGCCCGAGTATGAGAAGCTGCAGGGAGATCCCGCGTAGGTGTCCTGGCCATCGAACCAGAAAACCCATGAGTCATCGTCAGCAACGATGTGCATCCGCATGTCTGATGTCAGGTTGGCGTTTCCTGCCACTATGCAAGCGCAGTTCTCTGCAAAGTGACCTCCCGTTGAACCCCACTGGAACGCTCCGGTGTTGCCGTCGTTGCTCCGCGGGAAGATCATCACTCCGGTACCGGCCCCATAGCTGCCGCTTGCGGGCGGAGCACCCCAGACGCCGTTGAGACCATTGGTGGGCGCGTTGCCACATTTGACATCGATGCCCAGGGTGCCCGTCAGGGCGTTCATGCCGCCGCGCCAGGGGTTGCCGAAACCCGCAGCGAGGCTGCCCGACGAGCTGCCCCCAAAGCCGGTCAGACCCGGCCCAGTGATCTGGTTGCCGGAGATGGGTCCCCCGGAACCGCTGATGCCGATCGCGCACTGGTAGCCGATGTAAGCATAGTTCTGGTTGATGGGTCCACCGTTGCTCGAGACGCCGTTCAAGTAGCCCGGGTAACCCGCGTTGCCCTGCCCGTTGGTGGTTCCCCAAGCCTGCCCGTTGGTGCTGTTGAGCGAACCCGTCCACTGGAAGAAGTGGTAGACGTCGAAGCTACGAGCCACAGTTGGGTTCGCGCGGACGACGAACCAGGCGTTGTTGCCGAAGGTGGCTCCACCCGAAGCTGTCTGGGCGTCGACGTAGCCCGTCCCCGTGCCCGCACCCGAGGAGGCAGGACCGTTGGTCGAACCATAGTTCAACGCGATCAGCGTGTAGTTCGGGTGTGAGGTGAAGAAGTCGTACAGGTTCTTGAAGACGTTCTGAACGTTGTAGTTCTCGTTCTTGTTGCAGATGTAACACTCGATCTTGCCTCGTACGTAGCCGCTCATATCACAGCCCTCCTCCCAGACTGGTGACGAACGTCACTCCTGCCACTGTGGTCCCGCTCCTTGGCACCGTGTTGTTCTGCGAGTCCCAGGGAACTGAGACCTTTGACTGCGCCAGGGTCGTTGACCCGATGAAGATGCGGGAGAAGTCGCTCTTGGTGTCGTTGGTGTTGACGTTGTACATCTCTTTGATGAAGACGATCTGGCCCAGGTAACCCGTCAGCTGGGTGCCGCCGTAGTTCTCGAACTGGCCAACCCAGATGGGCCACTCGTTGTAGACCGTTCCCAGGTTTGCCATCTGGTGGTCTGGGTTGAAGTTGGTGTCAACAACGAAGTTGTTGGCATAGTGGTCGATTGACACGCTGTTGACGGTGCCCGACACTGAGTTGCAGATGCCTCCCATGTACTGGTCGCTGCTGGTCGGCGGTGCATACTGGTTGTTGACACCAAACGGCATGGGTAGGGTTTGGTATGCCCACAAGCACACGAACGGGTAGTTCAGCTCGACGTTCTGGGTGTTCGGCCGTGGCACATAGAGGCCGCTGTAGATCATGTAGTAGTTGCCGTTGTCGGTGTAGTCAACCATGAGGCACCATGAGTCATCGTCTCCAACGATGCTCATCCTCGTCTGTTGCGTGTCGATGTCAAGGGCATAGATCAACCCGCCGTCTTGGGCCAAGTGGGCGTAGGTCCCTGCAATGGTTGTCGTTCCCTGTGCTCCATCACAGCTTCGAGGGAAGATCATCACCCCAGTGCCGCCGCCCGACGGAGCTCCCCAGACAGGGCCGGCCCCGGCAATGGCCGCGGCAGATTTGGTATCAGCACCGTTGACGTTGGAGGTTCCTTTCCAAGGGTTGCCGTTGTTGGGGCTGAGGCTGCTGCCCCCAGTTCCACCGATGCCGATAGCTGCCTGGACGATCAGCGTTGTGTAGTTGGTGTTACCTCCCACGCCGTTGACAGCATTCCCATAGGCATAGCCTGCCGCCAATGCTGGGTTGCCTGGTGAGGCTCCGAGCTCGTAGCTAGTACCGACTTGGGTGGGTGAACCGCCCCATTGGAACAGGTAGTAGACGTCGTACGGACGTGCGGCAGTGGCGTTGGCCCTGACAACGAAGAAGGCGTTGTAACCGAAGCTGTTGGCTTGGTTGTAGTAGTTGGTGCCGGTGCCCGAGCTGGTGCTGTTGGGCAGGTTGGCTGCCGACGAACCGTACTGCAACGCGATGACGGTGTAGTTTGGGTGGTTCGAAAAGAACGAGTACAGGTTCGTGAAGAACTCCTGCGTCTGGTCCTGCCTGTTGATGGGGGCGAGGACACACTCGATCTTGCCTCTGACTAGTCCGCTCATGTGTTCTGCCTCAGGTCAAAGTAGATAGCGAGGGAGCGACGAAGTTGTACCCCTGCAAAGTGTCTCCCGAGCGTGGGATCGTCTTGGTTTCCTTGTCCCATGGGATGGCGTACTTGGGCGATTCCACGGCGTTGGCACCGACGAAGAGGCGAGAGTAGTCTGACAGGACGCCGTTCGTCGGTACATTGTACACTTCCCTGAAGAAGTCGATCTGGCCCAGGATGCCGCTCTGGTTCTGGCCCCCGACTATCTCGTAGATCCCAACTGGGATGTCGAGCATGTCGAAGGTGCCAGGAGAGGTCCCCCACTGCTTGTTGGGCCAGAAGTCAGGCTGCGTGTTAAAGACCGAGTAGTGATCGACTTGGCACCCGGCCGAGCTGCCCGTCAGGACGTTGACAATGCCGCCCTCGTATGCGGTCGTCCCTGCCAGGCTTCCGTAGACGTCACCGAACGTGTAGTTGTTGGCTAGGGGCAGGCCCGTGCCGCCCCCGTCAATGACCACGTATGGGTACGGGATCGACAGGTTGGTCCTGGGTTGGTAGAGCCCGCTGTAGTTCAGGTTGTAGAGGTTGCCGTCGCTGTAGTCGACCGTCAAGATCCATGAGTCATCATCACCGATGATGTGGTACCGGATTCCTGTCTGGCCCGTCCAATACACCAACAACGTCATGTTCTGGGCCAGCGTCACGGTGCCTCCGTGGTTGTTGTTGCTGCGCGGGAAGATGATGACGCCGGTGCCACCGCCCGAGGGCGCTCCCCAGATGGGGCCCGTTGATGCTTTGGTGTCAGCGCCGTTGGCTGCGGACGTTCCCCTCCATGGATTGCCGTTTAGCGGGCTCAGTGAGCTGCCTCCTGAACCACCGATGCCGATGGCGGCAGCGTGTGCCAAGACCACGCCGTTGGCGGAGCCAACCAAGCTGCCATTGATGGTGCTGCTGCCCTGGATCAATGCGGTCGTCCCCGCCGTTGCTCCAAACTGTGGGCTGCCGTAGTTGGTCGGACCAGCCCACTGGAACATGTGGTAGACGTCGTAGGGTCTTGTAGCGGTAGCGTTGGCCCTGACAACGAAGAAGGCGTTGAAGCCCCACGAGCCGTTTGGGTTGTTCCAGAAGCCCGTTCCCAAGCCAGCTGCCGTCCCACCGGGCACTTGGGGTGATGTAGCACCGTAAAACGATGCGATCAGCGTGTAGTTCGGGTGTGAGGTGAAGTAGTTGTACAGATTCGTGAAGATCGCCTGTACATTCTGCGTGTAGTAGTAGCTGGTGGAGCTGGTCGGCACCACACACTCGATCTTACCCCTGATCAGCCCACTCATAGCGTCCTCCTTGGATCACGGGACATTGTTGCCCGTCCATTCTGCGATCAGTTCGACGCCGCCCACGTTGATGAAGTTGCTGCCCGATGGGTCAGCCCACCCACGGGCCAAGAAGATCCCTGAACCGGTCACTTCGCTTAGGATGCTGGTCAGGCTGACCGACAATGCTTGGAGACCCGTCGGCAGCGATGCCGTCAACACAGAACCCAACACCTGTCCCGGAGTGCCGTTGATGATGCCGTTGTAGTCATAGAGGTCCACGTAGGCATTGCCGGTACCATAGACGGGTTGGAACAGCGCCCTGAAGTAGAAGTTGAGGCCGAAGAGGCCGGTGTTGAACTTTGACGGGTCCCAGTACAAGACCCCCAAGTTGGCCTTGTTGGCCAGGTACTGAGGAGACGTCACCATCGCCGACAACATCGGGAAACGGGCTTGACGGGTGACGGCCGAACCAGTGATGGGCTGGTTTGAACCCGAAGAGAAGGTCAGGAGACCCAACACCGTCAGGTTGCCATCGAAGACGCTGTTTCCGGTGCCGTTGACGGTCAGGTTTCCCCCGATGGACTGGTTGCCACCCACCGTCAGGTTGTTGGTGATCTGGACCGATGCTGTGGTGAACAGCAGGTTCCCTTCGTCGTACCAGCCGCCGTTGACCAAGCCCGTCTGGTAACCCGCATCGAGCTCGTACAGGAACAAGTTGGTCGGCATCGATGACTCACCGGTGTTGCCTCCCGAACCGCTGACGGTCTGGCCCATCAGCTGGTAGTTGTAGCTGCCCGGTGTCACGTTGTCGATCCACATCAGCGAAGTGGCCGTGTTCCAGCTGTTATCGTTCTCGCCGTCGACCAGCTGGAAACCGTACGATGACGTGGCGAGGTTGCTGCCGTTGCGGAACAAGGTGAACGCTGAACGGCCGCTGTTGCTGTCAGGGTTCATGTTGGCGTTGGACAACGCCAGGACAGGCCGACCCCGGGTGCTGATCTCCAAAGCGGGAGAGGTACCGATCATGTCGGTGAAGCTGCCACCGGTGTTGGTAGCAGCGGTAGTCTGGGCGAACTTCCAGTTGATGTCAGTCAGCTCCCAGCACGCGATGATCTGTTTGGTGTTGTTGGCACCGTAGGTGTGGCTGGTACCTGCACCCAGACGGGCCTTGACGACATACTGGTTGCTCGAGCCGAAAGTGGGCCCCGTGTCCAACCAGAACAGCATGGCAGGTTGGAACTCATTGGCGGATGGGATCGCTAGCGTCTGGGTGCCCTGGGTAGCGTTGCCGTACTCGACGCCGTTACGGAAGAAGTCTGCAGCTGACCAGTCACCTGCTGCCGTGGCCCTGGGGTCGACCAACGCCATGACCAAAACTGGGTTCTTGACCGGGATGATGCTCGCTGACAGGCCGTTGATGGGAGTGTAGCCTCCATTGATCAACGTTGAGTTTGTCGTTGAGCCGGTGACGATGTTGGCGTTCCTCATCTCCCAAGCCTGGATCGATGCCGGTCCCGCGCCGTAGGAGGTCAGGTAACCCGTGCCCGCTAGGGCGTTGGCTTGGTAGGTGTAGGTGTGGACACCAGCCGGCGGAAAATCGATGAAGAAGCAGCTGGCATTTTGGTTCCATGACTGCAGCCTCGGGCCAACCACGATGATGCCGTAGGTCGGATCACCGAGGTTGGTCCCATCACGGGTGATGGTGAACGACGTCTGTGCCAGGTTGGTATAAGCGAGCCAGTTGGCTTGGCACAGGACCATGACGGCGCCGCCAGACGAAGTGATCGTCGTCGTCAGACCTGGGATCGTGTTGAAACCGTTGTAGTTGGTGGAGTTGATGGCCACCGAGTCTGGATTGGTGTTGCTGACCCAGTTGGCGGGAGCGTAGGCGTTGCCCGCCACCGATGCAGTGATGGAGTAGTAGTTGGTCGAACCTGATGGGATCAACAGGACGTTGACCTCACCCGTTCGCATGTTGCCATCCCCCGGGACCGGGTTGGAACCCGTCCATGGGTAGGTGGTCCCTGACGTGATGTAGTTCAGGGTGTAGATGTCACCGGCATTGGCCAGGAAGATGCCGTCCATGAAGACTAGGCTCTGGTCAGTGGGTGAGGAACGGTACGTGGTGCGTTGCAACGGGATGCCGTTGCCGTTGTTGGTGCCGCTGAGCTGCAGGGTGATGTAGGCATCGCTACCGTAGGCGTTGAAGTCCGCCATGAAGCGGTAAAAGCCTGACTGCAGGAAAGTGAACTGAGCTCCGTTACGAAGGACGTTGACGTTGAGCGAGTCAACCCACTGGCCCCCATTCAACGCTTCGGTGAAGGCGGTGAAAGAACCCGTTTGGTTCCAGTAGAGGGACGCCGTGGTATAGCCCGTGTAGATGCCGAAGGCGCCCGGGATAGCGGCACCGGTGTAACCAGGCACGCTGACCTGCGCGTTGCCACCCACGTCTGTGACAGTGACGCCAGAACCCACAAAGTTCATCAGGGTGTACGGGTCGTGCGGCAGCGCGACTCCCTGATTCTGCAGGTTGACGCCTGCGGTGCCCCCTCCACCCCCGCCACCGGACCCGCTGAGGATGATCTGGCCAGCGGAGTTGCTGGTGACATAGACGTTGCCGATGCCGACGATGAACGGGTTGCCTTGGGCAGTCTGGGTCAACGAACCGGTGAAGCCCGTTGCGGGCCCGTTGGGCCCGGCGCCGACGATCAGGTTGCCGCTAACGATGGCATCTCCACCGAAGACAGCGACCTTGCGGTTGGCGACTCCCGCCGGGACCCCGATGGTGCCCGAGATCCAGGTGAAGACATCGGACCCGATCATGCTCAGCGAGGTACCGGTGCCATCGACGCTGAGACCACCCTCGGTGTGGGTGCTGCCGCTGATGACGACGTTGCCGCCGAACACCGCAACCTGTCGGCCTGAGGTACCCACTGGGATGCCCGTCGTGCCCGACACAAAGAAGAAGACGTCTGACCCGATGTCACCAGCGACCCTGCCTTGGGTGTCGATCGCTACCGACGACGTGGTCCGGATCTGGGTGCTGCCGGGGTAGATGGAGGCGCTGGCAATGCCGTTCTCGACCCACGCGTTGGGTCCAGAATATGCTCCGGAGGCGACGAAGTTGGAACTGCCACCGATGGTCTCGTTTACTGAGACACCTGACCCGGTCAGGTTCATCAGCATCAGGGTGGCACCCTGGTACGAGATCTCCCGGCTGCCCGCCGACAGGTAAGCAACTGGGTTGATGGTGGGCAGGTTCGTGCCACCCATGGTGGCTTCCAGGGTGTAGGTGTGGGTCCCGGCCGCGAGACCCGCAACGTATCCCATCAGGCTGCCGCCGAAGCCGTCACCGCTGGTGCCGATCTCGGTGAAGGTGCTGAGGTTCGCGCGGACTGTTCCGTCGACCAACACGTTGACCCACATCGTGTTGTCGCCCGTCGATTGGCCTGACCACTTGGCCCAGATCCCGACGTCGGTCCACGAGCTGGTGACCGTGCACAGCTGGATGACTGTGGGTTCCATTGGAACGGTGATCGATGATGTCAACGAAGCGGTGACAACGTTGAGCGGCGCGGCGGGCCCGGTGATGACGTTGTTGGGGGTCAGGTAGTCAAACCGGAGGCGTCGGAACGATTCGACGATGTGGTTACCCGTCGTTGATGCCAGACCAAAGAACGCCGCTGGGTTGCCAGACCCAGTGACGGGCAAGCCGACGTAGAGCTCGCTTGGACCGATGTTGAGATCGCCAACCAGCAGCTGTTGCATCTGGTTCGTTGAGGGCCAAGTGTCAGTTCCATTGATGATGCTACCCGAGCCGATGAACCACGAGTACGTCCGACCGTTGCGGTCGTACTGCAACATCATGACGTTGTACGTCTCGTACCCGTTCAGATCGATGTTGTAGTAGTTGGTGCCGTTGGCGTTGACCTGTGGGTTGTAGCCCAGGCCAGCGTAGTAACCCTTCTTGTTGGTGATGTTGAAAGTGGTAGGAGAGTAGCCCAACGAACCCGTGGTACCACCCAACGTCAGGCCGAAGACTGCACCGTCGTAGTTGGTGCTGACGCTGTCTTGGTTGATCCACCACCACAACCTGATGTTGTGATCGGGCAGCGAGTATCCTGAGAACAAGTTCTGCAGCTGGATCGCCAGCACGGGTGCCGAGAAGGTGCCACCAAAGATGTCGTCTGCGGACGAGTTGGTCCACTGGACACCGGTGCCGTTGACGACTGCTGCTGACGAGGCGTTGCCCGCGTTGAGCTGGGTGAAGACGAAGTTGTCGATCGTCACCGTGCTGTTGCCAGTGAAGGTCTGGTTGGGTTGAGCGTCGAACGGGATGTCGACGGCGGTGACCCACCCTGCTCCTGACGAGGTGACCTGTTGGGTGACATTGATGGTGAGGGGTTGAGCGATCAGGAAGATGCTGATCTCACCTGTCCGCATGTTCTCAGTGTCAGGAGCGGGACCACCGATGGGGTCGCTGGGTCCCCACGTCGATGCCGTCCATGACTTGGTGGCGAACTCCAGGGTGTAGTTGACGCCCGCCGTCAATGGACAGATGGCGTCCATGATCAACATCGTGGGCGTGTTGTCGTCGTAGCTCGTGCGCTGCGCCTCGGTACCACCCGTCGTGCCCGACAGGCGCATTGCGATGTACCCGGTGCCCGCATAGTTGAAGTCAGTGCGGACCCGGTACAATCCTGTCTGGTTGACAGTGAAGACTGACCCGTTGCGGGTGATGCCGTTTTCGACGGTGTCGAACCAGTTGGTTGGTCCACCACTTAGGTACGACGTCCAGTTGGTGTCATTGGGCCACGTCAACGAGCCAGTGCAGTACCCGTGGTAGACGCTTGCAGTCACCGAAGAAGCAAGGCTGCTGACGGTACCACCGCCCGTTGAACTGATGGTGAATGCGCCCCCAGGGCCCCCATCAGTGAAGGTGATGCCCGAACCTGCGTTGATCGTTCGAGCATTGACGTCTTCTGCGTCGGGGTCGACCAACAGATAGCTGGCGTAGAGGTTGGCTCCGATGCTCTGCGATGCAACGATGGAGCTTGAGATAGCGACGGTGAGGGTGCCGCCGGGACCGCTGTCAGTCAACGTGACACCGAAACCGGGCGTCAAGACCCGAGCTTCGGGTGGTTGTCCCGAGCTGGCGCTGGTCAACAGGTATGAAGCATAGTCGTTTGCATAGATGCTGCTGGACACCGTGTAGGCGGTGCTAACGTTGGAGACCGACGTGCCGCCGGTGCCTGTCAGGCTGGTGATGTTGCCGGTGCCGCCCGAGCCGCTGATGACGACCTGCCCGTTGGATGACGTGGTGATTGCAACGCTGCCAGCGCCGACCAGGTACGGAGTGTGCCCATCGGCAAGCAACTGCAACGAACCCGAGAAGCCACCGCCCGTCGCGGTGCCCTGGGCGATGATGCCCAATGATGCAGTGATCGATGGGGCCTTGATGGCGCCGGTGAAGGTGGTGCCCGATACCGTAGCAACAACGCTGGGGTTGATGTTGACGGTGTAGGTGTTCTCGGGACCACCGTCAGTCGCTGAGAGCCCGAGGCCCGCCGAGAACAAGCGACTATTGGGCAGCGAGCCCGTCAACCCCAGGAGCAGGTACTCGGCACTGGAGGGTGCAAACTGGCCTGCGAACTCAGCGCTGCCTGAGATGATCAGGTTGCTGCCGTCGTACGAAACGGTGACAGTTCCCTCGCCGATGAAGAACGTTGGATCGATCGACAGCTTGGCCGGCGCGCCCGAGCCCACCAGAACGCCGACGGAACCCGTCACTGAACCCGCGCCGCTGCTGCCGCTGATGATGAGGTTGCCGTTGGGCGCCGTGGTGATTGCAACGCCTCCCTGACCGACGAAGAACGTTGGGTCAACTGAGAACTGGGCGGTGCCCAGAGCGTTGGAGACGGTGACGCCGCGAGAGCCGGTCAGGATGCCGTTGCCGACACCGGTGACCCGACCATAGGCATCAGCGGTAACTGTTGCGAAGTAGTAGGTGCCAGCGCTGGCTCCCAGGATCGTCGAAAGATCGAAGTAGACCTTGGACCGCGGGCCGTCATCCGTCATCAGGATGTTGACCGAACCCGTCATGTATCGGGACTCGGGGAGGTCGCTGTTCAAGCCGACGGTGACGAAAGTGTCGTCTGGGTTGGCGCCAGAGCCACCGCTAGAACCGATACCTGCAGTGAGACGGTACCAGTTGCCGTTGATGAAGACCAACGCTAGCGATGCTGTCGTGTCAGACAACGTCACCAGCTCCATGCCGTCGATGGTGTAACCCGTCGTCGGGTAGATGTCGATCGGCACCAGGTCGCTGGTCCCGGTCAGGTCCTTGACGAAGTGCAGTTCACCCTCGCGGGGTGTCTGGGACAGGTACAGCGAGATGCGCCCGCTGACGGGGGTCGTGATCAGGCTGACACCGATGACGGTGTCGTCAGGGCTGGTCTGAAGGATGCCTTTGTTGGCGAGGGTGACGTCGTAGTTGGTGGCGTTGATGCTAAACCGGCCCAGCAACGTCATGTCGGCAGGGGTGCCGTTGAGGCCCACCTGCACATCGCCAGGGATCACAACGCTAGTGATCGCACCTGTGTTGTTGTCGCGGACGAAGACGAAGAACGACTGCGTCGCTTCGTTCTTCTGCCCTGTCCCTGTGGTCTGGCCCTGTGCCGGCATCTAATCCCGCGCCCCGGTGATGAGGATCAGCTCTAAATTACCCTACCGGTCAGAGACGAAGGTTACCAAAGATGTCCTGGCGGAACGTCAAGATGTGCTGGTTGAGGGCGAGGATGTTGACGGCTGGACGGTTGGTCGGCACCCCCTCGATGTAAGGGAAGGACGAGGTGCACTCGAAGTCCACGTTGCTGCTCCAGGTGTTGATCGGGTCAGTCAACCTGCCATCGGGGCTCATGAACTTCACGGTGACAACGGCCTCCTTGACGCCCGGCTGGAAGTTGGGCTCAGACGGGTTGTTCTCGGGCGACTCGTAGAACTTAGAGTAGGGCCGTTGCTCTAGCATGTCACGGTTCTGCCCAAACCTGCCCTTGCGCCAGTAGGCCTTTGAGAAGGTCGGCAGCCCGCTGTAGACACCGTACTTCCATCCCCTGATCACTGGGGAGTAGCAGAAGACGCTGTTGTCAACGCCGTTGATGCCCTTGCCGTCCGGGTGTGGGCCCTCGACGTTGCGAAACTCAGCGAAGTGACCGGTGCCCAGCAACGAGGTGCCCTCATCGATCAGGTCGTTGACGACGAAATAGGTGTTCTTGTCACCGAAACCGTACAGCGCTCGGGAGATGTCGTTGAAGGTGGCGGATCCCGTGGTGAAGTACCCGTACTGGTTCCAGTAACCCTCGAGGCTACCGCTGCTGAACATCGGACCGACCTGGGCATCGGCGAGCCAGTTGTAACACGTCGCGTTGGCCGAGTAGACCAGGCCCTGGATTGGGACGTAGAGGAAGATGGTGACGTAGAACCATCCAAACCCCGGGAAGAAGATCGGGATGTAGAACTCATCCAGGTTGTACCCAGTGATGGTCGACTCAACCGACGTCTCCTGTGCAACGGGCCCGAACAGGAAGCCGCTGCAGGCGATGGGGGAGATCGCCTGTGCGATGGGTGATCCCGCCGGGTAGGTGTAGTTGTAGGGAGGATTGGGCAGCTGCGTCGTCACTGCGGGCTGGTACAGGTACGTGGCGATGAGGCCCTTGGAGATGTTGAGCTGCCGTGCGGCGTTGGCATAACGTGGCTCAAACGGGTATGCCTTCGTCCAGTTGCAGTTGATGAGGGGTCCGTAGTTGCCCTCGACCTCCAGGAGGTAGGGCCACTGGTAGTCGAAGATGCTCCAACCCAGGGGCTCGGTCCCGGGCGGCAGGTAGGCACCCAACGGGGCCTGCCCGATGTAGGAACCCGACACCACGTTGACCTGCTCTGAGTTGCCGAAGGCACCGTAACGAGCGACGAAGATGCCACACCCGTCGGCTGCAAAGCACTGGTCGATGGCGGGCATCAACGAGTCCCAGTACCGCTCAGAGTCATCAAAGAACTGGGTGGCGCGGAAGTTCTGGAGGCCCACCTGCTCGACCCAGGGCTGGGTGCGGTAGGCCTTGGACGGGTTCGTCAAGGCATCAGTCCATGACAACGACAACGTTGAGGGAACGGAGTTGATGACGATCTTGTTAGGCAACGGGGACCGGGGAAGACCGGTGCCAGTGTCTCCGCCTGCGGCTGTCCTGATGTCATGGAAGATGCTGGCGCTGAGCGTGGCTCCCAATGCACTGATCTTGCGATCACGTTCTCCTTGGACGAAGAAGTTGCCCAGGCCGAAGACGGGTTCTGCTGTCAGCAGGTTTCCCATCATCACGTTGTCGGCCATGCTGCCCGAGAACTCGTTGCGGTAGGCGGGCTCAAACTGGTCCAGGACTGGGTCAGCACCGATCAGTTCATGACACACGTCAGATGCCAGCGGCTGGTTCAGGGTGTCATGGTACTCGACACCCTCTGCGATCTGGCTACCGTACAGGGTGATGTGGATGTTGCCCGGCATCAGTTGGACATCGTGGGATCCCGTGGTCATCAGCCCTTCTGAGGCGTTGATGACGACCGGTCGCATCTTGGAGATGCTGAGGACAAGCTTGTCACCCGGCATCACCAGGTAGGGTGATTCGAAGTGGCTCTTCAAAGAGACGACTGCGTGAGCGAAGGTGAGGAACTCGTAACCTCCCTGGCTCTCGCCTGCTTTCAACACTGCCTGGACCGACTGTGGGATGTCGCTCTCGTTGGGACCCACATAGAACGGGCTGGGAACAGAGTTTCCCGTCTGGTCAGCTGCGTTCTGCAGAGTGCCGAACTCATTGCCCAGGATTGCACGACCCGCCTGTTGGAACCCGGTGCCGGCACGGCCGAGGGGTGCCACGCTGGGCGTTGTCATTGCGTTGACGAAGGTGTTTGATCCGAGAACGCCAGCGCTGGGCAGCGGCAACGTCGGGTTGTTCAACAACGCAATCGTACCCGAGGCGGTCGTTGAACCCAGGGGCTCGTAGATGAGGTTGAAGTAGGCGAGGTCCACACCCGCCACGCTCGTGGCCTGTGCTTGTACAAGGACAGATCCCGTGAATGACAAGTCCCCTGGCGCTTGGACGACAGCACCTGCCGGGTTGGCGAATGACAGGAAGCCGAACGGGCGGAGGAAAGTGTACTCGTATGGGAAACCTGAACCAGTGTACTTTGTGAAGAGGACACCCGACACGTAGTCCACTGAGTGGGTGATGGTGCCCGTCAGGATCAGGTCACGGATCGTTGAGGTTGAAGGAATGGGTTGCGTGCTGCCTGAGGCAGGAATGCCGCCGACTCCAGAGTCGAGTTGGATCTGACGCATCAGAGCAACCGTCAGACCCGGTCCAGCAAGGTCGATTGCCAGGCCTTCATGGCCCGAGAGCGAGCCCTGGTTGAATGGGACGAAGGTCTGGGTCTGGTCGTTGAACCAGCCTGGGCCCATTGCCAACGGGATCTCGAACGTTGCCTTCTCGATCAAGAAGGGCGAAGTGATCGGGAGGGTAAAGGTTTCGTCTGATGTTGCTTGGTACTGAGCGTTGTTCCTGACGCTCTTGGGGTACGACTTTCCAATGAACTTCGGAAGCAGGGTGTTGTTGTAGTTTGCGCCGATCCCGGCATCGGTCTGGTCCGATGTGGTGAAGAACTCGATGTACTCGGAAGGAACGCTGGGAGTGTGGCTACCCGAAGAGACGATGCTGCCCACTGCGTTGAAGCCACGAGCATCTTCGGGCATCGAACCCAGGTTGAGGTTGGTGAGCGGGTTCTGCCAGTCGCCGTTGGTGTTGCCCAATGGCGGCGTCGTTGCACCGATCGGCAGAGCATAGGTGCTGTTGGCCGGCACCTCCCAACACTTGGCGGTCCTGTTGTAGTAGTAGATGCTCGATGTCACCCCAGGCATCTGGACGGGATCGCTGACGGGCAACGCGATCCTGACCATGGTCTTGGACTTCAACGGGTAGTCGAAGCCCTCGCCGACACCTGAGATCGACGAGCCCGTGGCATAGAACGATGATGACAACGTTAGCTGGTCCTGCTCGGGCCGGTGAGACTCGTTGTAGGGCAGGATGTACTGCTGGGGCAGCTGGCCAATGAAGTTCTCGATGGAGCTCTTGACGATGCTTCCCGTCACCAGCATGTCACCGCTGAACAGGTCCTGCCGTTCCAGCACGCCCGGCGTGGTGCCACCGAAGAACCTGACCATCGTCGTCGGGTAGTTGACGATGGTGCCATTCACGTTGGTGGCAGTGCTACCCGATGAGACGAAGGTGCTAGCGTACTCGGGCGAGCGGCGGTCGTCAAAAAAGCTGGGAGCGTTGCCAAGGCGATCGTCTCCCGTCCGAGCAACGGTCGGCAGAGACAACCGTGAATCGAGAGACCTGACATCCTTCCTGGGCAGGATGACCCGACGGTTGATGGGGGGTGAGAAGGTGAAGATGCTTCCCTCGGTCGACAGGCCGGGCCAGTTGATGCCCGGCACCAGGTTGACGGTGTACGTCGTGGTGTAGCCGAAGTCCTCGCCTCCCGAGGTGTACGTCGGGTTGCCAGACTGGTCGGTGTCGGAGTAGGCCGAAGTGTAGACGAAGCCGCCGTAGATGTACTCTTGTCGAGCGCCCTCACGGTAGCCCAAGCCGACCGAGAAATCACGGAACCGCCAGTTGCCGTTTGGCATGAAGATGCCGATGGTTGCACCCTCATAGCCGGCATAGACCGCGGGCAGCGGCTTGTTGCCTGAGCTGGGGTACCCGTAGACGGGCGCAGCGATCGATGTCCTGGGCGTGTAGCGGAACTCGATGGTCCCACTCTCGTAGATGACGACCTCGAACTTGAGGACTGATGACGCCGTTGCGTTGTAGAAGTTGCTGAGGATCGACCACCGAACGATCAGGCGACGTCCACGTGGGCTCTGGTTGTCATGGTAGTAGCTGATGCCGTGAGAGACGGCATTGAGGGAGATGGGCGGTGGCTCCAAACCCGCGGCGTACCGCGCCTCATTGACGGCAGAATATGTGTAATCAACGTCGACCAGGCTGCTGGGTGTTGCAGCAAGCGCGCGGCTGTCGTCGAACCACGGAGCAAGCAACACGGCTTTCGACGAGAACATCTCGTTGATCCGGGTGTTGAGCCACGACGTCCCGATTCCGATCACCTCAGAGGTGTTGAAGTAGCCCTGGGTCGGGTCGACCAACACCATCCACCCGTGCATCGAGACAGCGAACTCCTTGTACGTGATGTTGTCAAAGGAGAAGTCAAACCCGATCGGGATCGGCGAGCTGGCGTTGTCCTGGCCTCCCGAAGCATCGGGTCCGGGTGATTGGATCTGCGTGAACTGGCTGTCGCGGATGGACGTCAGGCCCGCGCTGGTGTCAACCACCCTCGTCAGGATGTAGTTCTCGAACCGCCTCTCAGGCGGTGTTCGAGCCGATGCTAGCGTGCCTGCTGACGGCATATCAGTACGTCATCCCTCCGAAGACAAGTGAGTCGGTGCCAATGGCTGAGTTCCTATCATAATCCCACCCGCAGGGAGCAGAGACCTGATCGTATCGGACGTAGTTATCTGTGTTGCCCGACATGTGAGCCAAGGCTTCGATCATGAAGATGTCCTCGTAGTCATCGTTGGGGGTGGTGTTCCTGCTCAGCCGCTGGTCGACGAAGGGCAAGAGCGGGCTGCGTTCCCACTGGAAGAACCCATTCAACGTGTAGCCAGTGGGAACCTCGATCGGAGTGAAGGCACCCATGCCCACCCATGAGCCCGAGTAGGGCACTCCACCCGTCCAGGAACCGCTGGCGTAAGTGCCAGACATCTCAGTGCCCGGGTTGATGATGTCGACCTGATCCTGGTACGCTGTGATGCCATGGCCTGGGGTGTGGTCAAAGTAGTCGACGGTCAGGATGCGATCGCTGCCGTTCAGGATGTCATCGTTGCCGCCGACCAAGAACGCCCTGGGCTGGTGTGCCTCGAACGGCACGTCAGTCGAGAAGAAGGCGACGACAGGACGGATCGGGAACGCCTCGATGATGCCGTTGAAGTTGAAGTTCTCGAGCTGGTCGTTGTCGCCCGTGATGATCGGGAAGGTGATGATGTTGTACCACAGCGGCGAGTCGTTCTCTTGGGCCTGCAGGAACCTGAGCGGGCTGAACAGGTCCATGTCAGCGAAGCCGGGGTCCGGGAAGAAGTTCTTGTCCTGGCCGAAGACGGCGGGCTTCAGCTGGTGTCCAGGCTCACCCGACCAGATCTTTGCCAGGCCAGCGTCGTACATCGCTTGCTTGTTCATCTCGACGCCCTGGGTCCAGGGGTACGAGCTCGACAGGTTGCCCAGCGACGTGGTGATGTCGGTTTGCGTCGGTTTCCGGGTGTTCATCACCCGCGGGCCCTCATCAAAGAACAGCTCGTCGTTGACGGGTAGCGGTTGGAAGATGGGCTGCGACGAGTTGACGGCGGCCAACAGGTTGGCGGACGACGAGATGATCGGGAGTGTGACTACGGTTGCCATCAGTACTTGCTCACGTCACCCGCGATCTGCTGGAGCAGTAGTTGGGCATTCAGGTTGGTCCTGTTCGAGTCACCAACGTAAATCTGTGCTTGCGCCTCGTAGCTCATCTTGTGGCGCTCGAGCATGTGTGACTCTACGGTGAAGTTGACACCCTTGAAGTTGGTCTTGCGAGGGACCAGCTGCGAGATGAACTGCCCGATGGTGGTGTCGAACCAACGGAAGAAGATCAGGAAGGCGTCGAAGTTGAGCTTGGCCTTGATGCGGTTGAAGTAGATGTCACGCAGGTTCTCGACTTGAGGGTAGTCAACTGAGAACAGCAGGTCTGGGTCGCCCACTGCGTTGCCCAGGGCGTCGAGCGTGGCGAAGATGGTGATGATGTCACGGTTCAAGGCCTCGATCAACGAGAACTCCATGATGAAGCGGACGTCGTCTGTCGGCATCTCGCTGGGCGGCACCTCGTAGACGGGTGCCAGCTGAGCCCAAGGGGTCTGTTCCACCAGGTCGAAGTTGAGGAACGACCGGGCCCGGACCTTGTTGTTGGTCGCCGCTTCGTCGAAGTAAGGGTTGAACATGCTGTAGTCGAAGATCTCACCGACGACCACCTCCATGTTGGGAGTGAAGCCCGAGCCCGTCAAGAACAACAGGTTCTCGCTGAAGTCAACGAAGGTGATGCTGCCCGAGGCATCGGCGTCCCGAGTGTCCTGCTTCTGCATCGTCATCATGCGGAGCCGGCCCCACGAGCCCGTGACGTTGTCGACGTAGTTCCAGTTGGCCAGCGGGTTCTCGACGCCGACGGAGTTGTAGTTCCTGACGTGTTCCTCCCACTCCGTCATGGTCAACGCCTTGCTCCAGAAGCGGACGTTGGAGAGCCGACCCGTGAAGTCCGTCAACCGTGCCTCATCAGGGGCCGCCAGAGTGTTGTTCAGGAACAGTGAACCGGTACCAGTGCCTTGTGGGATGAATTGTCCTGGGCCCATTGTGAGGAACGGTCCCGGGAAGCTGCTGGTCGTCATGAACCCGCGGAAGATGTTGTCTCCGCCGTAGGGGCTCTCGAGGAAGAACGAGCTGGTCTGGAAGAGGTACTGGATCTCGCCGTTGTTCTGGTAGGCTAGTCGCAAGAAGTACAGCGACTGGTTGATCGAGCCCAAGCCATCATCGCCACGTTGGCAACCAAAGCTGAAGTTCCATCTGTCGCCGTTGAAGACACCGACCGTGGCGGGACCCGTGAAGAGGTTGGGTGCCGCGGTGTCAAGCTCCAGGCGGATGATGGGTGACAACTCACTCGAATCGCCCGACAACGCGTTGGGCCGCATGTACAGCACCATCTTGGGCAGGTTACCCGCGTCATCGAACGAGGACGACATCACCAACAGGTTGGCGACCAGGCCCATGTGACGGTCGTAGGAGACGTCGTAGCCGAAGGGGGTGTACTGGCCAAAGACGGTCGATGCATCGTCGCCGAAGGTGTCTCCACCACCCACAACGCACATGCGCATCAGTGACTGCGTGGCGCTGGTCATCATCGAGATGTCAATGGGTGCGAAGCGAACGATGCCCTCGATGGTCCAGGAGCCCGACGTCAACACGTTGTCGCTGGGCACCGTGGTTCCGGTGTTGCGACCCGTCTCCGGGTCAACGATGAAGCTGCCCTGTGGAAGCGGGAAACCGGGCTCGACTCGGGACGCTGACAGGTACTGTGATGCTACGTAGATCGAGCTCGTCACCGGGATGTTACCGTTGAAGCTGCCCGAGAACCACACCATGGTTCCTGGTTCGACCTTGTTGTCACGGATGAATTGCAGCTGTTGGGTCGTCGGCCCGCCGACCTCGCGCATCCGCATCACATTGTTGGGATCGATGCCAATAGCACGTAGGAAGGCTTGGATCGAGTACTGGGTGCCCTTCGACCGCAACACGCTGGGGAGGGTCTTCAGGATACGCCGTGACAATGCGTCAGTGACGAACTTCAGGGTGTTAGCGTTGGTCGAGTAGTCGTCGATCTCAACGTTCTCACCACGGATGTACTGGTCGATGTCAGCGTCCTGGAACAGCGGAGGGATGTGGAAGCCGTAGTTCTTGACGAGCGTGTAGAGGAACTGCGACGGCACCGTGTCCGGGGCGATGACGTTGTTGGTGTCGTAGTCGACGGTCTGCAGGGTCGAGAAGCTGTCGACGAACAGCTTGATCTCATCGAAGAAGCGAGCGTAGATGTAGAGCAATGACACCAGGATCTGGGTGTTGCTCATGACGCCCTGACCTGGGATGCCGGTGCCTCCGAAGGGCGCGGCACCGAGGTCTTGGTCTTCGCTGGTTCCGTCCTGTTGCTGGCCTTCCAGGAAGTAGTGTTGTGGGATCAGCTTGGTGACGAGGTTGGGATTCTCTGCATCATACAGGCTGGCGCTCTGCAACAGTGTCGTGTTGAGGGCGATGACAGGCGGGTAGGCCGGGAACAGGATCGGGCACTGGTCAGGCCGTTCATTGGTGACCGGGTTCAGCGGGTCCAATGTGGCGTCCTGGCGTAGGCTCGAGGTGAAGTTAGCGATCACCGAGTGGAGCGAGTTGCCGCTGTAGTCCAGAACGATGGCGTTGATGGTGCTGTTCTGGTTGTTGGTACCATCGAGCAACACGAGTTGATTGGATGCGTTGAGGCTGCCGGTGGGCTCGTTGAACCTGAAGTACAGCATCAGGTCGGGCGTCGAGTACAGAGCCTTGCTAGCATAGGCCGCCTGTTGCTGCGGTGTCCGTGCAGAGAAGAAGTAGCGGAACTCATCGATGGTCGCGTTCAGCGTCTCGACGGGTGACACCAGGACGTCGCCGTACTGCACTGGAGTGCCAATGCCCAACAGGAAGTTGCAATTGTCGATCGCCAGGTCGTCCAGCTCGGTCTGTGTCACGGACTCGGCGACGGGCATCGACAGGGCGAATGATTCCAAGAAGGGCATGCCGCTGTCACGGTTCCATTCGAAAGCCACGTGGTTGAACTGGCCCTTGTTGAGGGTCAGGGGCACCGTCATGTAGCTGGAACCCGACACCACGACGAAGGTGGCATCGACTGAACCCGTGGACAGTGATTGGGTCAGGAACAACGAGAAGCCTTGCGTTGAACCGCCCAGGTTGCCGATGTTTTCGTCGTCCTGGTTCAACATCTGGCAGATGACCTGGACGTCGTTGGCGATAGGTGGCAGGTAGATCTGCATCTCGATCGTCAACGACTGGCTGCCTGTCGGGTTGAGGATGGGCTCACCCGTGGTGTCGTTCTGGTTGTTCACCAGTTCCGGGAACAGGGCACCTACCTTGTTCTGCACCGCGATCCAGGTACCGGGTGCTTGACCAGTCTGGGGCAGCGCTGAACCCGAGGCTGGAATGCTGACGGTTGGGACGTAGATCGCCGTGTCTCCGACGGCGACCCAATTGCCCGGGATCACCGAGCTTGAGAACAACAGCTCGCCATGGAAGGTCGGGAACTGCTGGAAGACCCAGGCATCGAAGCCCGTCAGGTTGTCGAAGAAGACCTCGGTCTCCTGCCTCGTCCCGTCAAACGGAAACCCGTTGACGATCTGGTCGAAGCTGAGGTTGACCTTCGCCTCAGCCGACATGAAGAACGTGTGGTTCTGGAACTGCGACCAGTCGACGTTGAGCTGCTGCGTCGACTTCAACCCAGCATACGGGGGATCGTACTGGAACGACGCCGATGACTGGATGTTGGTGTCAGCGAGCTGCTGTCCAGTCAGCACCAGGGGCCGGCTGCCGGTCATGGCCGCCCTCAGGAAGGACGGGATGTATGGGTTGACTGAGACGGGCATCGGCGAGTGACCTGGCCTTACGTATCAGAAACTACTCCCAGGCGACCACTCTGAATACCGCGCTCGCGTTCCTGTAAAGCTGCTTTGCCCCGTCAGTGACGACCAGGATGTCGATGACGTAGGCGTGGTTGACGGTGAGGTTCGACGTGTCCAAGGTGAAGAACATGTTCTGTGAGTCGTTCGACAGCCTCGTCGAGTTGTAGGTGAGGTCAAACGGGACTGCGATGTCTCCCGTGTCGTTGTC